ACGCATAAGCGGACGGGCCCCCCGGCGGATGCCGACGGGGGCTCGTATTCACCAGCTTCGCTCGATGGTGACTCAGAGTGATTGTTACGGGGGTTTGTGACAACAGATTGTATACCTGTCACATCGTCACTTCCGTCACAACTGTCACAACGCTCGGTCTTCTCACTAACCCCTCTGTCACAAGAGAGAGTTTGTGACAGCGTTGTGACAGGGGTGATAGTGGGGCTGACCTGCGGTTGTGACAGTTGTGACGATTGTAGGGGGATACGCGCGCGCGCGCGCGAGGCTGGTGACACCACGTAGTTGCCCCTTGTGGGCGTTTCGAGTACTTTGCGGTCGACGAGGCGTCTGAGGGTTTGGCGGATGGTGGCTGGTTTGATGTCGTCGGCGAAGTGGTCGCTGATCTGGCCGGCGCTGAGCGGGTGTCCGTATTCGGTGAGGTATTCGACGATCTGTTCGGCGATGTCTGACATTGGCTGTTCGACTTGGTGGGTACGGTTGAGTATATTTTCGGCGGTTTGGTCGGTTTCTCCGGTCCAGCGGAGCCGGCCGACGTGGGCGTCGCCGTCGGCGGTTTCCAACGTGACCGAGTCGATCGTGTAGGTGAGGTTCGGGAGGTCGCTGCGGCCGAGGTTGTTTTTGCCTTGGGACACGACGCAGGTGTAGTCGTCGGCGGTTTTGTCGTGGGCGATCGCGATGACGGCGCGGGCGACTTCTCCCCACGCCCGCGATCCGGAGATCATCGACAGGACGTCGGTGCCGGTGGACTTGTTGAAGTGGACGAGGGCGACGACGGCCAGCTCCGCGACTTCGGCGGCGCGGCGCAACGGTTCGAGAGCATGCCGCAGGTCGTTCGCTTTGAACGTGTTGATCTCTTCGTCGATGAGGGACAGGATCGGGTCGCACATCAGCACCGCGGCGTCGACTTTCGCGGCGACGTCGGGGAGGTGGCGGCAGTCGCGGGGCAGGTTCAGGGAGACGGGGTCGGTGCCGGCGGGTTCAACGTCGATGCGGTACACGAGGTCGAGGTTCGCGCCGGCGGCGAGCATGCGCGGGGCGATCGTGTAGTGCCAGGAGTCTTCGGAGGCGGCGTAGAGGACGGCTTTGGGGTGGCCGTGGTGGAGGCCGGGGAGGTTGCCGTTGGTGATCGCGGCGGCCATCCAGGCGAGGTACGTCGACTTGCCGGTCCCTTCCCGCCCGGGGATGAGGGTGATTTCTCCCCTTGGGATGCGTTGGTCCCAGACCCATTTCACGGGGCGGATGTCGAATGAGCTGGCCCGGGTGAGGCGAATGTTGCCGGGGGTGCTGTGCCCGTTGCTCGACGGCGGTGTGAGGGCGTCGTGGGCGGCCTGTAGCGCCTCCTGGGCCAGTTTCGAGCGCTGGTCCGTGTCGGACAGCCCGGCGGCGTTGCGGAGCCTCTCAGCGGCGGCGTGGAGGGTGCGGGTTTGGTGGGCGTCGGTGACGATTCGGGCGTAGTGGGGTGCGTGGCTGGGGTCGGGGCATGCCTGCGCGCAGGTGTGCAGGTACGCGGCGCCGCCGGGCAGTCTTGCGAGCATGCCGGTTTGGGTGAGGTCGTGGGCGATGAGGATGTCGGATACGGGTTCGTGTTCGTCGACGCGGGCGCTGATCAGGGTCCAGATGTGGGCGTGGCGGGCGTCGGCGAACTGGTCGGGGGTGAGGAGGAGGGTGGTGAGGGGGGTTTGGAGGGCGGCGCCGATGAGTGCCTGCTCAGCGGCGGTGACGGTCGGATCCCCCACGACGGGTTGGGTCACGATGCCTCCCACAGCATGCGGGGGATGCCGTCCACGCCCCGGTCGGCGCGTGGCCGGCTCGGGGTGTCCCATCCGGTGCGGGCGGCTCGTTGGGCCACGACACGCCATCCTGCGGCCCGCAGCGACGCCCCGGACTCGCCGGTTTGGGTGTAGGTGATGAGGCGGGTGTAGCCGAGGGCTGTAGTGGCGCGCCAGCAGGCGCCGTACAGCATCGACGAGGTGTTCGGGGTGCCGTCGGTGGCGACGCGGGTGACTTCGAGGGTGGTGCCGTCGTCGAAGTGCCGGCCGACGGGTCGGCCGACGATCGCGACGCCGCGGAGCACGCGCGCTTCGTCGGCGACGCCGACGCTGAATTTGCAGCCTACGGGCGGTGCGTGGTGGCGGTGCCAGAGGGTGACGAACCCGCAGGCGTCGCGGAACGACACGGGGACGAGGGCAAGTTTGGGTTGGGTCATGTGTCCCCCTCGTCGGTGGTGGGGGCACCGGACCGGCAACCGTATGGGGAGCACCCGTCCGGGTCGCCGTCCTCATCAGGGTCGAACAGGGCCGGCTGGCCCCGGCTGAGGTCCAGGGCGGCTTGGCTGCGCCAGTCGATCGGGGCGATCGACAGCGGTACCCGCGACCGGTGCAGGTACGCGGTACCGCGCATCGCGTCGCCGCGGGCACCGCCGTGGCGGATCGCTTCGTCGAACTCAACCGCGTCAGCCCACTCGTCGGGGTGGTCGTCGCGGAGGGCACGCCAGCGGGCGTTGCCGTTGTAGGGGCAGCCGATGCACGCCGATTTCGCGACCCCGTGCCAGCCGTGATTGGTGAGCCACCGGGCGCAGTCGTCGCGGGTCATGCCCATGTCGATCAGCGGGTATGTGGGCTGCGCGTAGGCGGGTGCCCGGTCTGATACGCGTCCGATTTCGTCGGTGGTGAACCCGATCCACTGCCGGGCGACGTGGCCTTTCGGTACTCGTTTGTAGTCGGGTGCGGCGGCGCCGAGGAGTTCCCGGACTTTCCGGTTGATGGGGGTGATTTTGTATTCGTGGGTGCATTGGCGGCGGCCCATGCCGTCGCTGCCGTTGGGGTTCGCGACGTACCAGGGGATCGACGCGTAACGGTGGGTGGGGTTGAGGGTGTCGTGGCGCAGGTTGCCGGAGCTGACCCGGTAGAGGGGGATCCCGGCGCGGGTGAGGACGGCTTCGATACGGTCGAGGTGGGCGTACACGGCGGCGGGTTCCCACCCGGTGTCAGCGAAGATGGCCCCGTCGAGGCCGGGGAGGGTGCCGTCGCAGGCCATGAGGGCGAGGGTGGTGGATTGGACACCGGCGCCGAGGCTGAGCAGGGTCAGACGCGTCATGGGGTGGCCTCCTCGACGTTCGGGTACTGGTCCCAAGTGCGTCCGTCGAGGAGCCGGCCGGCGGCTTTTTTGCCAACACGGGAGATGATCGTGGCGCTTGCGGTGCCGGGTTCGTTGCGGAGCCGGGCCCGGGTTAGGTCCGTGGCTGGTGTTCCGCCGTGGAAGTGGGCGGTTACCGGTTCGTGGCGGCCGTCGATGACGATCACGTGGTCGGTGTCGTGGCGGCCGGCGGGGAGTCGGGAGCCGTCCTGCCACTCGCCCCACTGCTTGAACAGGAACGGCACGCTAGCGGTCACGCACTGGTCGCGGAGGGAGCGGAACCAGTCCGGGTGTGCGGGGCGGGCGCCGGGCCCGGACTCGCCGCCGGTGACGACCCAGTCGAGGCGTCGGGTCGCGGTGAGCCACGGGTTCAGGAGGTGGACCGGGCCGAGGAGCGGTTCAGCGCTGATCCAGCGGACCACGGCGGGCGTGTTCAGCAGCGCGGGTACCCGGATGTCGGCCCACTGCTGGTTTTCGACAGACACACCCAACCAGCAATTGGGCAGCGGCCACCGGTCGCCGAGGATGTCGCCCTGGTCCAGGTTGTTGGCGAGGAACACCGATTCGCGAAACGTGTCGTTGGTCAGCAGCGACCGCATCCGGGCGTGCCGCTTCGTCAAGATCTGAAACGTGTGCTGCGGGGCGGCGGCCATGACCGCGAACACCTGGGCGATGTAGTCGTCCGGTACGCCGTCATGGAACAGGTCGCTCATCGAGTTGACGAAGATGCGGCGGGGCTTCCGGATTCGCAGCGGGATCGTCAGTGCATCGTTGTGGACGGCCACCCCGAAGCCGGGGCCGCTGGTACGCGGGTCGCCGTCGGTCTGGTACTTCGCCGAGCCCATGCCCTTGAGGCGCTTCGCCATCGTCATGGCGTAGCAGTGGTCGCAGCCTGATGACACTCGGTCACAGCCCGTGGTAGGGTTCCACACCATACCCGGCGAACCGTCTGCGCCCCTCGTCCACTCAATTGATGTCGTGGCCATTACTCGGCTCTCCTTCGTTCGTGCTCTCGCCGGTGATGACAGGCCGAGCAGACCGCCTCGACGTCCTCGTGGTGGTCCGCGGCGTAGCCACGATGGTGGTCATATTCGTGTCGGATCTGACCTGGACCGGTTTCGTGCCCGCAGTCCATGCAAGCCACATCGTTGGGGGGCGGGATCTGGCCGATTTCGATCAGGTAGTTGACTCGTCGGCGGGCCTGGTGGCCGTCCCCGTCCCGCGCCGGAACGGTCCGCCTACCGGAGGGGACACGTTGCCGGGGTATGTACGCCGCCCTGCACTGTGCGTTTCGGAAGTCACGGCAGGTGGGGACCAGGCCGTCGCCTCGGCTGCGGTCTGTTGCGAACCGGTCGGCTGGATGCCAGGCCCTACAGCCCATGCACCACTTCTCGCCGGCCGCGCGTCGTCGGGTGTACTCCTCGGGGGTCACACCGATGCGGGCTGCCGCCGTTTTCAACGCTCCGGAGCCGCTACCCACGGTCGCCTCCGACCGTGTGACGCCTGTCGATGCGACTAGGGTCGGGTTGCGGTGGTGACCCCCACATGTTGTGGTCTACAGTGGTGGGTGTGCGGGAATGAGTCATGGAGCCGTTCCTCCTTGATGCCAGGTCGAGGAGACCGGTTGGTGGTGTTCCACGGTGTTTGGGGTGTTGCGGCCCTGCGGGAGTGTCTCAGGCTCCCGTGGGGCCGTTTCGTTTGTTCAAGGGGCGGGGCCTTTCCGGGGGGTGGTGGAAGTGTGCCATCGACGTTGGCGGCGACGCACCCCCCGGCAGGTGCGGGTGATGCGTCGCCGCAGGGGGTGATGCGGGCCCGGCCGGGCTTACCGTTTCGTGGCGGTGACAAGTCCGGTGACCGCGGCGGCGACAGCGGCGGTGAGGGCCAGGGCGGCGGCGAGGCGCCGGTTGTCGCGGCGGGTGGGTCGGCTGATCCGCCAGAGCCACGCCCCGACCAGGACGGTAAGGACGGCGGCGGCGCCGATCATGTCGCGGTGGGTCCAGCCCATGTCATGCCAACGCATGTGTTTTCTCCTCCAGAAACGGTGCGGGGCGGGCAGGGTCGCTGCCCGCCCCGCGGGTGGTTCAGCCCAGCAGTGCCGCGTCGGTGACGGTGTAGGAGCCGTGCGACACCCACACGTACCCGGTCTTCTTGGCGTACTCGACCTGGAACATTGTTGATTTCGCGACCTCGGAGCTGAATCCGTTGATCGTGCCCGCGAACGCCATGATGGGGTTGTTCCACTGGTCGCAGACTTGCGCTACTCCGGCGGTGCCGACGAATCGGTTCCGGACGGATCGCCACGCGAAGTTGACGAGGGGGATGCTGCGGTCGTTGTTGTGGATGCGCAGGTTCGCGAACTGTTGCGAGTCGGCGAACAGTGCTCCTTGGGCGTCGTCGGATACGTAGACGGTGGTGAATCCGACGGTGCGGATCTGGCTGTCGCCGCAGGTGATGAGCACCACGGATGAGTCGCCGGTCTTGTCGCCGTGGGCGTTGTAGACGTCGAATTGGTGGTCGGGGGCGAAGTCCATGCTGGCGCAGTGCGCGGAGTAGACGAGTTGCCCGTCCGGGCCGTAGTTGTAGACGGTGCCGGATGTGTGGCCGAGGGCGCGCATCGCGTCGGCGATCCAGTTCTTGGTGGATGAGCAGCCGCTCATGCTGGCCAGGAGTGCGACGGCCACGCCGACGCTGGCGATGGTGGTGGCGATTCGACGGTTCACGGTGATGTTCATGGGGTGTGTGTTTTCTCCTCCTACGGATGCCCGGCGGCGGAATGGTCGCCGGGCCCTTTTTCAGTGTGTTGGGCGTCGGTCAACGTGGCTGAGGGCCCAGCCGTACAACGCACCAGCGACCACGCCGACAGCCCAGGTGACCAGTTGGCTATCAGGGTCTTTCTGCGCCCACGTGATCGGCGTGACCGTCACCAGGCCCGCGGCGGCGCCGACGGTGATGCACCACAGCCGGCGACCGTGACCAACGGGGATGGGGGTGGCGGTCATGCTAGTGGGGTGCCGAGCAGGACCGGCCGCCCGATGTGCTCGGTGACCTCACCCACAACGGCGGCGAATGCCCCGTCGATGACGTCGGCGAGCTGGACCAGCTTGTACGACAGGGTGAGTTTGTCGCCACGAACCCGGAACCGCAGCAGCGCGGTCAGGTCGACGGTGGTGGGCATGTTCCGCCACACCGGCAACCGGACCTCGATGGTGCGGGGGACCGCGATCGTTCCGGTGGACATGGACGCGTCGACCTGTTCCACGTACTGGAGCATGCGTTGCCCGGACTGCATCTTGACCGCCGACTTGAACGATGCGGTGGTCGTCGCCTCGAAGTGTTGAACCATTTCGACAAGGTCCGCAGCTTCGGGGGCAACGATGAAGGGCATCTGCTCGTCGAGGAACTCCCCGAACTGTTCCTGCGTCATGCCCTGATCGTTGAACTGCTTCCACGCCTTCATGGGGTCGGAGAGGGTGAGGGTGCACACGGCGCGGTGCTGCTGCCAGTCCGGGCCCATGCCGCCGGTGGCGTCGTGGGCGTCGAGGACGGCCTCGAACCGGTGCCGGGTCGGGTCGGCGAACATGTCGCTGATCGGGTCGGCGTGCTTGTCCCAGTAAGTGAACAGAGACGCGATGTCGGTGACGTTGGTGGTGCCCCGGATCCGTTTGGGCGCGTCGGCCCACTGCTCGCCGGTGAGGTCGATTTCGACGATGCCGCCGGCAGGGTTGGGGATGGCGTAGTACTTGCCGGGCTCGAGGACCTGCGGTTCGTAGGCGGTGGCGGCGAGGTCGATGATGGTCTGAATGTCGTCGCTCATGTTTGGCTCCCTACTGCGTGGAGCGCACTCCGGCCGGCGACACCGGGTATCTCCAGTTGCCGCGGGTCGGTGCGGGACAGGCCACCCTCTTCGGTGCCGTAGAACACCCCGGTTGAGTCGTCTTTGGGTGTCCTCGACGCGATTACGGCGGTGATGTTCAGGGCGCCGTCTTGGCTGCCACCCTTGACCGTCGGTTCGACCTTGAACGTCAACGTCATTGTGCCGGGTTTGCCGGTGGTGATGACGGCGGCGACGAGGTCGGCGAGGGCTTCGGAGGCGCGGGCGGCGGCGGTGCCCCTTTGGATCTGTTGCAGGACTGTGCCGAACGGGACAATTTCCCGATCAGCGTTCTTGTCGGCCATGTGGGGTTTCCTTTCGGTGAGGTGTGTCAGTGTCTCACAGGTGCGTGTCCACGCGCGAGGATGCATTGTCGGACACGTCGGTAATGGTGACCGTGACCCTGCCGTAGCCTTTCTTCCGCCCGATCGGTGGGCCGAATGTGAGGTGCGGCCCGTCGAGGTGGTCGGGGTCGTCGTCGGGAATGAGTCCGTATCCCAACTCGGTGACGATGCCCCCGGCGGCGGAGCGGCTGCGGTACTGCCGGCCGGGGCCGAGCGCGTCGACGAGGGCTTTGACGGAGTACGGCTGGTAGTTGGGTGTGTCGCGGCGGCCGGCGGTCGGGAACTGCAACACGACGTCGATGCGTGCCCGGGTCAGTCCTTGGGGTAGGTGGGCGTGTTGGGCGTAGGCGTACATCGCCTCGCGCCAGGTCTTTTTGTTCGGGGCGGTGACGCGCCAGTGTTTCGCGGTGTTGATGGACAAGATCTTGTCGGGGGCGGGGAAGGTGAGTACCCACCGGCCGGGGGTGTTCGTGTCGAGGGTGAGGAAGTCGACCAGGGGTGGTTGGGTCATGGCCATACCGCCCGGATGACGACGCCGTCGCCGGCGGCGTGGCGGCCCGTGTGGTTGTCCAGTCGGGTACAGAACCAGGCGGCCCACTCCGCGCGACAACGATTGTGGAACGTCATGAGGGGGGTGTAGTCCGGTGGCAGTGTTGACAGGTCGTTCAGGTTTGTTGAGTCCCATGCCATCGCCGGGATCATCGGGGCTTCCTTCCGGGTGGTGGCCCCCGGGGCGGGTTGGTCCCTTCGCAGCGACAGCAGCGCCCAACCCGCCCCGGGGAGTTTTCTCAGTGTGTAAACAGATAGACGATTTCGGTGGCGGCGCCGAAGAACCCGAGCGCCATCACGGTTGTCGCAAATGACTGGGGCCACGTCGTGGCCCGGTCGGTGCGGGCGAGCATCTCGACCTCGTGCCATTTGCAGTCGTGGACTTGGAACGCCAACCGGTTTTCCTCCTGGTTGTCGCCGCAGGCCCGGAACCCGCACGGGCACTGGACGTAGGGCAACTCCGGCGTGGTCGGTGGGTCGGCGACCGCGTCGGCGCGGTCCAAGCCAGCGACTAGGGCGGCGCGGCCCAACTCGTCCAGCGACGGCCGCGGATCATGCTGTGTGGTGGTCATACTTTCTCCGTTTTCATGATGTCGGCGAATAGGAACAGTTCGCCGGGCTCGGTGGGCAGGTTCGAGATCCCTATCACCCGCTGGCCGGTTCCACTGCCCTCGATGAGGGCGAACACGGTCCGGCCGCGGACCTCCTCCCATGACCTGACACCGCAGGCCCGGACGACGCGCATCACGAACTCCATGCCCCGCGCCGTCCCGACCCGCGGCCGGCCACGTTCGACGTGTTCGTCCAGCTCGTAGTTGCCTGCGCTCTGGCCGGCGCTACCGTAGTCGAGGGTCAGTGACGCGGTGAAATGGCCGTGGTCCTCGACGCCGAGGAACGTGCTGGTGATGCGGGCAATCTCCCGCCGGTAAATCTCAATCACGATTCTCCTCCCGCCACCCGCGGCTGAAGAGAACGTCCAACTTCGCCGCGATCGCCTTCGGCAGATCCACGCCCAACGTGACCGCCGAAACGAACGCGGTGATGACCACATCCGCCAACTCAGCCTCCACGTCGGAGAACGGCCCCGACCGGCGGGCCAGACCTGACCAGCGGCGTACCGCACCAACGAACTCGCCGACTTCCTCGGCCAGCGCCAGAGTCTGGCGGGTGGCGGGCGCCTCGGTGTACCCGGCGCCCTTGATTTGCTGCTCGATCTCGTCGGCGATGAGCATCATGTCGCCAAGCGTGGCACGCTCGTTCGTCACCATCAGTTCTCCTCCTTCAGTGGCAGCATCGGCCACGCTTCGTGAATGTCGCTAACCGCCTTGCCCTGCTTCTCGAAGTAGGCGCGTAACCCAACCGCCTGCTCCGCCTTCCACTTAACCTGCGCGGCGTGCAGCTGCTCCGGGGTGGACAGGGCGAGGTCTTTGAACCGGTCGGCGATCTCCTCCGGCTTGAACAGGTACCCCTTCGTGTGCCTCGGCGAATCATGGTAGAACTGCACCAACCGCCCGTGCGGCCACTGCGTCATGGCGGCGATCCGCCACGCCACCCGGGCGGCGGCGAGAGCATCGAACGTCGAGTCGTGGGCGCCGTCCATTTTGACGCCGTACCACTCCACGAGCCCGCCCTCCTGGGGGTCGGACAGGCGGCGGGTGCCCTTCCGAAACGGGTCAACGTGCTTGTCCAGGACGGAAGGGTCAACGACGGGGGCGATACTGTCGACACGCTCGGCGAGCGGCTGAACCTGGTGGCGACGCGCCTCCCTGTCGAGCATGGTCAGGTCATACGCGGCGTTCATGACAATGATGGGCGTGCCGTTGATCACTGCCCACGCGAGGGACTCGCAGATCTGGTCGAGGGCACCGGGTGGTTCGACACCTTCAGCCACAGCCCGTTCTGTGGTGACCCCATGCACCGCTTGGGCTTCCGCGGGGATCTCCACGCCGGGGTTGATGAGCCACGTTTCGACTGTGGACTGTTTGCCGGGCTCAACCCAGACGATGGACGCGGTGACGATCCGGTCGTTGACCGCTGATACGCCGGTCGACTCGACATCGAAGGTGCACATCGAATCCATGACCCACTTCAATGGAATCGCACCAGCCCTCCGTCGGCGGCCAACTCGAACGCGCGCAACCAGTCGTCGTACTTCAACGGGCGCCCACCGGCACCCTCGCCGACCGCCGTACAGGGCACGTACACGGCCCTGTGGACGCGGAAGTCGTCGAGCAGGTGAAATGCGGCTTCGGGGCCGATGCAGCCCTCGTTGTCGGCGAACCAGATCAGCTCGTAGAACGGCAACTCGGGATCAGGCTCACCGTGGACGTCGCCGTCGCGCCACGGGTTGAACTGGTGGGCGAGATTGTCCCGCCACAAGGTGTACCCGGAAGACGAGCCGGCGTGGAAGTCGTACACCTGCGTCTTGTCGGTGCAGGTGTAGCAGCCACCGTCGAGAAATTCCCCGCTCAGCTTGCCGACAATGGGGATCCCGGCGAACGAGGCGGGAAAACAGTCGTAGGCGAACGCCTTGATATGCGCGAGGTCGCCGTGCTCATCTTCGAGGGTGCACCAGCCGCAGGTGTGCGTCTCGACCGGGGCGAGGTGGCTGTAGGCGGTGACGTCAAGACCCATGGGGTGCCTCGACCTTGACCGCTTTACGGTCGTGGATCTCCAGCCGCCACACGTCGCCGCTGTCGTCGCCTTCGCAGTCGAGGCGGCCGGTGAACTCGTGGTCGGGGTAGGCGTCGATGGCCTCCTGGACGTGTTCGATGATGCTGTAGCCCTTGTATGGGCCCTCCATGATCGGCACGAGGGCAACGGCCTGCCGAACGGTCAGGGTGCCCTCGTCGGTGTCGCGGTACTGCACGTTGAGGTTGAACATGACGTCCCGGTCAACGTTGACGGGATAGAACGGGGAGTCCTTTGCCTTGCCGAACGGGATCGGTGGGGTGATGGTGATCTCGCCGATGAAACTGGTCAGATAGCCCACAGTTGGTCACTCCTCCATGTCTAGGGCTTTACGGATGTCCGCCGTCGGCAGCCACGTGCGCCCAGCGGCGTGACAGGCATCAAGAAGGGCAACCACGCGGACCCGAACACCATCGGAGCGTTCGGTGAGCATCCGGTTCAGGTACACGTTGTCCTTGGTCAGCCGGGTAATGGTGGCGCCTTGGCGCTCCCAGTCGGCGCTGACCCGGTCGACCTGCGCGGCAAGCCGGTCAATCTCGGCGTGGAGCAGATCGACCGCACCCGCATCTCCGGCTTTCGCCGCGTCAACCCACGCGGTCAGACGCTTCTCCAACGGAGTCACGACTTTCCCCCCGGCATCAGCGCCGGCATGGTGTTGTTCTGATACGCGGCTTCGATCTGCGGCAACGCCCATTCCCCGACCGTGGACCCGTTCGGCATGACGGTGGAAGACAAAAACTCCTCCTCCACTGTGGTGATTTTCGCGGCGACCGCCTCGAGCTTGGCCTTGATGACCAGGGCGAGCGCCCGCCACGACTGGCGTACCGCCTGCTCATATGCGGCATCCCGGGCCGGCTGGCTACGGGGCAGCCCACGCGCCTCGGTGTGCGTGAACCGCCGTTCGTACGGGTCGGGCATCGGTAGCCGGTACCGGACGCGTCGCCCGGCAATCTCGAACATGATCGTGGCGGCGCCGGTGTCCCACCCGTACCCGAACGCGGTCGCGTTGTAGCGGCGTAGGGTGGCTTCGATCTCGGCGCGGCTGCGGTCGCTGGGGACTTCGGTGTCCTGCGCGTAGCGGCTACTGGCCATGACGTACCGCCTCAGCTGCTTCGTCGTTCCTATGGGTCCGGTGCGGACAGGCAAACGTCGTCGCTGGCCCACCGATCGGGCCGGTTTCTATCGCAACCCGACCTTCGGGGCATGGCGAAGAGTGGTTGAACACAGGAATCATCGTTTTCCCGTCACTGGTCCAACCGTCCGCCCCTTGATGCTCCTCACATGTCCACGAAAGGTAAGGGATAGTGCCCGTCGTCCCGGAATAGACCCGTGCTGCCGTCGCCGGGGCGCCACACTTGCAACCGCGCCGCCGGCCCTCCCCGTTGGACCGGCTCCACCGCCACTCGGCTTCGGCTTCGTCGCGGGTTACCTGTACCGACAGGTCAGCCTCCGGTGGGCGCGTCACCTTGGTGCGCCATAGCCTCATCACTTGATCAGCCCTCCCTGGATGGCCTCGACGAACTGTTGATGGGTGAACCCATCGGCGGCGACCGGATCCTTGCCCATCTCCTCCCGGAACCGACGCGACGTGGTCCCCGTGTCCCAGCCGAGCTTGCCGGCCAGGCTGAGCGCCTGCATCCACATCGCGTTCTTGTCCGGCTCCGCCTCACCCTCCACCGGCTCCTCGGGCGCCGGTTCGACGTGGGCGCCGCCGGACTCGATGGCACGCTTCCGCGCCCACCAAGCGTCCTTGAGTGTGCTGTCTTTCGTCTTAGCGACGTCGTTCCAGATCGGACGGAGCGCCTCGACCGTGGTGGCGTCGGCGATCAGTTTCTCAAGACTGCCTGTGTCACCACCCGCTGCGGCCGGTGGCCGGGCCGGGCTGGTCGGGCGGGCCGCAGGTACCGGCGAGCGCGGCTGATCTGCGGAAACAGTGGGTCGGTTCCTATTTTCGGCCCCCGTTTGAGGCGCCTCGGTACGCGCCGGGCCGGCCGGCAGGGCGGGCACCTCGTCCTCTTCGTCGCCAACCTCGATCGCCAGCCGTGGCGCCACCCCCGACAAGATCTGCCGGGCCACCTGTCCCCGCAGCTCCATCACCACCACCTGAAACTGCTTGCCCGGCTTGGCCCGCTGCTCGATCCGCAACCGGATCGGCACCACCGGGTTCAGCCCGATGTACCCCTTGATCAGATCGACATAGCCGGCCATCTCCACCGCAGCGTTCACGGAATGCATGTCCAGCCGCCAGTACCCGAAGTCGTCCAGGTCAAGGAACACGTTCAGCCTCGTCGTGGCCTTACACGCGTCGCGCTGCTGCTCCTTGGTGAGATCTTCGCGCTCCCACCACGCCTCACCGAGGTCCTTGATGCACACGCATTCCTGCGGCTTCAGCATCTCCGTTTCCCCGTCACAGCGGCGGATGCACGTCGGGCCCTGCCACGCCTCGTAGTACGACGTAAGCGGATCCCCCGGCGGCAGCAACGCCTCGATCGTGTCGGCTTCGGTGACCAGCCGCCACGTTTCCGGGCTGGCACCCTGCGGCTTCCACCGCTCGATCGTGCCGCCCCACCGGTCCGCGGCGATCTCCAGGTAGTTGCGCTGCGCGCTGGTGAGGATGAACGTCTTCGACTTCACCGGCCGGCGGTACGTCTTGCCGGGTACCTCCTCCGACCAGCCCGTACGGATCCGGCCCAACTCGCGCAGCCGGCGTTGCATGGTGACGATGCGGCGGGGGCCCGCAGGGACAACGGACATCAGATATCAAGACCTCTCAGAACGGAATATCGTCGTCGGGGAAGCTGCGCTGAATCCCCCGCATGGAGTCGAGCGTGGCGTTACTCAGCGCCGCCCGCCGTGGTGGTGGTACGTCGTCGACCGGCAGCGGCACATCGACCGCGTCGAACACGTCACCACTCGGCACAGCCGGCGCCACCTTCCGCGCCGCGCGCTTCTTCGGCGGCGCCGGCTCGACGCCGGGCAGCGGCTGCCGCGGATGCGCCCGCACCAGCGTTGCCTCGTTGCCCTGCTCAATCAGCCAGTACGCGGCCGTGAGGATGCCCAGGAACGCCTGGTACGTTGCGTCGTTGGTGACCATGAGCCGCCACCCGTACCCGTCCGGGCGGACCTGCACCACCAACGCCCCATCGTCGGGACGCAGCGGCTCCTCCGTCCCGTCCGGCAGCAACACTGCCTCGCCGCGGCGGTACGCGCCGAGCTGGAGCGCGTTGTCGGGCCAGAATGTGGCGTCTTCCTTCTCCCGCGTCTTCGTGTCCAGGGACAGCACCGGCGACGGGTGCCCGACCCGCTCACACAACTCCCGCGCCTTTTTCGACGCCTTGTAGGAGAACTGGATCCGCGCGTCGAGGGTGCCACCCCACCGGTGGGTGCGGTTGATGACGGTCGCCTCTGCCATGAGCCACGATTCGACGGTCAACCCGAAGTCGGCAACGAATTGGAGGAACGAGTCCACGTACGGACTGGTCGCGGCCTCCCATGCTCGGACGTCGTCCTCCGACTGTCGGCCGCACTTGGTGCGCCAGAGTTGCCACGCCAGCGTTTCGTTGCCGTCGGCGAGGACCCACTCCTCCACCCAGTGGTGGAACGCCGACCCGCGGTCGGTGGCCCGTGCCGACTCCCGGTAGTGCTCGTACGTCAGCGACTTGACCAGGCAGGGTACGCACTTGTCGCAGGCGCAGTTGTCGCACTTCACCCGCCAGTCGTGCTGGCGGGTGTCGGACCGGGAGCATGGTCCGTTTGTCTGTCCACAGTCGGGGGTCAGGGTGGCGGCGACGAGTTCGGGAAGCCGGTTCACCGCGGCGCGGGCGGTCAGGCCCGGCCGCCACCGGTAGTCCAGGTCTTCCTTTCCGAGCCGTTCCAACGCGGTGGTGACGGACAGGAACCGTTCGCCGGTGATGGGGTGGATGTACCAGAGGTTGTCTTTCTCGCGGACGCGGTGGGGTGGGCCGGGGTACGGGTCGTCGCGCGGCTGGTCGGGGTCACGCGCCATCGGACACCTCCGCAGGCAGGAGGGCGGCGTCGAGCCGGGCCGCATAGTCGGGTGCGTGAAGGTCGAACACGGTCAGCTGGTGGTAGAACCGGAACCCAGCCCAGTTGTCAGGCGTGAGTTCCAACCCACCCACGTTGGCACGCAACTCCGTCAGGGCTATCGACCACCGTTCGTCGTCGGACAGGTCCCACCACTGCTCGCGTTCCGCCTCATGCCGTTCAGATGCTTTACTGTCCTCCTCCACCTCCGCCCACTCGGCAAGCCCTTCCTCGCTGGTGGCCCACGACGGCACCCAATCGGCGGGCAACGGGGGCGCCACCCAGCCGTTGGAGTTCGGGAACTGGTCGCACACCGAGTACGACGTCACGACCGGTTCGTCATCGCGCGAGCGCAGGAGTGCAATAACCTCAGCCCACCCCTGGCTGAACTCGGGGTTACCCGGATGCTGGTGGCGGTAGATGCCGCAATCGAGTCCGGTCTGCATGATGTCGGCCAGCCACGCCCGGTGGGGACCTTCGACGTAGGCATGGATTTCGCACTGACCGTGCAACCGGGCCGCCAACTTGATCTGGTCGTTGCCGACAGCGGCAGCCGTGTTCAGGATCAACTCCCACGAGCCGATCGGCTGACCCTTCCATGACAGCACGGGCTCATCGCCCACGCGAAGCGCGGTGCCCATCTGTTGCACCCACCGGGCGTGGTTCATGTTCGGCGTGGCCGTCATGTAGTGGCCCGGGGTGATGAGTTCCTTGATCCGGTCGAGGTAAAACGATCCATCGAGGTGAAACAGTCCGATGGCGATGTCGTTGCACAGCCCGCCGAGGTACGCACGCTCGGAGCCGTGGAGTTCGGCCTGGCCGTGGCGGGAGTGGAAGTAGACGCGACTCACTCGCCAGCCTCCAGCAGCGCCTTCGCGCGCTCGTGCGGGCACGGCCGCCCGTGCAAACTGTGGGCTTGGCAGTAGCCGTTGTGGTCGTACTCGCACGGGTCAGGATCAACGAAGTCGGCGACCAACCCGCGCAGCATGGCGGCCTCGTCGGGGTCCGGTTCGTCGTCCATCATGCACGCGCCGACCATGCCCAGAATCGCCGACGCGTACGTCATGCTCATCACCACGTCGACTCGTTCGTAGTTACCCCCACGAACCGAGTCACGCGTCTGGTCCAATTTCAGCACAGCATGCCGAACCAGACGCAGCATTTCCTCAGTACTCGCCAACAGAACGCACCCCCGCCAGGAACTCCATCGTCTGCTCTGCCGCCGCGTCAGCCAACAGCATCACAATTGCTCGCTGCAATTGGGGCACCGTCAACTCGTCCAGCACCGAATACATGGCGTCCTGACACGCCGACGGGTCAACGTCCATGATCTCAGCCAACCGGTACGAGACGAACGTTTCCGTTACCTCGTCGAGTGCCTCGGCGATGACCGCCTCGTCGAACCGGTCGTCCACATCCTCAGCCGTCAGATTGCACACGATGCTCCTCCTCGTCGATGACCAACCTGATCCCCGGGCCCAGCACACGAACACCGCGGGCCACCCTGTGCGCGGCGTCGACCGTCAACCCGCCCGCGACGAGGCGACCCATCATCGCCGCGACCGCCAACTCCGGCTCTGACCATTCGCGTTTCCACCCGGACCGGCCCGGACTCGGGTTGTCCGGGCGCAGCAGACCACGGCGGGCCCAGTCGTCGAGCTGCCGGTAGCTGACACCCTCGACCGGTGAGGGTGGGCGGCGCCGGGTCGAGGGGTGCAGGGTGTCGAGAGTGCCGGCGGCTTTGAGCCGGTCGAAGCAGACCACGCAGAGGCGGCGCCGCGACTTCGCGCGGGGCCGGGCGTGACACTCGTCGCAGAGTCTGGGGGTGGTCACCGGTGTCCGCCCTTGACCAGCAGCCCGTCCACCGATGCGATGTGCAGGCCCTGCCGGATGGCGTACAGCAGACAATGCAGGGTGCCGGACTTGCCGGGGGTGGCGTCCCGGTCCGGGAACGCGACCACAACGTCCGGACGGGGCAGCGTATCCACCATGGCCTTATTGCGGCGCTGGCCGGCGAGTGGGCAGTACGCGGATCCGCTAGCGGACACCTTCCGGTGCGGTCGGCGTGGGCACCAGTCCTTGTCGCAGTGCGCCCATTCGGCCGGGTACGGGTCGAGATCCCATCCCATGGTCCTCGCCGCATAGGCGGCGAGGGTGTCGGTACCGCCGGCCGCACCATGACGGAGCACCACGCGGCGGGTGTCGCCGGAGGCAGGTTGCACCCGACGAAGCCGGTCGGTGATCAACGGTAGGTGCGTGTCGTTGGCGTACCGGCTGCCGGTGACCAGGACAACGAATGAGGCGGCGGCCCCGTCCGGGAGGTGGGACGGGGCCGCCTCATCCACCCGCCCGGGGGGCCGGACCCCGGCAAGCGAGGGGTAACCCAGCAACGTCATCACGACCACAGCTTTTCTGACGCGACGATCTTCAGTAACGCCTCCACTGACGACCGCGGGATCCGCCACTGACCATTCAGCAGCTGCGTCGCCCCGGGCACGAGGCGTTTCCGGCACCACCGCTGCACGCTTTCCTGACTTACCCGCGCACCCCGGCGGTTCAATTCGTCGCGCACCTCAGCCGTCGTCAGCGTGGTGGTGGTGTCTTCGCCCATGCCACCCAGCGTACGGTGTCTGCGGCTACTGCGGCAAGTGTCGCCTCTGCGGCTACTGCTGGTGTTGCGGTTAGTGGCTGTGCAGGTACTCCATCGTCTGCTCGAACGTCACCTCAGCCACCGGCTTGCCCGTAGCACGCGTCAACCACTCCCGGGTCAACTGCTCCACATTGCCGGCGGCAAGCGCCTCCGCCTCCCTAGCCAGCCGGGACGCGCGGGTCTTGATCGCCGCAGTGATCTGCTCCCGCCGTTCCCGCTCCAACGCCTCGGCCCGTTCAGCCCGGACCGCGACCGCCAGCATGCTCAGCCCGGCCTTGACCCGCTCCGCGCATCGGCGGGTGTCAGCGACCTCGCTGAGGTCCCCGTCGCGGATCAGGGCAACGATGTCGCCGCCGGTGAGGTTGTCGAACTCGGAATGGTCAGCGACGTCATGGTCGGGAATGGGAAACACCGACTCCGGCACCGTCTTCTTCGCCGCTGGTTTCTCAGCCACGGCTGTTCCGTTCACTGTCACAGGCTCCTCCTCCTGAGGATTGTTCTTGTACCACTCCACAGCCTGTCTCACCCCGGTCGGGTCGCCGCCCCATTCGTCGATCGTGTCCTCAACGAACTTGACGTCGACTCCCTGAACGGCGGCGATCGCGTGCAGCTTCGTTCCCGGCCTAGTCGCGTACGCCTCCAACACCCGCATCTGTTCCGCGGTGGGACGCTGCGGTCCCCGCAGTACTGCTACCGAATCCGTCACGGCCGGCACCCCTGAAGCCCGACCCGGCCTCGCAGCCATCGAAACGCGTCCCCCCTCCGAGTAAACGTGTGGATCAGATGCGGCTCCGGTGACGTGTACCAAACACCGCGACGGTTCTGCGCCACCCACCCCAACAGGCGGCGGGTAGCGGATGTGTAGACGCGGGCGTACCGGTCGCTGGTTTCCCATACCACCGGTTCGCCGAAAACGCGCCTGTTCTGGCGTCGGGTGCTCACGAGGCCACCCGGTTGGCGAGTACCACGGCGATCGGTTCCCGCGGTACCGCTGGTGGTACCGCTGTCAATGCCTTCGCCACGGGGGCCCAGGGCTGCTCGGGGGTGGTCTGCGCCCACCAATCCCGCGCCTGGGCGGTGATCTGCGCTCGCCGCCAGCCGACCGCGGTGCGCTGACCGGCCCACCACCACGTCCAGCCCCGGCCGAGTTGGTCGGCGAGGACGCTGCGACGCGTCGGTGCCCGGTGGCTGCGGATCCCGCACCGCTTGTCACCGTCGGCAACGGCGGCGATCATGGCGACCTGCGCATCGTGGAGGATCCTGGGTTGAATGTAGTGCTCCGTCGGGACGGTGGTCGGGTACACGTCGTCGTCGGGTCGGCGTAGCTGTCGCACCATGTTCAGGCAGAGGGCCACGGCGACGAGAGACAGGGCGGCGACCACACCGGGGTGCGGGTCGGCGGTGAAGGTGTGGGCGATGCGGTCGGGCAGGGCGGTCAGGAACGCAATGACGGCACGGGCGATAGGCATCATGTCTGTCCTTCGGGGTTGTTGAGGATGTCGTGTACCTGGTGTTTCAGATATCGGAGTCGGCCGCCGGGGAGTCGGATCACGGCCAGGCGGGGGTCGTTCCACCGTCGAACGGTCTTCGCGTCGACACGGAACAGTTTGGCGACCTCCCTGGCGGTGAGTAGTTCAGGCGCGTCGTCGGTCATGGTGTCCGAGAGTAGCGGTGATGGGTCACACCACGCTACCGTGACCGGTATGAGTGATTCGGACCGTCCGTCGCCTCTGTTCACCCGACTGGTGTGGATTGGGGTGGTCCTTTTGGCGCTGTTGGTGTCGGCGGCGCTGGTGACGCCGACGAGCGCGCACCCGGCCCCGGCGTCGTGCGAGCGGGAAAAGTAGGGACTTGCCGGCAGGTTCGCCCTTGTGCGACCCTTGTGGGTATGACGACATACGCCGAGCTGCTGCACGCGCTGGCCGATGAGTTGCACGCGCTGGCCGACCGGCCGCCGATTGAGGTGGTGGGCCGGGCGGCGGAGCTGGCCAACCCGCGACACGAGGGCAGTCTGAGCCGGCGCATGGTGACGATCCGGCAGTCGGCGGCGCGGGCTGCGGTGGATGCTGCGGAGTCGCAGTACGCGGTGGCGAAGGTGTTGGGCATCGGTGAGCAGACGTTGTCGCGTCTGTTGACGGGAAACCGGAGGTCCCGGGCGAAGGTGGACACAACGACGGCCTGATCTGTCAGGTACTTGACAGTTCTGGGCCCTGTTCGCCCTTGCGCCGACCTTCGCCCTTGGGCTAAGTTAGTGGAGTAAGGCAAGCACGGAACACAACTCCAGAGGCACCGAGCCACTCCGAACCGGAAGTCACGGCAGGGGAAGACGGGAGCGAATGCTCCTATCGAAATCCACTGACCGCCGGGACCGAGAAACCTAGATCGGGCCGAAGGAACACACACAGCACCACCCGCGCCGCCCCGGGAGCACGATGGGCGGTCGGGCCAGCCGGCTCAACACCGGCTGGGCTCACGAGAAAGGAGGTGCATCCATGTCTAAGCACCTTTTGCTTTTCGCCGCGATCGGATTCGCGGCGCTTGGAGTCGTTCTTGCCGTCCTGGCCTACCGCTCGGCGGTGGGCTAAGACAATCTCGGCTGGTACATCGTTGCAGGCCAGCCGGGAGCGAAAGGAGGTATCCACTATGGATATCACTGTTGTTCTCAAGGTCAAGGTCGATCTCGACGCATGGCAACTGGAGTACGGACACGCCAACACGGCTGCCGCACTCAAGGAAGCACTCGACGACATACGGCACCCCGACTGGTACCTCCAGGGCCAGAAGTGGGACGGCCTCGGCAAGGTTGAGAGCGTCAAAGCCATGGTCGACCTCGGCCAGATCTGAGACAAAGACGAGCGGTGTTGGCGCACCTGCGGGGTTCAAATCCCCGGCCGCTCGCGAAAGGAGGTGGTCATGTTGACCACTACCAGCATCGTTGGTGACTTCGCTTTCCGTACCATCTGCGAACGGCACGGCTTCCGAGTGTTCGTCGGCAAGGACGTTCAGTTCGCGCTGGACTACTACGAATGCCCCGGCTGCGTTGCTGAGCAGGACGCAGAGTATGCGCGTAGCTGGCAGCCGTGCTGCTCACACGCGAACACTGACTGCTGCGGGCACGACGAGGAAATGGACACGCCGCACATGCGGACGATCACGCTGGTCAGTCCGAACTACTGCGACCACCAAGCGGGCCGGGTGTGCTACTACGGTCCGTGTCGTCACCGCGAGTGTGGCGAACCGCCGTTCTGAAACGGCGGCTTCCGGTCAGGCGACCCAGCCGGTTCGAGTCCGGCGCCGGAAGCGAAAGGAGGTACCCAACTTATGGATATCAACTGCCAGTGGGGTGCGTGTGAAGACCACGAGGTTGAGGCCATTGCCACTGTGTACGGCCCGGACGAGGAGGTTCTTGCCCGGGTGTGCGCCGAGGGCGCGCGACAGGCCAGGGCCAAGGGCTTCATCGTGAAGCGCGACATCTGAGTGACCGGCCCGCAAGGGTGGCGGCGCCGAGGGTTCAAACGCCTCGGCACTCGCGAAAGGAGGTCAACACATGGCCACCAGCAAGACAACAACCTACCGGGTCCAGACCTCTCCCAAGCCCGGTGAATGGCAAGACTGCGGCGAGGAGTTCAGCACGCCAGACGCGGCACGCATGCACAGCTACGAACTGATCCGCACCGGCGTCACCGAAGCCTCCCGCGTTGTGGAGCGCGTCGAGCGCGTATTGCCTCGTTAGATCCCGAACCGGCCCGGCGGTGAATCCGGGGCACCTACCTCCGAGCACGGGTGTGCACGACCGGTACCGGCCCACGGGTCGGCCGGGAGAGGGCGAGTTCGAGTCTCGCCGGGGGTACGAAAGGAGGTACCGCATGAGTACCGTGAATGACGACGAGTTCGAGAGCCTGGACTACGCCGACGAAGACGCAGACCACCTCTGCGACGACTGTGGTCACTTCCATAGCGGCGGGGAATGCCCCGACCCGAACGAACCGTGCGGCGACTACCGCTGCTGCATCAACTAGGGGGGCGTCACATGGTCGAGTTTTTCCGGTCGGCACCTGCGTGGCTGATCTACCAGGTGGCCCACCACCCGCAGCAGACCGTGGGCGTGATCGCGATTGTGGTGGAAGCAGCCGCCGCCCTCGCGGTCATCCGTTGCGTGGCAGCGTTGCTGGCCAAGCGGCGCCGAGAACGACTCTGAATCAAGGCGGTGGCCCGACGTGAGCCGGGCCGCGCGCCTTGACCGCCGGACAGGTTGCCGGCGGCAGGAGGAGGCAAGATGTTTGACGAGGATGTGGAAGGCATCGACATCTTCCGGTCCAGTTCCATGGGTCAGGTCATCGCCGGGGCGCTCGGCTCCGACAACCCGTTCAACCGGCCCCGCCGGCGAACGGTCGACCCGGTCGACGCCCGGGCCGCGCAGATCCTGCGCGAGCGGGCCGACGCCGACGAGGCGGCCCGCGTCGAAGTCGAAGCCCAGCGGAAGATCGCCGAGGTTGAGGCGCTCGGCGCCGACCAGTTGCCCGACGGGGCGGTTGTCGCGTTCACCAAGCAGCACACCGTACGGGGCCACGCGTTTTCGTACGCCGCGATCTACATTGCCGGCCACTGGTACCTCACCGGCGGCAAGCATGGCGGGGCGAAGAAGACGAACGAGGAGTTCTGCCTGTGGTTGTTGTCTGGGCAGGGCTTCAACGACTGGCAGGTGCTGCGCGGCGCACCCGAGGCGCCGCACGACGTTGTACCAGCTTCGTACCACGACAACGACGACGAGGAGCCGTTCTGACCTGACCGGCCTGGGGAGGCTCCGGTCAATCCGGCGAGCACACGGAGCGCGTACGGCGTCCATGGCGTCGTACGGTCGGGGTCAGGACCCGACGCCGGAGCGCACACAACAACAGAAAGAGGGTGATGCATGGCTGGCAAGGGGCCACGTAACACGGTCGGCGACAGTCGACCTCCGGGCCGGGACCGAACCGGTCAGGACATGGGCCAACCGGGAACACCCACCACGGGCAACCCGACCGGGCGCTACCCATTCCCGGGCACGTCGAGTAGGTAAGCCGTCGAACGGCTTCCATGACCCGCCACGGGGGGGCGGGTTGTGGTCCCCGTTTGAAGGAGGAACGGCACATGGCTCAGGAACTTCGTTTCACCGGCGACCAGCTTGAGTACCGGGTCGGTCGGATCACCATCACCCTCCAGTGGGTTCGGGAGGGTGCGTACAACGTCACCGGCTACCAGGGCACGCTCCGGCTGGAGAGGCTTTGCAAGTCGTGGCCCACTGAGGATGAGGCGCGCGGGTGGGCACGGATGTGTGTCGCGGACGCCCGGTTCGAGCAGAACATGCCGGCACTGTGCGGCTGCCGGGGGGTCGGTTGGATTCCCCTGGACCGCACGTGGGCACCGTGCATGGTCTGCAACAGTCGGGGCGGGCGCATTCCGGCACCGCCGGTTGCGGCTGGCTAGTTCGCAGCGGGCCACGAACACGCCTTCACGGGTGGTCGTGGCCGGCTGGATCTCAGCCAGAGAGTTGGGACCGAAGCAGGAGGAGAAACACGCATGGGAATGATCAAAAAGGTGCAGGACCTGGCGGAAGGCGACCAGTTCGCTCAGAACCAGACGCTTTATCGGGTGATGGAGATTGCCGTCGGCGAAACGATAGTCGGCGTGACAACCACGTACCGCGCCGAGGCGGCACAGCAATTTTACACCGTCCATGCGACGTACGAGGTTGACACAGAGGTGTACCTGCCGAACGTCGACGCGCACAACGCTCCGCCGCAGCCGCCCGTTTCGACCGCCCGGGTGGATGACTTCCTCCGGGAGCACACGGGGCAGGCCATCCGGCGCGAGCCGGGGCACATCCCGACCCAGTTCCCTCAGTAGTTCCGCACCGCACACAGCGGGGCCCCGTCCCGTACGGGCCCACGCCGTGGCAGTCCGGCCAACCGAAGGGAGCACCACATGAGCAACCAGCAGGACCAGCAGCAGCCCGCCACAACCCAGCCGGAGCCGCAACGCCCCGACGGGTACAAGGGCAAGCACCGCCGCTGAACGGTTCCCGCCCCGCCGGTACCTGCATTACCTGCCCACCGGGTTACAGTGGGCGCTCAGTCGAGGCGAAACACAGCCGGTTCGAGTCCGGCGCTGAGCGCGAGGGAAACGCGCTTGTAGGCGTAAGCGCCGCGACGGCGGAAGCCGGGATCGACACCCGGGCGTTTCCCCCCTCACCTCTCCTTCTCCGAAATCGTCAAGCCACGTCCGCGGGGGACGTTACTCGACGTCCACGAGAGGAGAACCACAATGGGTGACGTAGTGACGATGTCGACGGTGAACACGCTTTCCCCGATGTCCCCGTTCGACCACGCACCAATCATCCTTACCGGAATCCACCTGCGCAACGACGCGGTCATCGAGCCGCACGAGCGGTGCGAGTTCCTCAACACCCCGTGCGACCAGCCGGAGTGCCCGGCGCTCTGAGCACCGCCCATGGCCGACCGTCCCCCACCCCGGGGCCGGTCGACCGTGGGCCCCGCTCAGGGGAACCTACTAGCTCCGAGGAGGAGCCCATGTACCAGCACCGTTTCACCAGGATGCGCGTCAACGCGGCACCGGCGAACGTCATCGGTGCCGTGTTCTACGCAACAGTCGCGGTCATCGCCCTGGCTGGCCAGACCACATCCGCCACCGAATGGCTCCGGTGGCCCGTCCTGTTCGCAGCGCCCGCCGTGGCGGCGCTCGAACTCGGCGGTATCGCCTTGACCGCCCACGCCGACGTACGCCGCCGGATGGGTGAACGCGCCGTCGCCGCCCGGATCATGTCCGCCGCGGTGGCCGCGTTCGCGGTTGTCTTCAACTGGGTCGGTCACGCCGACCACCGCCAGGGCGTGTTCTTCGCCGGCATGTCAGCCCTCGGCTACGGGGTCTGGCTCATCAACGCCGGTGCCCGCCGCCGGGACCAGATGCGTTCCGACGGCACGCTTTCCCCCGTCGCCCCGGTCTACGGCTGGGTGCGGTGGGTGCGTCACCCGCTGCACACGTGGCAGGCCCGCGCGCTCGCGCTGGCCACCCCGCAGCTGGGGTTGTACGGCTCGCTGACGCAGGCCACCGCGGACACGCGGCGGGCGCGTCGTGAGGCAACGATCGCCGCGATCCTTCACCGGAAGCTGAAGGCGGCGAAGGACCCGCTGACCGCTGAGCTGGCGGTGACCGTGTTCGATCTCGACGAGATCGCGGCGCGGTTGACTGCGGGGGCTGACTACGCCGGGCTGACCGCGATGATCGCGGCTGACCTGACGCCGACGGCCCTGGTCCAGCGGGAGGAGGAGGTGGCGCCGGTCGTGGTGCGGCCGGTGGCGGTGTCTGCGCCGGTGACCCGGCCGGAGACGCTGCCGGTGATGCCGACGCCGGTGCACCCGGTCGCGGCGATCCAGGCCACCACCGCTCCGGCTCCGGTGAGCCCCGCCCCGGTGCATGTGTCGCGTGCCCCGATGGCGCGGCGGCCGGTGAAGTCGTTGCAGCCGTTCAAGTCGCCGCTGACGGGTAACCAGATCGGCGGGTAAGACGCAGAGAGAGGCCCGACGGCCCGGAGTGATCCGGTGCCGTCGGGCCTTTCTGCGTTTCTAGGGTGGTGCGCGAACTATGCCGGCGTGTTAGCTCCCTGAACGGGTCGGTAGAAGCGGTGTCCCGTCATCCCAGATGTTGCCTGACCACACGCTGCCCGGCTGGCTCGGATCCCAGTCGGCGACCGCACCCCAATAGGCGCAGGCCCGGATACTGCCGTTACCCGGGTCGCCGATGGCGGTGCCGTGTTGCATCACGTTGCCCGTGAACACGAGGTGATCGCCTGGGCCGCCCGGCTTTCCCGCCGTTGACCCGCCGTAGATGCAGTACGACTCGGCGTCCTGCGGCCTGCCGGCGGCGTCCAGGTAGGTTGCCGACACCACAAGGTTGTTGTTGAAGGTGTAGTACCGCACCGGGCCGAAGTCGCCGAACAGGTTGATCGCCCCGGAGCAGGACGACTCGCCGCCGCCGACGCTGGTCGGTACCAGGTCGCAGACGATGGTGTTGTGCTGGATCAGGCTCGGCGTGGTGGACGACCCGCCCCCGTTGGACAGGAACCCGCCGAAGTGCTGGTCGGCCTTGTTCGGGTCGTGGACCTGGCCGTGCAGCCAGGAGTCCTTGACCACGCACAGGTCCACGCAGCCGACGGCGGTCTGTCCACCGTGGATGTTGCTGCGGAGCACCGTGAAGTTGGTGTGCCAGACGGCCGGGTTCTGCTCGGCGCCGGCGCTGACCTCGGAGTCGGTCAGGGTGAACGAGTGCGCGTCCGTCTCGTCGTCGCCGATCGACCCGAGGATCAGCGACCGGGAGATCTTCACGCCGCTGGTGGTGATGTGCAGGTCGCAGTTGACCGTCTTCGCGTCGATGACGGTACCGGCCACCGTGATCGTGCACGGCCCGGTGTATGCGGTGAGCTGCGTACCCGCCGGGACGCCGGTGTTCGACGCGTCCGGGAACCCGCCGCTGGTTGGCGACGGACTCGGGCTCGGTGTCGGGCTGGGCCCGATCGTGGTCGGCGCAGGCGTGGGGCTCGGGCTGGCCGAGGTGGGCACCACCGTCGGGGTCGGCGCCCCGGTCGGTGACGCCGACGGCGACGGTGTTGGGCCGGGTGTGCGGGACAGGTCCGCGATTGCCCGCTGCGCGTCGGTGATGCAGTTCTGCGCCCGCTGCCGGGCTCCGGCGTCGAACGCGTCGTGCAACTCGACCTGACAGAGAGCGAGCTGGTTACGGGCGAAGGCGAGGATATCGCTGGTACTGACCGCCGCCGCGACGGGTGCGGATGTGGGCTTGACGGTGGCCGCTGCTGCCCCTGTCGCAACGAGCAGGGCTGCTGCCGCCAGCGCGGCCACTGCTCTACCAGACTTGATGATCGACATTATGCCTCCTTCGAGGGCTGTGTTGCCGACCCGACAACGAATGTGCTCGTGACCGTGGTGGTCACCTGCGCCGTGGTCGTTGTGGTTGTTGCTGCCGTGCCCCCGTTGATGATCCACGTTGCCGCACGCTCAGGCGGCTCCGCTGCTGCTACTAGTGTCTTCACTCGACCGGCGCCTCCGGCACTCTCGGCTGTACCTGGGTGATCGTGTTCGCCGCTGAGTGCGCCGGCCCGGCGGCCGGCCGCGGGTACCGTTGCGCCGACTCGACCAGCACTGTTGTTGTCGGTGGTACCGGCAGCGGCGGCAGCGGGTCACTGCTGTTCGGGGTGGCGTAGGTGTGCAGGAACGCCGCCGCCCCGAACCCGATGAGGTACAGCCACTCCCACGACCGTGGCGCCCGCTGCCCCGCCAGGACGATGGTGAGCATCACTCCGATCGCCGCGTACACCCCGGCGACCACAGCCTTATTGATTCTGTCGATGGAGCCCATTCACGTTCTCACTTTCCGGTGGTGCCGGTGGTGGGGAGTATTGCAGGAGTAGCGCGAACCGCCACCAGATGACACTGTCCATGGCCCCGAACACCAGGGCGTAGACCGGCAGCGGTAGCTTCACGTTGAACCCGAGCAGGAGAAGCGAAAGCATCTCTACGCCGGTGAAGAGGCTGAACAGCCACAGGTGCCAGGCCATCACCCGGTCCCGGTGGTCCTTGACCCGATTCGGGTTACCGAACCCGGCGAGGAAAAACGCGATACCCAGGACCGATGTGACGATCTCGCCGAGGATCAACGCGGTGACCAACCGGTCCGTCATGCGTGCCTCCCCCGTAGCGCCTGCTCTGCTGCCCTGGTAAACGCGTCGGTGCGTCTCATGGCTTCCTGGCCGGCGAGCGTGATGTCTTCCACCCGCTTCTGTCGGTCGCGGGCGTCGTCGAGTTGCTGCTGTGCCACCTGGGCCGCTTCGTCGGCGCTTCCGTTGGGGGGACGACGCCAGATCCGCAGCCACGACCACATCAGACGTTCTCCCTACGTGCAGATGTCGAGGTGGACGCGATCAGTGTGCGTACGAGCTGTTCCGTATCGCGTTGCGCCTCGATCAGTTTGTCGACGGTCGCTGCGAGCCGGTCAGTCTGCTCGGCGTTGATCTTGTTTGCGGCGATCGCCGTTTCAGCGGTGTCTTTCCACCCGAGGAGATCCTTACGCATCTGTAGGTAGAGGTAGCGGGGCACGAGCAGCCCCGTCATCACCGCTATGACCAGCAAAGTTCCGAGGCCGCCTTGGAGTAGCCATGTGGGTACCGGTGATCCGTCGAAGACGTCCGCCGCCCAGTCCATAGCCCCCCGCGTGGCCAGTCCAGAGACGAGGAACAGGATCACGTCCCGAGACGGGCACGCTCCCGCGCGTCCGCCTCATCGCAGACCGCCTTAGCGATGTCAGGCAGCGTCGGAATCGCGGCCAGCACGGCAGTCGTGAACGCGGCCATCTGCGCGTCGGTGGGCGTCAACGTACCGACCGCGGCGATCGCCGCCGCGAGGTGGTTCACCTCTCCCCTGTTCGGGCCGCCGGCCACGTCGTGGTTGAACAGCAACGCCTCAACGCGCCACGCCTGCACCAAGGCGTCATTGTCGCTTAGTGCCATGTTGTCCCCTCCATTGATGATGTTGGCGGCTTTCGTGATGATGAGTGTTTTCTGCGCCACGATCGCCGGGCCAGGGCAGTCGGAGTGCCCCCACGTCGGCCCGGTCCACGTGTCGGTCGGCACACTATGCCCGTTGGTGCCCATCGAGTGGTGCCCCAACCCCTTACCGAGCGGGCTCGTGGCCACCTGAAGTGGTGTGCCGTACAACTGGTGTGCCCGAGCCAGCAGCCGCGCGTTCGCGTCGACCTGCGCGTCGGTAAGCGCGTGCGGGGTGAACCCTTCGTTCTCGACGCTGATCCAATGCCCGTTCCCGTTCTGCTGCGTCCACGCCGTGTGGCTGTTAGCCGGCACGACCTGGGCGATACGACCGTCCTTGGCCACCACGAAGTGGCTGGACACCTCAGCAGCCGGGTTGTGCTGCCACTCGATCGTGCCCTCGTAGGAGCCCTCGGCGATGTGAAGCACCACGCCGCGGTGCTCATCCATCGGACCACCCTCGTTGACGGTCGGGCCGCGCCACACCGCAAGGTCGGTCCAGATGTCGGCACTCACGGCGTGTATCCGGGAATCGGCGGTAACGTTGCCGTGTCCTGGTTGACTCGACGCGCCATCAGCGACGGGTGCGGCTCACCCGGGCTCGACGACACATCCCACCCGGCCGTGTCCACCCAGTCCTCGGGGAACGACAGGCTCGCCTCGAGCGCGTCCAGGACCGTCCCCAACGCCATCGCGTTCGCCGTCGACGTCGCCGACGCGGTCGCTTCGGTGACGTTCCGGTTCGGGTCCTCCGCCAACATCGCGTCGATCAGCGGTTGCACCAGCGGCGGCGCCAACTGGTCAATCGCCGGCTGGACCTGGTACAGGTACGGGCCGTCCGGGGTCACCAGGATCGCCCACAGTGGATCTGCCATGCTTCTCCTCCTACTAGTTCGACTGCCACACCCCGTCGCAGGATGGTTGCTGCTCAGCGGTCACAGACAGGTTCAGCGTGCCGCCGCCCTCGAAGAACGCTTGAATCTCGACGTAGTCGTTGACGTTGAGGAACAGCAGCGTGTTGCGGCCCGTCAGGGCGCCTGAGCTGGTCGACGACGATTGGAACTGGTTCGCGGTGCCGTTGAGTACGGTGCCGTTGACGGAGAACCGGACACCACGCCGCCCGGCCGGGGTAGCGAGGCTACTGAACCCGACACCACCACCGAACATGTACCAACCCGGGTACACGGCGGTGAACCGGGTCGCGTTCGTCACGGTCGAATGCATGCCGGTCGAGTCGACGTCCTCAGTGTCGAACGTGACCGCCTGGTACGACGCCGACGTAAGGGACTGCGCCGACGTTTGCCGGCACCGCACAATCGCTCGGGCGAGTAACCACCCGATCGGGCCGTTGATGTTCGTGTTGAAGTAGGAGGCTAAGACCACCTCACCCGCGACAAACGAACGGGTTACGGGAACTGCCGTCAATGCGGCTCACCTCCTTCGGACGCGTGTGTGATAACCTCGCCTGCGTGGCAACGGATGCAGCGCGACAGAGGGCATACCGCAAACGGCGGTACGCCGAAATCGACCAACTACCAAAGATCCCCTGCGGTTGTGGGTGTGGCTCCTTGATCGCCCCGGTCAGCCGTAAACTTCGACCTCAGATGTACGCTCACGGGCACAACCCGGGCGGCGAGGCGACACGTTTCAAGGTGGGCGACAAGGAGACACCGCGGCGAGGGCAGGCTGCTTTGCGGGCCAGCGGGCGAGGGTCACGTGAAGGTCACCATAGGTGGGGCGGCGGTGACTGGCGTGTCGGTGGCGGCTACGTGCGATCAACTATCACGGCCGCCCAAGCCGCCCTCTGGCCGACGGCGCGAACCTATGTGTACCGGGATGGTGTATCTGTTTCTCGAAGCATCCAACGATCACATAAGGTTTGGAACGAGGTTCACCCGAACGATTTGGTCCAGCCAGGGGAACAGGTTCATCATCGGAACCGGATACGGGACGATGACAGGATCGAGAACCTCCAAAAACTTACACCGGCAATACACCGTGCGATTCATCGCGCCGAACGTTTCGGTGCTCATCTCCCCACCGGTACCGGTCGCGCCAGTCCATCGGGAGCCACCCCGCCGACCTGTGTAGCCGCGCCTCGCGGGTCATCACGTGCGAAGCCTGACCGTCTACTTTGAGCAGCAGCGTCGGCCACGCGTCGGGGTGCGGGTCCAGGACCATGTTCCCCTCGTTGTCGTAGATCGGGGTGGCGGTGTTCGGGTTGGTGCGGACTCGCCAGCAGTTCCAGTCGATGCCGTCAGGGTCTTCGTGGGACACCTCGAGTACGCGGGCGGCGACGACGGGGCCGTTGTCGACTGCGCGGTAGAACACGCTGTCCCCGACGGCGGGGATCGGGGTGCGGTGTTCCTCGGGACGCCACCGGGCCCAGGTGATGGCTTCGGGGGGGTGGCGGTGCTCGGGGCCGGTGGCGCTCATCAGTACCCCAAGATCGTTGTTGAGTCGAGTACCCCGTACGTGGTGTTCTCCAGAATCCACACCTGCGAAATGTCCACAGGGGACAGTTGTAGGGTTGTTTTCCACGTCGACGCGGCCATGTCAACCCCGTCGTGGCTGACTTTCTCGACGAAGTAGTCCGCGCTCATCGTGAGCCCGACCCCGCTGTTACCGGCCTTCGCGCGCCGCTTCACCGTGACCCGCGTACCGATCTCGATCGTGAGCACCAGCGGCCACAGCGTCGGGTACGACACCGGGTTCAGCTCAATTTTGTCGACCCGCTGCGTTGGCTGCTTATGCTGATTCAGCAGATAGTTCGCCGCGTCGACCGCTTCGTTATCGTCGAGAACGTTGATCGTGCGCGTGTACCCACGGTTGAAGAACCGCCGCGCGTACGCCGGGGAGGTGGGGGTGGCGACAGCGATGATGCCGTCGGAGTTGGTGACCTGCACCGTTTCGTAGACTAACGTCGGGTCGAAGTCGAACAGGATCTCCGGCTGGTACGGGAACTCCCCACCCGCGACGTTCTCCCCGAACGTGTACGACGACGACGTTTCGAGGTAACGGATTTCGCGGCCCGCGAACGTTGCCGCCCCGGTCGGACCAACCCAGAACACACCGTTCTCGGTGGTGGCCACGTTCTGGCAGGCGGTGAGGACATCCGTGCCGGCGGTGAGATCATCGGGGCCCATGACCGACAGGGCGAACGGGTCGATATTCGTCGGCCCCGGGTAGGTCGGTGCGACGGAGAACGACGCGTTCATTGTGGCACCGGTGAGGTAACGGGTGATCCGTTGCCCGGACGTTTCCCCCGACCAGCCCGTACCGGCCTGGTACAGGTTACTCACCTCGGTGGCGGTAAGCACCCGCAACCAGATCGCCATGTGGGCGTACGTGGCGTTGACGCCGTCGCCGATGTCGCCGCCGAAGTTCCCTCCGGCGATCTCGGCAACGTTGAGGTTGAACGCGGGGGTGGAGGTGCCGAACACGACCGATGCGGTGGAGGTGTTGGACACGTTGAGGGTGCCGTCGATGTAAAGGTTCGTGACGAAGGAGTCAGCGGCCAGCGAGTTCGTGACCACGAACAGGTGAGGCAGCCCGTCGGTGTAGGTACCCGACGCGTCCGCTGTGGAGGATCCGCCCGCCGCCGGTGTGTAGACCGTGCCGGAGAACGGGTGCAGATCACCGAACGCGGTCCGTAGCAGCGAGGTCATGTTGCCGGTGGTGATGTTCGCCAGGTCGACGAACCCGAACGTGTTCGTGGTGTCGGTGGTTACCACCCATATCGCGAAGGACACCGCCCACGTGGCACCCACCGATGGGATCGCCAAGGGCTGCGTGGGGGTGGACTGCAACGTGACCCCGTGGTTCGTGGACGTCCCCCCGGCCGTGGTGACACCCGAACCGTTCGGGTCGCCGAGGATCCCCGTCGCGTCGCCGGCGGTTGCCGTCCCTCCCGCGGTTGTTGAGGCGGACACCACCACCATGGGTGGTCCGTTGTTCCCGGAGATCTCCCCGAACGTTTGAGTCCCCTGAGGTTCCCACAGCGGCCAGTAGTAGGCCGGGTCGGTGGCCAGGACAGCGGTCATGTACGCCGTGGCCAGGGGCGTCATGTTGAGCGGGCCGAACGCGTCGACGCAGGTGATCCCCGCTAGGCCCTCGAAGCCCTGCGAGTTCGTCTGCCACGCCGAGGGCCACCGTTCGACGTAGTCGCGCAGCACCGGGTACAGCACGGTGCCCGTGGTCGTGAACGTGCTCGCCGACCCGGCTTCCTCGTGCTGAATGTCGTCGACGAAGATCGTGCCGTCCAGGCCAGCGGAGTTCGTTGCCGGCACATACAGGGCGAAGTTGTGGAACGGTTGCGTGGCGGTGTACGTCACCGACAAGCGCACATACGCGCCGGTGGTGGTCGTGGAGCTTCCGACCACCGACCCGACCGCGGTGTAGCTCGAGAACGTCAACGCGACCGGCAGGGTGTTGGTGTTGGACGCGTTGAGGACCGACCGGCAGCCCAGACCGCCGGCGGTGAGGAGGTTCGCGTCGAACACGCCGATAGTCCAGTCGCTGGGTTCGACCGTGCCGAGGATCCACGCCTTCGCCCGGAGCAGTGTGCCGTCGGTCTTGAACCGCATCTGCACCGACGTACCGGCGATGTAGGTGAACGGCAGCGTAGCGGTGGCAACGGACGTGGTGGTACCTGTGACGCGTCGCTGGACCCGCAACCCGACGGTGCCGTCGGTGTTGAACCGGACCTCAGCGAAGTAGTAGTTCGACGCGTCCACGAACCGGCTCACGATACCGGCGTCGATCTCGGCGCCCGCCGCGACGACGGGCACGGTGACTGTGACCCGCTGGTCGGAGTCGAGGATGCTCGACGACGCGGTCGACAGGTGGACGGTGTTGACGGCCGCGTTGGACTGGGCGGCCGCCCCGAGCCACGGAATCGTCAGCGACGTGCCGGCGGTGGTGGAGTAGTCCGCCGCGGTACCGGACACGGTCCACGCGCCGCCGTAGTCGGCGGTGCCCCACCCGGACGCGGTGGTCCGGTTGAACGCGTCGATGACTAGGTTTTGGTCGATGATGGCGCAGGTTTGCGTGTTCGCCGACGACTGGCGAATGTAGCCGCTGGTGGTGTACTGCACGCCGGGGGTGCACGGTACCGGGAACGACATGCCCTGGTTTTCGGCGGACAGGCCACCGGAACTGACGGTATAGGTGACGTCTTTCGTGCCGGTCCGGGGTGTGGTCGTGGACACCACCGGGTCAGGGGACAGGTCCGGGTCGCCGACGATCGAGATCCATGGCACCGTTGCCCCGGTGGTTTGGTTCTCGAACGACGGGTCGTAGGCGACTCCGGCGGGTGTGCCGGTCACCTGCGCCCGCGCGTTGGTGTTGATCAGGTTGCCGCTGCCGGGGTTGGCCCACATCGCCTGTAGCAGGCACTGCCGGTACGGGGCCACGTTCGGGTAGTACGGGCTGCTGGTGTTGGCGGGGTTGAGGTACTCGTTGACGTCCTGAACGATCATCGTCGGGGCGCCGGCCTGCGTCTGGTTCAGCTCGTACTGCCGGCCACGGGTGGCCTGGTTCAACACGCGCAGGTAGGTGGTCTGGTCCACCCAGATCGGTACCGCGCCTGGGTCGCCGGGGTCGCAGTTGAACGTGAACAAGTACCGCAGGTCGGGGCGCCAGTTCGCTGTCACTTGCGCACCCCGCCGGCGGTGCGTGGCGTTTCCAGACCGGTCGTGCCGGTACGGGCCAGGTACCGCTGCGCCGGCTCGATCAGCCCGGCGTGCAGCTCCTTCCCGTCGAGGTAGTTATGGGTGTGGACGTGCAGCACGATCGCGCCACCACCCCCGCCGCCGCCGTGGGAGCTGCCCAGGGCGTTACCGAACGCGAACGCCGGACCCTGCAACCCGCGGGCACCGGTGAACCCGATGAGGCTGGCCACGGCTGAGGTGGCGTCGGCGGCGTTGTCGAGGATCCCCTTGACTAGGCCGCTGACGATGGATTCGCCGCCTTTCATGAACAGCCTCGAGGGGCTCTTGCCCTGGATGCCGTCCATGAAGCCGTGGAACAGGCTCGCCGCGAAGTCCCGGATCGTGTTCCACGCAGCGCTGAACATCGACTTCGCGCCATTGATCAACCCGGTGATCATGTCCCGGCCGGCGTTGTAGAGCCAGTGGGCGGCGTCAACCGCCGCGTTCTTGGCCATCGGGCCGAGGCCCTTGAGGAAGTCCCAGACGTTCTTTCCGAAGCCTTTCAGTGCCCCCCATGCCTTACTGATCCCATCGGTGAACAACCACTTGATGCCGTCCCAGGTGGCCACCAGCGCAACCCAGATGGCGTGACGGATCGCGTCGAAGGCTGCGGCCACGTCGTGGCGCATCTCGTCCCAGAAGACCCGGATCCGGTGGGGTAGCTGACTCGCGAAGTCGACGATCGCGTCGAGTCCTTCCAACCAGAGTCGCTTACCCACAGCCCACAATTCGGTGATCATGTGCCAGACCTGGCCGGGGAGCAGGAGGAACTCCCGGATCGTGGCGCCGATCCCGTAGCCCACGTTGTAGATGAATTGCTTCATGATGTCGTAGATGATGCCGGGGAGCCTTTGAAGGTAATCGGCGACCTTCCCGGGGATGGCCCCGATCCAGTCGAGAGCGGCAGAGATCGCCCCGGTGACGTCGTCCCAGATCCGGACGAAGAAGTCGGCGACAGCCTTCGCGGCATCTTTGATGTGACCCCACACGTCATCAAACGTGCGTTGCATCCAGTGCCAGATCCCGACGAAGAACCCGGCAACATCACCCGCGATCTTCTTGACAAACGCCCACACGGTGTTCCAGTGCTTGACCAACTCGTAAATGCCGTAGGCGAGCGCGGCCACAGCGGCGAGGACGAGCAGGATCTCCCACGTCGCGGCGGCGTTCGCGATCGCGGCCGCAGTGGCGGCGTCGGCGTCGGCGATGAACGCGGGTACCAGGAACGCGTAAATCGCCCGGCCGAGCCCCATGACGTCCTTGACTAGGCCAGCGCCGGTGACGATGCCCCACCGGATCATGGCGGGGATGAGGAGTGCCGTCAGTATCTGGGCCAGCGTCTGGACGATAGGCGCCAACCCCTCCAGCTTCATCAGGAGAGGAGTGATCCAGGTGACGATGACAGTAATCGCTTTGGCTATATCCAGCAGCGCCGGTTCGAGCGCGAGAATCAAAGCGACCAGTGTCGGGCCGAGAGCAACGAGGAGCTGCGCCAACGCGGGCAGCAGCTCAGCCAACACGTCGCCGAGGACCCCGAACAGCGTGTTCAGGACGTTGATGACGGTGGCGATCAGTTCCATGCCGGTGGCGGAGTTCAGGAACTCCGCCAACGCGTGCAGAAGTGTGCCGAGGATGCCAAGGCCACCCCCACCGGACTCCTGCAACGCCCGAAGGATGGGGTGGAGGATGTTCCACACATCCTTTAACAGCGGCACCAGCAGCTTCAGGGTGTCGAGCCCGGCCTGGATGAACGCCTCCAGCGATCCGTTACTCGCGACCTCCGCCATGAAGGCGCTGAACTTGTCCCCAAGCGCGGCGAACCCGGCACCCAGGCCGGGCAGGAACTTCGACCCGACCTCGACGAGATCGTTCAGGCCGGACAGGAAAGGCAGAAACGCGTGGCTGGCGTTCTCCCATCCCCGCCGCATGTTGTCAAGGCTGCTGGTAATCGACTTCACGGTGTCCGGGACGCGCAGCCACGCGGCGATCTCGTGGACGGTGCCCCCGAGTGCGGTGGCGATCCCCCCCAATTCGTGACGCAGGATCGGCAGGTACGTGTCCCCGACCACCTTGATGTCGTGAGCCCACTGCGAAAAGAAGCCCTGCTGAATCGTCCTATGCATCGCGTCGATTGCTGGCCGGAGCGCCAACATCTGTTTGACGGCCTCTTGGGCGGCGGGGGCGAGTTTCTTCATCGCTTCGGCGTACTTCTGCATGTCGCCGGACGCACCGGCTTTCAGCGCGTCTCCTACACCATGGAACGCCATCTTGAGAGTGATAAGCCCAGCGGCGGCAGTCGACGCCGCCGCCGGTAGCGCACCGAGGATACCCACCATGGGTGCCAGCGCCACCGCGGCCTGCGACGCCCCGTAGATCAGGGTCGTCCACATTGCTGGCATGAAAATCTTCCCAAGGCCACCGAGGATGCCGCCGCCGATGTTGCCGAAAACACCACCCAGCTTGGCCAGGGCACCGTCAAGGGAGTGGATGAACCCGCGTTTAGCGACCTCCTCTTCCATACCATCAGAGAACTTCTTACCACTTTCCTTACCGGCGTCGTGCATCTTGTGTTCAGCGACCTCAGCGAACGTTTCGATCGCCGCGACGGCCTCAGTCAGGGCGAACGTGAGCCCGTCCAGGGAGCCGTCGATACGGAGGAGAATGTCGCCGAGTTCTTCAAACGACACGACGACACCCCCCGCTCATCGAAGTAGTGCTTCCTGGACCGCGCGGCGTAGCTCGTGCAGGTACACCGCCCGGGCGGTTGGGCGGACGATGTTCCACGCCGGTTTCAGGTGCGGTCGGGGCGGCAGGTACGTCTGATGGTTCCTGCCGGCCCAGCCGCCCAGCTCCTGGATCCGGGCGTACACCGCTGTCGACCCGACCGCCCCTTTCCAATGGGGGTGCCAGAACCCGCCGTACAGGTTCGGACCGAAGACCTTCACCGCGTCCGACAGGTGACCACTGATCCGCCACGGTGGTTCACCGGGCCGGGATCCGGTCGGCGTGTTCCTCGGGTGGACGCCGAGGTTGAGCAGGATCTGTTCCTGCCGGCCCACCCGGTCCAGGACCCGTCTCGTGGCCTGCCCCGCCGCTTCCACCGTCTTACGATTGATCAGGAACAGTCGCCGCTTGACCTGCTCCACGCCCTGGACGTACACGCCAGCCATTCAGCGCCTCCGCCCCTGCGCGCCCGCCTCGGCCATCAACGCCTCCACCGACTGGTTACCGGAGCGTTGGCTTTTCAGTTCCTGCACCACATCGTCAATGAGAACGACCGCCCACACCTTCAACCGTGACTCGGCGTCGACCTGCGACGGTGTCCACCCGAACCGGTCGGCGCACACCCAGTACGGCAACGCCGTATCCAACAGCTCCTCGAGCGGTCCGACCGGTGCCCGGATACCCCTGCGCCCCGCCAGCTGCGCTTTCAGCCGCCAGCGGGCCTGGTAGGGGTTCCGGGCTTGCCCGCGTCGTCGACGCTGACCTTCCCGTTGATCAACGCCATGATCGGGGTGACGGCGCCGATGATGACGGCGTAGTCGGGCATCCGGAGCTTCTCCAGCACGCCCGGCGCGTTCTCGGGGATCGGTACATCGTCGGCGAAGTACTCCGTCCCCCGCGGCCCGTACGGGATGCTCCACTTCTTCACCATCAGTTCGGCCATGGTGTACACCATGTCCATGGCCATGCCGACCCGCGGGGCGCTGGGGTCACCGTTGACGCCCGCCATGACGCGGCGGTGGTCGGCGCCGGTCAGGTCTTCCGGGTCGTGGAATTCGACCCACCCGCCAGAGGGCAGGTCGATGCGTTCGGGAATGATGCGTGTTGCCATAGTGCTGTCTCCTCCTGCGGTGGTGCTTAGTAGAACGGGTAGGTATTTGGAGCAGTCGCGTTCTGGATGGTGACGACCATCGGCCCGAACCCGGCCGACACGCCGGTGTTGGTGGTGTTAGCGATCGCCGCCCAGTTCGCGGCGTATTCCACGGCTGCCTTACCGCGCTGGATTTTCGAGTCGGTGAACGCGGCCAGCAGAACGTCGACCTGCATCGACAGTAGGCTGGAGCCGGCGAGCCCGTTGGAGATGATGAGCTGCAACTGTGGTTGCGTGTTGCTGTTGAGGTAGGTCAGGAACGTTTCGTTGTTCACGACCGCGTTCAGGGAGCCGCCGGCGGTGAGCCTGCCCCGCTGGATGAAGTACGGCGACTGGCTGTTCTGCGCCGTGTAGATCATTTCGAGTTCGCGGGTGAGGGTGAACGCGAAGTCGTTGATCGTCAGGATCGGTGCGCCGGACACAGTGCCGGCCAAGCCGACCTGTGTCTCCCACGCCGGTTGCGCTTTGATCGCCGACGGGGACGACGCGAACGCCGCCGCCGACGCGGACGGCCAGCCCATGCCCTTCGCGGTGTAGTCGATCGACGATGACTCGACGGTGCCCTTGAACGCCAACTCCGAGAGGCACACACCCGGGTAGGCGCGGGTACCGGTCGATGAGGTCGGGCCCTGGTAATCGGTGAACGTGTGGCTCTTGGGCTGCGCGGAGCCGGTGTTGAGGACACTGAAAACAGTGGTGTACGGGGCGGTGATCGGCTTGACGACCACGCTGGACGAGTGGGCGTTGACGAGGGCGGTCGCGAACGTCACCGCGAACGGGCCGGCACCAGATACGCCGGTGGTGAGCCGAACCTCGCTGGCGGTACCGGTGTCGATCTGGATGAGAGTTCCGTTGGAGATCGACGCAACCGTGTTGATCGTGGTGGCGCCAATAGCGGAGGAGGAGCTAAGCGTGGTCGTTCCCGACCCCGTGTACGTTCCACTGTAGACAACATCGCCGAAGATGTTGGACAGGAAGTACGGGATCGTGTCGAAGAACGCCGGGCCGCCGAAGTCGACTTCGGTGTGTTTGACGCCCTGGACCCGGTTGAACGGTTCCGTCATGGCACCGCGCAGCGCCTTGTCGTCGATCCAGACGGGCTGGTCGAACGGGTCGAACTTGTCGACGGGAACGGTGACGGTAGGGACGACCGCGGTGCCCTGTGTGGACTCGATGGCCACGCCTACGTGTTGGAGCGGTGAGGCATAGGTGGTGGGGTCAGCCACGGGTCAGCCCTCCTTCGGGTGCTCGTCGACGTCGCCGCGGGCCTTGGCGGCCTCGGCTTCGGTCGGTTCGGGGCGGTAGTTGTCCGGCAGGGTGTTCACCGGTTCGTCGGTGGTGGTCCAGCAGCCGTCGCCCATGCCGGGGTCCGACGGCCAGGAGATGATCGTGCCGGTCGTGGCGGTGACGGGTACCTGGCTGTAGATGCGGTCCGGGCCGGTGTAGGCCCAGTGGGGCCAGGTGCCGTCGGCGCCCCACCCGTTGGAGTCGGGCTCCGGCTGGTCGGGCGTGGCCGGCGTTGGGGTGGGTTCGGTGGTGGGTGGGGTGCCCTCGGGCTCGACCTCGGGCGGGGGTGTAGCGGCCGGCTGGGTCGGCATCGGGCAACTCTCCTTTGGGCGTGTTCGACATGCGGTACGGTGGGCGGCATGGAGGAGTCAACGAAAGAGTTCGAGCAACTACATGCCAAAGTCGATTTCCTGCGCGCCGCGCTGACCCACGAGGCCAGCCAGGTTGATGCGGACGACAAGGCTTTTGTGTTGCTCGCGTTGGTTAACCAGATCGTCACCGATTGCCAGTTGCTGGCGGTCGCGGCCGGCCGGGTCGGACCGTGGGCGCCGATCTTCGATCGGATCGGGTCTGTGTTCGCGTGTGAGGACCCGCGCCCGCACTACCACTCCGATGGGCTGCGCGGCCCGTATCGGATTTGTGTGGAGCCGTCGCAGGGTTGCTACCAGGGCAACGGGTTCATGGTTCACAACTCGGCCACGTGCCAGTGCGTTCGGAGGCGATCGCGGTGAGCCAGGATCGGGAGATTCGTAACGTCTCAGTGTCGATCTTCGTGCAGGCTCGGGACGGTTGGTACCGGTGGACCTGCAACCGGTGCGGCTACCGGTCAGACCCGGAGCCCGGCGACGGCAGTTCGGCCACGCAGGCGGTCATGGCGCACTACGAACCGCCCGGCTGCCCGGGGCCGCTGCCATTCGCGCCGCCCTCCGTAAAGCCGTGGCGCGCCTGGCTGAATCGGCTGTTCGACCGCCTCGACCACTGGTTGGGGCTGCCGTCATGACCGCCGTCGTTCAGGTCAACGTCCCAGCCCTGTACGCCGCCCTCGACCAGACGCGGGAGCAACGCGGCCTCACCTGGCGGCAAGTCGCGATCCAATTACAAATCAGCCCGTCCACGTTCAGCCGCATGTCCGAGGGCGGCAAACCCTCAGCGGACATCTTCGTGTCATTGACATCATGGCTGCGTCAGCCGGCGGAAACGTTCACGATCGGCTCAGTCGACCCGAGTGCTACCAGTAGTGTCGGCGCCCACCGACCGGGCGACCGACCGAACCCAACACGAACAGTACCCCGCCGATGATCAGCAGGATCACCCCGATAGTCCAGAAGATCGGAATCCCGAGCAGGAACCCGATCACCATGAGGATGATACCGAGAGTGATCACAACTGGCCTTCCCCTTGCGTCTTACTTGCCCAGCGTGCGGATACCGATAGCTATAGCCAGAAGCGCAGCCAACCCCGCTATCACCGCCAGCAGCTTCTGCACCGGCGACCACGTCCGTTCCACCTGCGCCCGACGGGCCTCGTCGGCGTCCTTCAACGCCTTCGCGGTCGCGATCACCGTCGCCGCGTTCGCCTCAGCCTGATCCGCGAGGCGTTGCACCGCCAACGTCAACTCATGCATCTCGCGGGCAATATCGGCCAACGAACCGTTGATGGCTGCGAAGTGCTCGTCGTGGCCGGCGAGACGAGTCGCGATCTCGCCGGCCACCACTCCCGCTTCATGGCCCCGACCGTAGGCGTCCTCGTCGCTGGCTGTCACGCCTGGATCTCCTCGACGATTTCGCACGTGATCGCCGCGTCGTACCGCCACAACGCCTGATCCGCGACAGCCCGCGGCGGCGGCATCGTCGACGACAACCGCTCACCGACGGCCAGCAGTTGCGACAGTTGCCCGGTCACCGGATCCATCGCATGGTCCGCGGCCTGGACCAGCGGCGCGTTCCGCAGCACCGCACACACAAAATCCACAATGGACGGGAACTGAAGGTCGACGTTGGGTTCGTCGAACTGCCCGAACCACAACAACCACACGTCGATCTGCCACGTCAACTCTTTCAACCCGCCGGAGGACAGGACACCCGGCCGGGCCCGCGGGACCGCCTTACGCACCTCGTCGTGGTGGGAGCCGTAAATGTAGGCACCAGCGTTCGCGGAGTCGTTGGCCGGCAACGGCATGATGAACGCCTCCAGCTGGCCGAGGCCGAGCGGAAGGTTCAAGCCGTTCAGTTGCGTGTACAGGTACTGCTGGCAGGTGTTGAGCGGCATGGGTGGGCTACCCCCTTCGGCTCCTGGGCTTCCACCCGGTACGAGCTATCCAATCTCTCGTTGCCTTACGCGCGCACGTTCGACATGAACGGCCACCTCTTGGAAGAATGTAAGTATTCTCCGTGTCGTAGGGGTGGCCTTGGGGGCAGTGAGTCTTCCGACTGTTGTTGCCCCACGGGGAAACTCCGCGGTCGGTGTTTCATGGGCCCTTGCGACAGGTTCTCTACAAAAACCTGCCGTAGCTGTGTATGAGTTCGTACGCGAGCTTCATCAACTGCTCCGCGGTCTGCGGGCCCCCGCCGGCCGCGCCACCCGACGTGGACTGCACCACTGTTGCCGTCGACCCCCGCTGCAACGCCTGCGCCACCGCGATGTAGATCGCCGCCTGCATCAGGCCCTCAGGCATCGTCGTCACCAGAACGCCCGGGTCGTGGGGGAACGCGGTCGCGGTCGCCAGCGTCAGCGTCCCCGGACCAGATGAGGCGCCCGTGGTCGTCGGTGTCACCGCCGACACGGTTACGAACTCCTGGGACCCGCCCACGTCGTAGATGTTTGCCCCGGCCCCGGCTGCCCATCCGACGATGTCCGAGACAGTCAGCGACGTTGCCCCGACAGCCGCCGCCGCGGTCAGGGAGGTGTGCGGCCATCCGGACGTGTACGTGACCTCGATCGTGATGCCCTGCCGGCCACCCCACCACCACGACAGCCAGCCCGGTGCGACGAGGATCGCTTGCCCGCCGTCACCAGCCGCCGACGGGGCTACCCCGCTGATCGGCTGCTCGGGGCGGAACTGGTCGGCGGGGATCGTCTGCCACTGCGGCGGGAACGCCCCGGTGGGGGTCGACCGGCCGCTGACGATGCCGGTGACCGGGGTGGCGGAGGTGAGGAGCCGCCCAACCCCCGTGTTGACGTTGACGTTGCAGCGGAACGAGCCGGGCCCGACGAACGTTTCCACGTTCAGCGCCGCCCGCAGCACCTGGTTCGCGTTCGACTCGAGGATCGCGCTGGCGCGGGCGCAGATGTTCATCTGCTCGTTCAGTTGCTGCTCTGTGGTGGCGCCGCGGTTGGGGATCGTGGCCCAACTGATCCCGGTCACCGACGCGCGGAGCACCGCTGGTGTGATGTAGGGGGTGCTGGGGCCGATGATCGCTACCCCGGCGGGGTTGTCCGTGCCCACAGCACACCTCCCTCGTTGGCTCGTTGCAGGTCAGGGCCGGGTACGTGGCCGGCCTGGGCCGCGCTTCTCCGGCACGCTGTCCGCAGGTACGTCGGACCCGTCGTCGCCGACCGGCTGCGTGGCTGTATCCGCCTGGCTGGCCAGCAGCATCCCGGTCAGCGCTGCCCGTTCCTCTGACGACAGGGCCGCGATCTGGGCCAGCAGCGACGGCGCCTCAGCCGGCGCCTGCGAGCCGGTGATCTTCGCGAACTCGGCGGCGAGGGAGCTGGGGTCGCCCCACGTGCGGTTGCGGCGCCGGTCCGCGTCCCGCTCCGCCCGCTCCGTCTCCGCGATCTCGTCCGGGGTGAGGGCCACCCCTTCCGGGGTCACCGCGGCGCCGGTCTTCATCGCCAGGATGATCGGCTCACACTTCTCGCACACGACTTCGCCGCGCTCGCCGGCGGGTCCGCCGTCGTGGGGTTCGCCGCAGCCGCCCCGCTCGACGGGGACGGTGATGCTCAGGTGATCGGTGGGTAGGAAGACGCTCACGTCGACTCCTCCAGTGTTGTGGCGGCGCCGCAGCGTCCGCAGATCTTCGTCCATACGTTCCATAGCCGCGCCGGTTGGCACGACCGGCACCACCGGCCCCGGCGGGTACCGAGGTGGTGCTGTTCCCTCGCCACGATCACCCCGGAGCCCTGGTACCAGGACTTCTGGATCGTGTCCACGTGCCGGTCGGCGACCTGCACAGTGCCACGCCGGTCAGCGTCGTAGCGGCGCCCGTCCGGGAAGTCGATACCGGTGCAACCCGGCGGCAACGCCACCCGCATAGTTCTCTCCTCCTCTGAGAAGCGGTCAGGTCTGGAGCACGCTGACTGTGGATGTACTCGACGCCGTGATGGCGTACAACGCGTCGCCCGGGTAGAGGGGAATGTTGACGCTGGACGAGGTGGCCAGCGAATAGCCGGTCCCCGACGCGACGTGCGCGCCGCCGAGGAGAACAGCGGTGCCGGAGCCGTTGGCGACGAGGACGTTGCCGACCGGCCCAGGCGCCGAAGAGTTCGGCACCTGGGCCAGCAGCACGGCTGTCGTGCCCACGGTGTACTGCTGCGACCCGACAGCCATCGACGTCAGCCGACCAGTCGGCCGATGAGCTGCGCGGCGTACACGGAGCTGGCGGTGGCGTTACCGACCGCGTTCACCGTCACCGACGTGGACCCGTCCAGCACCGCAATGACTGGCCCGAACGGCACCGACCCGACCGCGCCGGTGGTGCTGATCAGACCGAACGGGATGTTCGTCAGAAGGGTCGTGGAACCCTTCTTGAGGTTGAAGTTGTGAGAGTCGGCGGCGACGACGGTGGTACCTGAGATTGCCAGGGTGCCGCTGATCTCGTACGTGCCCGCCGCCGGTGTGGTCAGCGTGGCAATGGCGGTACCGGCGGTCGGTGCCGCCGCGGTCGCGCTGTTCTGGACGGTGGCGGCCTGGTCGCGGTACTGGCCGACCCCGGCGTAGAACACGCCACCGCTGGCGCCGATCGACTTGACCGCGTTCCCGGACGTGTCCGACTCCGCGACCAGTGCGGCGGTGATCCCCGCCGCCGGCTGAATGAAGCCACCTGTGACTGGGCTGTCTGAGCCCTGTGCGATGAAATTGGTGTTGGCCATGTTACGCCGCCAACACTGCGGTCGTCGCGACCGTGATCGAGATCGGTGCCGTCAGCGACGTGTCCGCCCTGATGACATCCGTCACGATCGACTGCGTGAGCTGGTTCGCCGCACGGATCGTTGTCTGCGGCCAGTAGATCGTGACCGTGCCCGACGCGTTCGTTGCCGTCGCGTTCGTGTCCGATACCGACAGGATCGGTAGTCCGTTGAACTTCGCGGCGATCGTGTCCCCGTCACCGCTGGACGCGGCCACGACTGTGACGACTGTGCGCCACGTGGCCGTCCCCGAAATCAAACTCATGGTTCCTCACTTCGCATTTTGCCCGCCCACACCGGCACGGCCCGCTTTCCAGACGGGCCGCGCCGGCAATGGCTGTTTGGTGTGTGGGGACGGTTCAGGACCAGGTGCCGGTCGACCCGGAACGGTCGCTGGCCTGGATGCCCTGAAGGATCGCCGAGTACTGCGGCGCGTTCGCAACGACCGCGCCGTAGGTGAACATCGAGTACCGGAACGTCGCGTCGATGACCGGCCACGAGATCGACAGGTAGTCCTGGACCAGGTTCACCTCGAACGCGTTGCCCACGTTCGACCAGCCGAACGGCAGGTTGTACGACATCAGCAGAACGGTGCCCTGCGGGAACCACGGGTGGACCAGGATCCGCACAATGCTGCGCGTAACCGGGTTGACGAACTCGCTGACCGCCGCACCAGCCCGGACGCCGGGGGTGTCGGTCGGCTGAATGAACAGCCGGTAGTTCGTCGCGTTGCCCGACTGCACGATGTCGTCGGAGAGACGCATGATGTCGCCGCCCTCACCGACCAACTCGGCCGGGTCGGCGCGGAACGCGCCGGAGCCGTCGTAGACACCCTTCAACGCGTTGTTGATGACCGAAATGCCGAGGGTGTCGCCCACGGACTGGTTGATGTAGCCGCCCTGCCAACCGGTCGGGTAGATGTTCCCCGCCGAGTGACCGGAAATGACCGACACCAAGCCCTCCTGGCTGTACGCCGAAGAGGTACCTGTGTCCGACGACGGGGCCAGCGTGCCGGTGGTTGGTACCGCACCCTGCAAGGTGTAGTTCAAACCGCCGACCTTGGACACCATGATGTGGTAGGTGCTTGCCGCCGGGGCCGAACCCACCGACACGTAGATGTTGTACCAAAGCGCCCCGGCGACCGGTGCGATCTGCACATCCACCACGCTCGTGCCGGACGTCACGGACGACGCGGCAGCAGCAGTCGACACCGCAGTCTCGCCGAACCATGTGGCGGCCGACACCTTGACGTCGAGGATGTTGCTCGTGATCGTGCCCGACAGCGCCGTCTCACCGGAGTTCGCGGCGCGGGTTGTCACGGTCGGGGCCGAAGGAGTGGTCAGCGCGGTGGAGGTACCCGCGATGTCCATGTACTCCTCGCCGAGCATGAACTCCTGCAAGAGGATGAGGTTCGCCAGGCCGGCGACGTCCTCGAAGCCCTGACCGGCGAACTGGGCCAGCCACGACACGTTCTCAGACAGACCGCTGAACCGGTACGGGACGAGGATGTTCACGGAGTCCTGCACACCCGATGGGGGCAGGTTCAACGGCCAGTTGTTCATGTTCGGTGAGCCGGACACCAGCTCGGGGATACCGAGGTTGACGACCTGACCACCGCTGGATCCGGTCTGGCTGCCGGAGATCCCGGTAACGACCTTCTCTTGGTACGAGGTGCCCTGACCCTGGGTGCGGGGCAGCTTGTTCCGGAACGGCGTGTACACCGGGTAGATCAGCCGGGTCGGTGCGACCAGGTTGTACGGCACGAGGCCGGTCGCGTTCGGGGCGGTGAGGGTGAAGTTCTTGCCGGTGAACTGCGTCAGTTGCTGCTGCAACTGGGCGGTCCACGCGTCCATCATGGCCTGCTGCGGCGTGTTCCCGAGGAACGACCCGAAGCCCTTCCGGAATTCGGGGGTGAGGGTCTTGTAGACCTCACCGGGCGCGGCGAGGCTGCTGCGGACCGCGGCCTTCCACGCCTTCTCGGCCCGCATCGCCCGGGAGAACACCTTCTCCGGGTCGGTGAGTGGCTGGTTCGCGCCGGGGTTGATACCGCCGACGTACGCCTTGTCGGTGACGGCGTACCCGGCACCCTTGACGAGGGTTGTCATGGCCTCGGTGAGGCGCTGCGCGGCGCGGCTGGGGGTGCCCGGGTCCTCACCGAACCCGCCGGTGATGGCGTAGTCGGGGTCCAGGCCGGTGGCCGCGGGCGCGACCACCGTTGCGACGTCTGTACTCATGAAGTGCCCTTTCGGGTGCGCGTTCGCTAGCTGATTTTCGTGAGCAGTCGACCCAACTGGTCTTCTGCCTGCTCGCGGATGGTCGGGTTGTCGGACCCGGCCATCTTTTGCAGGTAAGTGACGTAGTCGGCGTCGGCTGCCGCTTTTTGCAGTTGTGCCTGTTCGACCAGCGAAACGCGTTCCACGGGAACGATGGCGGGTGCTGTCGTCTGGGCTTTCGCGACGGTGACCGCGCCCCGGATCGGGGCCTGGGTCGGGTCGGGTGCTGCTCCCAACTCGTCGATTTCGGCGCGCAACGCGTCGATCTCGCGGCGGTGACTCTTGGTGGCCTTGACCACGGCGGACTTGACGGCGCCCTTGATGAGCTGGGCGAGGGCGTACTCGTTGAGTCCGGCCGCCACGGGCGGCTGCTCGTCGTAGTCGTCGTCGCTGTAGCTCTTGGTGGCGTAGGCGATCGCGGCCGGGTCGGTGGGGTGGGGTCGGCTGGTGGCCTGCATGTCGGCGGGCATCACGGGCCGCGACTCGGCCATGGGGCACATGCCGGGAATCGTGGCCACCAAGTGGTCGTGCAACGCCTTCATTGTGGTCGCGACCGCGGCGCGGCTCGCGGTGGTGTAGAAGTCGCGGGCGGCGCCGGACGCGGTCGATGTGGTGGGCAGGTTATCGCCCCGGTCCGACGGTGACTGCGCCTGGTGCCCTTCGGTGATCAAGCCGCGGTGGAAGTCGTCGGGGTGGATGGTGTGCGCCACGGGCGGCACCATCGGGATCCGGGTCGCGGGGGCCGTCATGGTGGCGTGGCCGGCGGCGATGTAGCCGCGCCGGTAGTCCTCAGGCTGCGGCGGTGGCCCGAAACTCTTCGCGACCATGTCGGCGCGGGCGTCGGCGAGCATCGCCGGCTCGAGGTGTTGGACGATGATGTCGGCGTTGTCGTGGAGGACACCGGCGTACACAACCTCGGTGGTGTTGCCCGTTTCGGCGGCCTTGAGGACGAGGGTGTCGAACACGGACGGGTCAACGGCGTCGGCGACGCTGCTGAGCGCCGGGTAGGCCTGGGTGACGGCGCCCCATTCGTAGGCGGGGCACAGCGCGTCGTGCATGCGTTGGGTGGCGTAGGTCTTCATCACGCTCGCCGAGACGTGGTCGTGTTCGATGTCGGGTGTGGTGGTCATGCCTGCGTCGGCCTCCAGTGCTTCGACGGCGTCGCCGTCCGGCTCGCGGTGCGGCCCGGCGGGTAGGACGTCGGGCGGCAGGAGCCGCTTCTTGTCGGATGGGGGGGCGGTGCTCTTAGCCATGTCGACTCCTGCTGCCTTGATTCTGTGAATGCCGCGTAGTTTCGCGTTCCGGCCGTACGCTCCGGCGAGTTCGTCAACGAGCATGGGTTTAGTGAAGGGCTTGCCGTTGCTGCGTTTCGTGTCAACGTTCCACCGGTCGGCGAGCGCCCGAAGTTCGGCCGCCTTCATGCCGCCCATGATTGAGGCGGCCGCATCGCGGTTGGATGCTCCGGCGAGTTTGCGCCACGCGGCGTCGCCCGGGTGCTCGCCCTGACTGACCGATGCTCGGGCTGCTTCGTCGCGCGCCGCCTGCGATCCGGGCATCGCCCGGACCGGTCCGTGGCCGAGCGGAGTAGATCCGGACAGTGTTCGGACGGGAGGCGCGTCGATCATGCCGCCGCCGCGTCGCATCCGCGCCTCATGCGCCGCCTGGTTGCCTTGGACGGTGGGGTAGATGCCCATGCCGGTCGAGTCGCCGAGCCGCCCCACCTTCGCGTCGTGCTCAGCGCGGAACCGGGCCACCGCCTGCTCCACGGCCGCCGCCTGCTCCTCGCGGGTTAGTTTCCGGGGCCCGGACGCGTCGTGAATCTGGTTGCTGCCGTGCCCGTACGGGTTGATCGCGAACGAGTTCTCGAGCGCGCGGCGGTGTCGGTGTTCCCCGACCTGCCCGGCGATCTCGTGGGCCGGTGCGCCGCGGCGGGGCTTCACACCCTCCCGACGGGCCTCGGCCTGCCACGCGGGGCGGGACCGGCCGTCGAACGAGTCGTGACCGGGCCCCTTCGCCGGCTTCGCCCCACCCAACAGTTCGGTGTGGCGCTGCTCCCGCGCCTCCGCGAAGTGTCGGGCCGCGATCTCCCCGGCACGGGCCGCGGTCGTCGGCACCCGCTTCTGCGGCTTCTTGCCGTCGGCTTCCGCCCGTGCCCACTCCGCGCGTACCTCCTGCTCGATGCGGTGTTGCCTCTCAGTAAGGGCACGGTCGGCGTCATGCGTAGCCGGCACGTTACTGTCGTCCTCCGGTACCGGCCGTGCGTTGCCATGCGTGGACGGCACATTCCCGATGAACGAACCCGCCTTCGGCTCCGTTTCCTTACCGTGCCGCCGCTCCAACCGCTTCCGCTGCTCGTTCGCCTGCATCACGTGATGCATCGCCTGATCGTGCTGGCCGTGGGCGGCCTCGTCGTGCGCCATCGCCAAATGCTGATGCAGGTTCCGTTCCGCGACGGTCATCTTCCCCGACGTCGACGGCGCGCCGCTGGTGATCCTCCCGGCGTGCTCCATCAACCGGTCCGCCAACGCCTTATCCTTGTCGGAGTTGGCAACCATCGACGCCGCGTGCAGGTGGTTCGTCGCCTCAGCCCACTTGCCCTTAGCCATCGCCTCATGGTGGGCCTTCATGTGCCCATGCAGCCGCGGGTTCGGACCGGGCCCCACCCAGATCCAACCGTGTTTCCACTCGTGGACACCGGCCTTCGTCAGCAACGCCTGCGCAGCCTTGCCGAGCATCTTCGGCAGCTTCTTCCCACAATCAGCGCAGCGCCGCGCGCCCGGCTCGTTGCTGGCACCGCACTTGAAACACTTCAACCCGCCGGCCTTCGTCACCATCGTGGCCTTCGGGAGTTTCTTGCCGCACCCCTCACACTTGCGGGTCTTCGCGTCCGCGTCATACGCCCGGCCGCACCCCTTGCACGACTTGCCGCCCTTGGTGAGGTCGGCCTCCATCATGTCCGTCTTCTCGTCCTCATCGTCGTCGATGGGGTCGTGGCGGAACGGGCGCTGCTGGCCTTGCAGGTTGTACGGCGCCAACCCGGTCGGATTCGGTGACGTTGTGGTGAAGTTCTTCCCCGTCCACGACTCCGGCAATGCCGCCTCGAACTCCGGACCCTTCCGGCGAGCGATCGCGCGGAGCCGGGCCTTGAACTTACGCATCGGAATCAGCGGCTTCGCCCGGCCGTAGCTGGATACCGCGTCGGACACGTCACCGGGGGAGTGGATCGGGAACCGGCGCCCGTCCGGGTCGATGAAGTCCTGCGCGTCCATCGCGTCCCGGTCGACGCCGCCACCCACGTTCGGGTCGACGTTGCGTTTCGCCAACCATGTCTGGTAGCCCTGCGCGGTACCGTCCAACCCCAACTCGTGGCCCTCAGCGTCCCACGCCTCCCACTGGCTCATCGCGGCCATCTTCGCCAGGAACGCGGTACCGGGGCCGATGTCGCTGGCGGGGGCCTTCGGTTCCCGGGCCAACCAGTCGGCGCGGGCCGTAGCGTACGACTTCTGCGTGTCCTCGGGCTCGCCGTCGTCTTTCTTGCCGTCGCCGTTGTCGCCGCCGTCGGTGTCGTCTTCCTGCTCCTGCACGTCCTCGTCCTGAGCGTCGTCAGCTTCCGCCTTGCCGCCCTTCGCGTCGCCCTCGTCGGGCTTGCCGCCCTTGGTCACCAGCGCCGCCGCCTCGGCCTTCACGAGCAGGTCAACAAGGTCACCGTGAGTCCACGCCGCGTCGTCGCCGGCGGATTTGACCAGCGTGATCCCGCACCCGTCGTTCGCGGGCCGGTCCACGAGGCTGATCTCCGCTACTTCCCCGCCGGTCACGATCCCACCACGCGCCTTACCGGTGAGGTCCCGTTTGATCGTGGGCCGGGCGATCCCGACGGAGTAGGCGCGGAGCACACCGGCGCGGACCAGTTTCATCGCGGTCGGTTCCACGATCAGCGACTTCACCCAGTGCCCGCCGTCGCCGTCGCGGTCAACCTCGACGGAAACACCGCGGCCGGCTGGATAGAGCTGTGGATTATGGGAGACGCGTACGTTTCCGCCCGTCTCGAGCCATTTCTGGATCGCCGATCCGGACCACTCCGGCGAGACAACTTGATCATCGGCATCGACACGACCATCGCTCGCCTTGCCATAGACCATGATGCCGTCGTCGACCTCCTCCATCTTGGCGATGGGGATGCTCATGTAGAGCTTGTGGTCTGCTGCCAAGGTGGCGGCCATCGCGACTCCTTACTTCGACATTGGTGCGCAAGAGATCTGCGCACCCGACAGGGCGCGCTGATGGAGGGGGTGGCGGGTCAGGCGGCGAGGAGTACGGTGCGGGCTTTCCACACGTACTCGGCGGCGCGGAGGATCATGCTGTATTCGTCGGCGGTCAACGCGGCCTTGTTCGCGGAGCCTTGCGCCTGGGCGCGGCGTACCCGCTCCTCCCAGTCGGCTTCGATCCGGTTCGCGACTTCGGTGTAGAGCTTGGCCATGTCCTGCCACGTCTTGTACCGGTTGTCGTAGCGGCCGAGGTCGCTGGCGTCGGCGTCGGCGATGTTGCGTTGCCGTAGCTCGGCGGCTTCCCGCAACCGCTGCACGGCTTCGGTGGGGGACAGCCGGTTCGCGACGGAGGTGTTGCGGTGGAAGCCTTGCAGGATCTGTTGCAGCGTCGAGTCTGCCGCCTGGGTGGTGCCGTACTGGTTGGTCAGGCCGGATGGTACGCCGAGCCCGTCGGCGGCTTCTGTGATGTGCTGGGCAACGTTGGCCGGGGTGAACGGCATGGGTTTGGGTCCGTACCGGTGGACGTGGGCTTGTTCCGCGGCGGCGTGGGCGAGGCTGCCGGTGGTGTGGTTGGTGGAGTCGTGCGAGACGAGTTTGGTACTGCCGCGCCGTTCAGGTTCGACAACGATCGCCGAGTACGGATCTGAGGGTTTGCGCTCATCAGGTACGACCCATGCCCGGTTCGTGCCGGGTGCGGCGTCCCAGACCCGTCCGGTGCGTTGACTGGTGGTGCCGTCTTCGTGGTGGTGGGTCCAGGCAACCTTGGCGCCGGGGTCCAGGCCGGTCGGTTCAACGTAGTTGACCTCGGCGGGGGCTTTCGGAGCGAGGCCATGGGTACCACGGCGGGCCGGCTTCGGGATCAGCGACGGCAGCGGCTTCACCTTGACCGGTGGGGCGTCCTTCACGTGGGGTTGCAGGACGGCCTTGATTTCCTCCAGCGACCCGAACGGCTTCCCCTCGTTGTCGGACGCCTGGGGCCGGTCGGGGTGCCACCGGTTCGCGCGGGCAGCGGCGATGGCTGGACCCTCGTCGATCGTGCCGGTCGGGAGGACATGGAACTTGTCGCGGTTGAAGCCGGCAGGGACCTTGACGGGGCTGCTGGTCGGGTGGTCGCCGAGGTCGCCGTACCGCAGCGGATGGTACGTCTTGACTTCACCGTCCTTGCTGGCGCTGGCCACGCGAACCAACTCGAACTGCTTGCCCTCCTGCCGGCCGCCGCCCTGGTGGTACGTGGTGGACGTGGTTTCGCGGATGGCGAGGTCACCATGCTTGGCGCGGGCGCCGGTGACTACCGGCCGGCTGGCGGCGAGCGCCTGCCGGGCCGCTGCGGCGCGGGTCGCTTGCTCGGCTGCGGCGGCTTCCGCCCGGACTCGTTCGGCGGCGGCCTGCGCCTGCATCTCCTTGACCTTGGCGGCTTCGCCTGCGAGGACCTTTGCGTCTTCGTCGGTGGGCTTGACGTGGATCTGGTTCAGCGGTACCCAGTTCGGGTACTTCCGCTCGCCTTCGGTGGAAACCACGGCGCCGTCGATGCCGTGGTTTCGTTCGAGTCGTACGACGTGGCCGGTGCTGAACCCACCGTGCTTGACTCGGTCGCCGGCCTGGACCGGGCGGGATGAGCGGGTGGCGGGCATCGTGAACTCGTGCGCGTCGTTCGGCCGGGCCGGCTCGCCGAGCGAGGCAGGCAGGTCGGTCTGCGACACCCGTGGCATCTCGGTGCCGGTACGCCCGAACACGCTGCCCGGCTTGCGTAGCTGCCCGGTCCGCTCCTTGTAGCCGACGGATTGGTTAACCAACTGTTCGATCAAGTCGGCTTTCTTCGTCTTCCTGGGGCCGAATGATCGGTAATTGTGCTGACGCCGGTAGGAGTCGTTGATGTCGCGCAACTCGGTCATGCTGCGACCTTGGAGCATCGCCCTAGCCTGGTCCTTGCTGGTGGCCTCGTGGAGTCGCCTGGATACCTGCCACGATTCTTCTTTGGGCGGCTCGGGCGGCTTGACAATGCTCTCCGGCACCGCGACGGCAACGGCTGGCGCCTCCGCCTTCGGTGTCGCCGGCCGGTGGTCGGTGACCCGCGCCCACGGGTATTTGACGTCCATGCCGCGACCGGCGTCGATCTGGACGGTCTTCTCGTTGGCTTTCTGGACCCGCCACCACGTTCCGTCGACCTTGATAGCGTCCCCGGCCGACACGGTGTGCTTGCTGTACTTGCCGGCGGCGTCCCGCCGGGCGGTCAACTCCTTGAGTTGCGCCTCGGCGCGGATGTGCTGCGACTGGGCTGCGTCCCGCGCTTTGCGCGCCTCGACGTAGCGGCTCAGTTGCGCATCAGTGCTGCCCCGCCGGCCACCGCCGCTGCCGCCGGTACCGAGGGGGAAGTGTTCCCCGAGTGCTTCGGCTTTCGGGTCACGGGATGCCGCCTGAAATGCTGCCTCGGCCCGGTCGAGGCGTTCCCGGGTGACCTTGACGCGGGCCTCAGCATCGGCGATCTTACGGTCACCACCCGATGGCGCCGCCGCCGGCAGGTCGGCCTTTTGGCGCTCGATCTCGCTCCGGATCTGGTCGTACAGGCTCCGCGGCGGGGGGTTGGCCGTGTTCGCGAACACGGCGTCCAGGTTCTCGTCGGTGGGTTCATCCGTGCGCCCCTCGCGCACCACGTCCGCGATCCACTTGCCGGCGAACGACGAGGCGCGGCTCTGGTCCTTGGCCTCTTGCGACCCCCGCGCAGGTACCGCCGCTGCCGGAGTTGGCGCAACGGGCGCCGGCGGCTTGACTACCGCCGCCGGGCCCATGCGGTCCGTCTGCACCTGCGCATCCGCCGCCAGCCGATGCTCCGACTCGGACAGTGGGCGCTTCTTCGACGCGTTGTGCGCCACCCGGGACACGAAACTCATCCGCTCCGGCCCGGTAGCGGAATGCTCGAACGCCGCCTTGTGACCCGAGGAGAAGTGAACCTCGCTGGTCTTCTTCCCCGCCCGTACCACCCTGCCGTGCCCGTGCGTCGGGTGGTGCACCAGCGAACCGACACCGGGTGCCCCGACGAAGATCCAGCCGTGTTCGTAGCCCTTCGGGCCGACCTTCAGCAGCTCCGCCCGTGCCTGCTCGCAGACCATCGGATCCGCCGACTTCGTCAGCCCAACTAGGTACGCCACGTACTCCTCGTCGACCAGTACGGCAGTGTCCACCGGTCATGCCCCCTTCGGCGGTTTCGGCAACGCGTTCGCGTACTGGTCAAGCTTCTCCGCCAACTCGCGGGCCTGAGCAGGCGTCAGGGACGACATCCACCCCTGCTCCCGCTCGTCCTGTGACATCGGATCCCACGGCTTATCGCCGCGCTCATGGGCGGTGACACGAATGATCGGCTGGTCGCCGGTGGTGTCGAGGTGCATGTGCAGATCAGTCGGGTCCATGTCTAGGTCCCGCTTTTCCTTCACGACCCGGCGGAGCCGTTTCTCATCCACGCTCGATGCTGGGATATGCGGGGCGAGGAGGGCGAGGAGGTCCTTGTAGGTGATCGGTAGTTCCTCGCCGTCGATATCCATCTTGTCGCCGAGTTCGATCCGGTTCCGTTCGGCGTAGTTCTGGATCAGTTCGGCAGCGCGGGAGTGTTTCGTCGGCTTCGTGATGGTGGGTTTCTCACCCGACTCAGCAATCGTGGCAAGGTCGCGGAGGTGGTCGGCGGCCTGGCGGGCGCCTTTCGCGTCGAGGTTGGCCGTCGATGGCGTCGTTGATCCGCTGGTGGTTTCGACACCGATTTCGGGGGCATCGTCGTCGTAGTTGAAGATGTGCAGATCAACGGGGGTGTTGCCGGTTTCGATGCGGTGGCTGGCGTGGTAGGTGATACCGGAATGATTCGCCCGACCGCTGGTGTATCCGAGCGCATCATGCACACCCGCGTCGACGGGGATCCATCCGTGCCAGTACTTCTGGCCCGGCTTCGGGATCCGGTCCCCTTCCGCCTTGATTAGGGTGGCCGCCGCGTTCTTCTTCTTGACCTTGTGGCCCTTACCCCACGCCGCCGTGGCCGCCGACAGGGCTGTCTGCTCGGCAGAGATTCGGCTCTCGACGGCCTTCAGCGCGGCAACGGCCCCGACCCGGCGGCGAGCCATTGTGGCCTGCGTGTGGGCGGTCGCGTTGGCTTTGCCCGCTTCGGCGTCGAGCGCGGCGACCCGGGCGGCGAGTTTCGCCTGTCGGGCTTTGAGGTGGGCCATGGTGACGGCGATACGCAGGATCGCGGCGGCGGCAGCCCGTTTCGCCGGCGACATGTGCCGCATGCTGTTCGGGATGCCGTACTGTTTGCGGGCGGCTTCCCGGGCGGCGTGGGAGTCGGCGTAGCCGCTGTGTGCGGCATCGTCGCGGGCGAGCCGGTCAGCGACCTCGCCGCCCTGGACGGCGTCGTCGTAGCGGGACTGGGCATCGTGCTGGCGGCGTTCCCGCCCGCGGCGCTGCGACGTTTCGGACGTGGTGGTAGTGGTACCACCAGTGGTCCACCGGCCGGCGGCGCGGGGTTCGGCGAGGTTGAACCCGTACTTGAGGAGCGTGTCACGGGCCTGCTCCGCGGTGGTGCGGTCAGCGGATTTGGTGAGCACTGTGAGGTAGGCGATGTACTCGTCGGGGTCGACGTTGGTTAGGACAGCCACGGTGTCATCTCCCTAACCAGGTCGGGCTTCTTCATACGTTTCACCTCGTCGCGCCCGCCGAGCGTGCCGACGATGCCGTGCAGGCGGGCCAGCTCGCGGAGCGCGGCGACGGGGAGCGCCTTGAGGGTGGTTTCGGTGTCGCCGCCGGCCCGCAGGTGCTGGAGGGCTTCCTGGGCGGCTTCGGTCGGACCCAACTTCGTCGGCTTCGGGGCGGTAATCGGGTCCAGGCGCTGCCCCTGGCCCGGTACGCGTTCCTCGATCTTGATGTCGTGGGCTGCGTCCACGATCGGCATGCGGCGCTCGCGGCGCCGCTGGTTCTCGGGGCCGCCGTTGATCCGGTCAATGTGGTGCTGGCGCAGCGCCAGGGCTTCCTCTTCGCTGCCGGCGTGGCCGAGGACAGCGGTCGTCTGGCCACGGTTGTTGACCTGCACCACCTGGTACTGCACCGGCCCGGCCGGGCTCGGCGGGGTTTCAGCGGCGCGTACCGCGGCCGGACGGCGCCCACGGGGCGCGATCGCGACCCGGGCCGGCACGTCCGGGGTACCCGCCGGCTGGACCGTAGCCCGTGACACCGGCACCCGCTCCCCGCCGGGCAGGGTCGCCACGTGCCCAGGCCGGACGATCTCCACCTGGCTGCCTTCACGCAACGGCTGCCCGAACGGATCGTGCGCGCCCCGATTGAACGGCACAACCTCGCCGGCGGAGCCGACCCGCTCGAGGCCGGCCTGGGTCGCCATATGGTCGGCGGCGGCGAGGAGGGTGGGCGGGTCGTCGGCGAGGGTGGCGAGGTGGGTGGTGTCGACCCCGACGCGGTTGCCGTGGGCGGTGATGCGGGCCCGTAGGGCCTGCGGTGAGGCGCCGTGGTTGACCAGTTCGTGGGCTTCGGCGACGACACCACCGACGGCGCGGGCCCGGTCGATGTGGGCCTGCCGGGTCCGGGCGGCGTCCTCCGCCGAAACGGTTGGCGTTCGCCGTTCCCGGATGGCTGCCGCTGTTTCCCGGATGTGCGTGGGCGCGCCGGGCCGGTCCATGGCGAGGATGCGATCCTCCGCCGCCCGAGTTACTTCCGACGCCACCGCAGGCGTGGCCGCCAACTGGTCGGCCCGGGCCCGCATCTCGTCGACCTGCTGTTGCTGCTCGAGTCGCCGCTGCCATTCGGCGGTCGTGGCGCCCTGGCCGGTACCGACCGGGCCGGCGGGTGTGTGGTGGCGGCGGCTGGTGGATCCGGCGGCGGGTAGCCCAGCGTCCAGGGCGCGCTGCCGAGCTGCGGCGTGGACGCGCAGCGCCTCGGCCTCCATACGCGGCGACACCACCGGTGCGGCGGGTGCGGGTGTTGGCATGACCCGGTCGAGCAGTTCCGGGGATGCGTTCCCGCGTCGCAGCAACTCCACCTCAGTCGCCGCCGCGCTCAGCCGGTCGCCGAGCGGGGTGCCGCGATGCCGGCGCGCCTCCTGCTGCAACACCGCCGCCTCATACCCCCGGCCGCGCTGCGCGCCCGCCAGCGTGCGGAGCACCTCCGACGTGGCCGGCTTGCCCCGCAGGGGCTGCGTAAACCGCGGGTCGGCCTCCATCTCGCGGCTGAGGTTCGCCAGGTAGGCGGACTCAACTGACCGGGCCCGGACCACGTTGCCGGGCAACACCTGCTCCGTGGTGCCATCGGCGAACCGGACCGTGGCGAGATGATGGCCGCCGACGCGGGCGGTGCCGATGTCGAGGACGGTGGCCTGCTGGTCGGTGCGGTTGTGAAGGGTGGTGGCGATGGTGACGGTGTCGCCGGGGACGAGAGCCGTTCCGTGGGCGTCGGTTTCCGGTTCCACCCCGGAGCGTGTCAGCGGCTGAATGCCTGGTGTCGGCGCGGTGTTACCTCGCCCCATCGCAATCATGTGGCGGTCGCTGTCACCGAGCCGGACCGCTGCCGCCCGGTCCCGCGAACGCAACGCCCTAGTGTTGTCGACCGGGGCCACGCGTACGCCGGGCTCCCGGGCCAACTCGCCAAGGGCCGCATCCACCTCGCCCCGGTTCAGGTCGCCGAGGTCGTCACGTAGATCGGCCAAACCAACCCAGCCGCCGGGAGCCTTGGGTCGCGCGTCGTAGGCAGCCCGAACGCGATCTTTTACCTCAGCCGTCGACCTAGTCGCCGACAAGGGTGTGACGTGGGTGCCGGGCGCCACGTACGCCACTCCCCGCCATCCGTTCGCACCACCAGGCGTTTCCGTGACCTGTACCGCGACCGCGTCACGCTTCTTACGCCCGCGGGCCCCGATGCGTACCCCGGTCGGCTGGGACACGTAGCCGCGCAGGGTGATCGGTTTCCCGTACTGGTCCTCGCCGACCACCTCGGCGTAGTTGCCGTGCTTCAACTGCTCCACCGGGACCGTTGTGGCCGGCGGGGGTAGGCGCTCGAGCCAGTTTCCGCCGCGCATAGCCGCCGAGTCGAGACGCGCCCCGACGGTGGCGTGGACGATTCCCTCCCGGCGCTGCCCCACCGGCCCCCGACTGACTGACAGGTGATCGGCGAGGGCTTGCAGCTCTTTGCCCTTGATGCCGGCCACGTACTGGCGGGCCTCGTCCCGCGACGACATGGCGTGCAACCGGTCGTAGTGCTCGGCCGGGGTGGGTGTGCGGGGCACCGTATGCGTCAACTCGCGGGGCAGCCCTGGCGGGAAAACGTCGGGCGTGATGTCCTCTGGCCCTTTGCCGAGGCCGAGCCACCGGTTGCGTTCCTCTGGGGGCATGGCGTCCCAGATTCGCAGCTTCTGGGCGTTCGTGTACTTCCGGGGCCGCGCCATCGGCGTCTCGGGCTTCTTCGGCGCGGCGCCCGGTGGGACGTAGCCGGACAGCATGTCTGCGGACACCATGCCACCGCTACCGTCGTCGAACTCCACATGGTGGGCGCTGCCGCCGCCAGCGCGGCCGGTGGAGTCCATGTCGTCGGGTCCGCCGTAGATGACCGGGCCACGGTTCCGGTGGATGAGTCGGTCCCCGACCTTCCACCCCGACCGGATCTGCGTATCCCGGGCAGCATGCCCCGTCAGCTCGGGCGTTGCCGGCTTGGCTGCTGCTTCCAGCCGCGCGGCGAGCGCCCCGGCCCGGGTGTGGATCTCGTCGCCCGGCTGGCTCCGACGCGGCCCCTGCAACCGGGCCAACGCCTCCCGAACCGCAGTCCTGTCCTCGTCGGACATCGCCCGCCAGTCCGGGCCGGTCAACGCCTCCATGGGCCGTATCGCGCTGTACGGGTTGCCGCTCCACGAATGGGTCGCCGCTTCCCTCGCCCGCTCGATCCGGGCCGACTGGCCACCAGCAGCGACCGCGGCGCGGGACGCGTCCCGCGCCGCCCGCTCCTCCGGGCCGGTCCCCGAGCCGTGCCCGGGTCGGCCGATGAAGTGCGACCCGCCTACGCCCGGCGCTTCCGGCTTGTGCTCGAACGCGTGGTACCCCGAGTCGAACTGGATCCCGACCGTTTTCGATCCCCGGCGGGTCATCACGCCGCGGCCCAGTTCGGGGTGATGCACCTCGAACGGGTGCGTCAGCTTCGCCGGCCCGACGTAGATCCACCCGTGGATGTAGCCCTTCGGACCGACTTTGATCAGATCAGCGGTGACCGTCTTCACCCACGTCGGGTACGGCAACTCCAACCCGAACGCGTCGCCCTCACCAGCCCACTCCGACCACGCCGCCCGGCCCAGCCCACCCATCTTCGACAGGGCAGGCTCCCGCGCCGACCAGTCAGCGCGCAACTCCTGGTACACGGCCAGCAGCGACGTGTCAGTCACCAGCGCACCCTCCGGCCGTGATGGAAAGATTCGATCATTGCGTTACTTATGGCCGCGTTCCATTGCGGCGTGTGTGGCCGGGTAGAACCCGAGGGCCCCCTTGTGGCGCAGGTTGCAGAACCCCTTGGCCTGGTCCGGGCGCATGTGCTCCGCCGCGATCGCCACGCACCGGTCGAAGTCGCCGTCCGTGCCCCACCCGATTCGGGCTGCGCCTTCGCCGTGCTCGTACCAGCGGATCAGATGCCGGGCCCGGTACTCGCCCACGTCACCCTCGTGGTCTTTGGTGAGCAGGGCGCGGCGGGCCAGCTCCTCCACGAGCTGGATGCCTTTGGGGGTCAGGAACTGGCCGTCTGCGACCTTGTCGGCGTGCTGCTCGTGGTGCAGGGCGTGTTGTAGGTTCTTCGCGGCTTCCTCGACGGTGATCCCGGCGGCGTCGGCGGCGGCTTGCAGGTCCTCGATCGTGATGTGCCGGTGGTCGTCGTGTCCGTTGTGCGGCATGTCGCAGCCGCAGGTAAGGCACTTGTTGATCGGCGCCGCGGGTAGCAATCTAAGGATCTTCCCGAGATCGTCACCAAGCTCCGGGCGCAACGCCGGATTGTCAGCCAAGTGCGCCGGATCCCACCACACGAGGGCTTCGATCCGGTCCCGGTCCGGGTCGTCCGGGTTCGTCACGTGATCCCGGTCGCCAAAGATCGGCACGTCCGCCTCATGCGGGATCGTGAGGACGTAACCGTGGTACACGCCGTTATCGCTGACCCACTCCCCGCCCGGCGTGCCCTTCGGCACAGGGCAGCCCGTCTCCTCCGCCCACTCGCGGCGAGCAGCGTCGATCGGCTTCTCCCCGGGGTCTAGTCGCCCACCGGGGAACTCCCACGTCCCCGCGGCCGGGTCCTCGTCGCCGTCCTCCGGCAGGGCGCGCTGAAGCATCAGAACCCGGCCCGTGTCGGCGGCGCGCACAGCCAGGCCTGCCGCGTCGGGGGTCTTCCCCGCCTTCGTCGCTGGCTTGTCCGAACCGGCACCACCCATGATTTCCTGTGCCCGCTGGTGGAACTCGTCGTCGTCGCCGTCGATGTCCACGTAGTGCAGGTTGTAGTCCGACTTCGCCCCCCGCGGGTGGAACGGGCCGTCAAGGTGCCGCTGCGACCACTGATCCTGCCACGTGGCAAGCGCGGCGAGCCGTTGGCGTACGTCGTCAGGCGGCGGCACAGGGGGTGTGGTGTGGCGTTTCTTCACAGCCATTTCACACCCTCCCAGTCGGAGCCGAGGAGGGCCAGCTTGCCGGGCCACGTGTCGTCGCGGCCGGCGCCGGCGGGTCGGCCCAGTTGGGAAATCTCGAACGGTGTGACGTGCTCACCCGCGTCGATCCTCGCTAGGAGGGCTTTCGCTTCCCGCCGTTCGGGAGTATCGGGCGACGAGTCGAGCGCATGCATACCGATGGCTGTATGTGCGTCGTCGTAGAACTCATAGCTTCCCAGGCTTTCGCCGTTGGTCGTGACGGTGTAGTTGCCGTCCTTGTCGAAGTCGACATGGTAGTCGTGCGAACGGTGAGGAGCGATGGCTTGGACGAGACGATCCCGGATTGAGCTGGGGACCTTGCCGTCGCGCCACGTGTACCCGGCTCTCGACCAGGCGTAGCCTCCAACATCAATGTCGGCGCGGAGTTCGATCCGCTGGATGCCGGATTCGCGGTACCAGTCTTCGAGCTGCCGGTTGAAGCTCTGCGCGAATCCTTGCCCACGAGTGTCGGCGCTGACCTTGAGCAGTACGTGGGTGGCGAACAGGTTCCCGTCCTCGTCCCGGCCGATGGTCCGCACGGCGTGGCCGATCTGCTGGCCGGTGTGGTCGTGAATGGACAGGTCGGCCTCAAAGTACCCATCGTCGGCGGCGAGTTTCTTCAGCTTGACCGACAGTCCACCGTGGACGCCTTCAAACACGTTCTTCGCGGCGTCGAGTGCGGCGGGGTCGGTGACCTCCTTACCGTTGGCGCTGGACACGTCGTCGAGGAGGTCTTTGGCTAGTTTCTTCTTGCCGTCTTTCGCGGCTTGCGGTGCCCTGTGCCTGCCCGCACCGTGCGTCTTGTTGGGTGCGATCCCGGCGGCGTGCGGGAATGTGCGTTCCTTCCCGTCCGGGAATATGACCTTGATGCGGGTTTTCGTGACCCCGGTGACGTGGCCCTTCCCGAATCCCTTGTGGTCGATGGTGGTGCCGACGGCGGTCGGGCCGTGCCATACCCAGCCGTGCGACCAGGGGTGCTCTTTCCAGTCTCGCGGGCCCGGTGGCAGCCGCCCTTTGTCCAGGTCGGCGCCGGCTATCTTGTTCGCTGGGTCGGCGCCGTGGTGGAACTGCCACACATGCGTCTCATCCCACGGCCCACCGTCGGCATCGACGGTGCCGACGTAGGCGCGTACCGGCTGCCCGTTTTCGCGGGCGGCGAGGGTGCGGTGGTGCCCGTCGATGATTTTGATTTTGTCGCCGCCGGGTTCCTGGACCGCAACGACGGGCTTGACGTCGTTGCCCTTGCGGAGTTGCTTCGCGAAGTGCTTGACCCGCGCCTTGTCGTGGCTGGCAGCCCACCGGTCGATGTCGTCGAAGTCGATGCTGTCCAGCGGCACATCGACCGGGCCGGACCACTGGGCGCCCTTCATCCAGCCGAGCGCTTTCGGCGGGTAGTTCTCCCGCATCTGCTGCGTCACCGCAGCGCCCGGGTCGGGCTCGTCGTCCTTGGCGGCCTTCGTGACCAGCCACGTCCGCAGCGCGTTCGCGCCGCGGGTCGCCGCAGTCAGAATGTCCTTCAACAGCCCCATCAGCCAGCTGCGCTGCGCTTCGGCCCGCTCGTCGGCGAGGTCGGCCAGCACCAGCGCCAGCGCCGCGTTCGGGTCGTCGTCGTTCAGGGCGCGACGGATCGCCTGCGCGTCCTGGGCCCGCTGGTCCGCGGCGGCGAGCTGCTCAGGTGTGGGAGTGGTGTCGGCGTGACGGAGTTGGATCGCCTCGACCTCGGCGGGGCTGGCCAGCCGATACGCCAGCCGGCACCGGCAGCGCGGACCGCCCTCGCACACGGTAGCGTCGGCGCCGAACCCGCCCTGGCCGGGCATGCCGGGCAGCGTGTCGGCGGTGTGGAGCATCGTGGACCAGGTGTCGCACAGGTCGCACGCGTCGGGTCGGGCGTGCCACTCGATGACGATGTTGTCGGGGTTGTCGTGGGCGCCGATCGTGGCGAGCCCGTACCCCATCTCGTACGCCTGCGCGACGGTGCCGGCGTACAACCCGAACCGGCCGTCGAGCCCATCAACCCAGCCCGGCCCGTCGCCGGTGGCTTTGGTCGCCCACGCGGTGCGCTGGGTGGCCCGGCCGGCGTCGACCAGGGCGTGACCGGTACCGAGCCGCAACCCCTCGTGGATGCTCGAGCGGAGCAGCGCCACGGCGGCGTCGATGAACCCGGGCGTGGACAGCGACCCGTCTCCGACCTGCGCGGCGAGGTCGTGGAGACTGTTGATGACCTGCTGCTGCGTGGCGGCGAGCGCGGTGTCCCGGCGTTGGCGCTGGCCGGCGTCCTTTACCACCATCCGAGCCTTGGCCACGTCACCGTCGGCGCGGAGCGTGTCGAACACGTCGGCGGGTAGGTGCCGGTTTACCCACCCGTTCAGGCCAGCACCTTTGGTAAGGCGGTGGCCGATGAGGTCCAGCTCCCGGAGTGCGGCGGGCACGTCGACCGTGGTGACGAGGCGCGGGCCGCGGTCGAACGCGGCCTTGACCTGCTCGACCGGCTCGTCGTCTTCGTAGAAGGTGCCGAGGTCGGCGCCCTTGGCCAGCAGCGCCCGCTGCACATACCGGTCGGCCGCCTTGTTGATCGGCTTACGGTCCAACGGCGAGTCCGGATCCTGATGCGCCAGGACTGGTTTCGGCAACGGCTTCGGATGCGCCGGCAGCATCTGCCCACCCGCCGCCGCCTGCGCACCGGCGTGCGCCGGTGTCGGCGCGCCCCCGCCGGGACCTTTCGGCCCGTTCGGACCCTTCGGCTTCGGCTTGCCCCCGCCGCCGCCCGGCTTGCCCGGACCACCCGGGCCGCCACCGAACGCGGGCGGCGCACCCGGCACCACACCCGCAGCGGCCTGCATCGCGTTCGCCGGCGGTGCCCCGACCGGCGCACCCGTAGACATGTCGATAGACCCGAGCGGCGTAATGCCCGTCGCGGTGAAGTACACCGGCTCGCTGGTCATCGGAATTCCCCACGGCTGGTGGCCGCGGATAACTCGCGCCTCATCAATGCTAACCAGACCGTGCGTCATTTCGTTGACGAGTACCTCCACCGTGGCGGCCTCGTCCTCGCCTTCCTCCAGCCCTTCCCAATGCCATTGCATGTCGGGTTGGCCCATGTGCTCACGGATCGCGTAGTCGAAAATGTTTGCTTTCAACCACTTCAGCAGCGGCTTCAACGCCTTCCGCTCGTTGATTTTCTCGCTGGCTTTCGCGATCTGCGACGCCGCACCCATCGCTGACTTCGACCCCGATGTGGAGATCCCCAACTCCATCGGCATCACGTCGAACGCCATACACACCTGCGTCATGACGATCTCGTCGAACTGGTCAGCCAGCGGTGTCGGCCTGATCGGGTCGATTTTCGACCCACCCGGAATCACGATGATCTTATGTTTCCACGCGGGGTCGCCGGCCATCGCGTTCAACGCGTCCTGCAACTCGCGGCACTGGTTCGGCGTGGAGTTCGGATCCCCGGTCGACAGGAAAATCCCCGGCGTCGACCCCTGCGAGTAGTAGTCGAGCTGCCACTGTTGGCGTTGCAGACCGGACGTGATCGGTACCAGCGCCTGCTCGATCAGCGACAACCCGTACGGCGTCCACGAGCGGGGCGTGAACGGCAGGTACATCATCTGGTCGGCGCGGTACTCAGTCGTCAACGCGTCTTTCATGTCCTTGACGTCTTCGCCCATCCACGACGTCATCAGGTCAACGCGGGGTACCCCGTACTGGTAGATCTGCCATGCCGGGTTCGGTGGCTGCGGGATCCCGCCGCGCAGGTCCAGCATCGGCCGCACAATGTCGCCGGAGATCAGGCACAGCGCGCCGAGGTTCGACCCGGGAATCCCGCGGGCCTTGCCCCGCTGCCGGGACGGTTGCAGGTACAACGACAACGCGTCCACCACGAAGATCTCTTCGAGGAGCGCGGACAGCCACGACTCAAACCCGTGGTACTTGCCCGGGTCGGGGCGATTGAAGAACCGCTTCACCGGCCCGCGGCGCTCGTCGAACTCTTTCCGGGCCGCCCGGTCGCCGCGCATCGCTTTCTCGGCGTCCTTTGTGGGTACCACGTCCCACTCGATCGCCAGGATTTCCTGGATCCGCAGCTGAATGCAGGCACGGGCGACGGAGTACGCATCCGCCATGATCCGCATCTGGGAGAACGACGCCAGTTTCAGCCCCTCGTCGCCGGGCTGACCGTGGGGCATGTTCCACGACGTGGGGTAGGTGAACCGTCGCGGTTCGGGCCGGTCCTCGCCGGGTGGGGGCTGGTCGATCGGCTGGGGCCGCATCGGGGCCAACGGCCCGAACGTGCCGTTCAGGAACGTGGCCGGGTCGCGGGGCAGGGCGGCGTTGACCCGACCGGTGGACCACTCGGCGTACGACGCGATCAGCGGGCTCGCCGGCCCGCCCAAACCGGTACCGGTGGGTGGGCCCCCGAACGCGCCGGTAGGGTTCGCGACGGTGGTCGGCAGCGCGCGGGCAACGGCGGCGAGGTTACGTGCCACGGGCTACTGCCTCCCCTCGAGGTTACTGTTCAATGGCGGGCTGGTCTGGGTCCGGTGGGTCGACGTCGCAGTCTTCGGGCCAGATGATGTTGTCGTCGGACCATTTCCCGTCGGGCCAGAACTCGACGCTCAACAGTTGCGACGACGTTGGTTGGAATTCCATCCGCCGCACCCGCGGGCATGAGCGGTTGTGGATGCCGCCGCAGTGCTGGCACGGCTTGACTCCCGTAACGCGGGCAGCCTCGGCCGCGTGTTTCTCGAAGATGTCCCGCATCCGTTTGGCAAGGTCGGGGGGTAACCGCCGGTCGACGGGCGGGGGCGGGTCGGGTTGTGGTGGGCGTCGAATGGCCATGTCTCCTCCTACGTGGACCATTCCGGCTGGTCTTTATCGCCCGGCACCGGCCCCTTCCGCTGCTCGACACCGGTGTAGTGGTAGTGGCGGAACTTGCCCGGCGCGGTGCCGGCGGCGTTGCGCTGGGGCGGGGTGAACACGTACCGGGCCAACGCCACCCAGCCGGACTCGCCGCGGGCGGCTTCGGTGGCGTAGTAGCGGGTCTGCGTGAGCGCTTCCACCGGGACGCGTCGGTTGTCGACGGGGCCGCCGTGGTGGACCGCGGTCGCCATCAGACCACCTCAGCGTCGTCGTCGTCGAGGTCACGTGGGCGGTGGCAGTGCGGGCATCGTTCGGGGTGCAGCTCGGCCACGAACGCCTCCGCGCAGTGGTCGCAGCGGATGATCCCCATCGCCCCGAACCAGTCCAGCGACTGCGGCCAGAACGCCATCACCGCTGAGTCCCCATCGTCGGGGGACCGGCCGAGCCGTTTCTTGATGTCGTCTTTCGACTCGACCTGGACGTTGCCTCCGGACACGACCCGCCAGTGCGGGGCGGTCAGGTCGCCGGTGAGTTTGTCGTCGGGTGGCAACGCCACTTCGAGCCCGCGGGACGGGTCGAGCATCTCCCGCATGTTCCACCACGCCGCGCTTCGGCAGTTCGTGAATCCCATTTCGCGAGTCGCGTCGCGGCGTTTCGTTTTCTCGGACGCGTTGAACCCTTCCACGGTGATGCCCTGTTCGCGGAGCCGGTCAACGACACCAGCGCCGATCCCGATCACGTCGACAACGGGCAGCATGCCTGCGTGGTCGGGGTTCGCCAGCGCCGCCCGGACCCGACCAGTCGTCTGCATCGTGTCCTCTTTGGACGTGCGGCGGAGTTCGGTGAGAATGTCGCCGAGCCGGATCGAGATCACCGTTTTGTCGGACCCGGACCGGGCCACGTCGACACCGCACGTGCGGCGCCCCTCCGGGACCTGCCGGCCGGCCTCATCCCAGGTGCGCCACCGCTCGTTGGCCTGCTCCACCCACGACAGGGGAATCACCCCATCCTCGTCGGAGGAGTGGAACTCGCCTTCAACACGGTTGTAGTAGACAGCCGAGTCGCCCCACTGCTCCCACCGCCGCCGGCACCACTCCTCAGTGATCCGGCCGGCGCGGATCGCTTCCTCGCGGGTGACATGACGCACCCACCAGTCATCAAACCCAGGCGCGCGGCGGTGGATGTCGTAGAACCGACCGTTCGGCTCGCCGGGGGTCGACATCGCGATCGCGAACGCTTCGTTGCTGGAGCCCTCGCCGGCGCCGGAGAACGCGCCCTCAGCGGCGTCGAACGTTTCCGGGGCAATCGCCTTGGACTCGTCGAAGACATACAAGATCGAGTCGGCGTGGGCGCCTTCGATCAGTTCCGGGTTGTCGGACGCGACCGCGAACGCCGACCCGAGCCGGAGCTTGATGTTCAGGGTCAACAGTTGGCTCTGGGTGTTGAGGGGTTCCCGACCCAACTCGTCCCAGCGGATCAACCGCGCCCACTTGTGGATCTCAGGCCAGGTGAACCGTTCCAACTGCCGCCACGCCCCGGCAGTGGTAACGCATTTCCAGTCCCGGCCGGCTGACTCGCGGGTGAGCGCGAACCAGAGAATCGCGATCGCGATCGTGGTGGTGTTGTGCTCAATAAAATCGGTCACGAACGTGTGTGGTCCCGGTACGGTGATCGCCACCGTTGGTTCCGGTGCGAGGACCTCAACAGTCCTTACGCGCTCCCACGCAAATCCGGACGGGAGCCGAAAGGACTGCCACCGCTGTTGTTTAGCCAGGGTCGCGACCCGGCAAGAGGCGGCGAGTCGGTTGAGGGCGTCCTCCTTGCCGAGGATGCCGACTACTTCAGCGAAACGGAGGATGCCGGCCGCGTCGTGGATGGCAACGGTGTGCGACTCACCATGCTTACGCACTCCCAGGTGAGTCCACGACACTCGCCGGGCGCGAACCTCAGCGACGATCCCCAAACGCAAGAGTGCTCGCTGGACGTCCTCGGCTAGCGCCCGACTGGAGGTGCCGTAGCCGACCTCTCGGTTCGCCCTGTTCCCCGCGCGTTCATTGTGGTGCGCCCATCCGTCACACGCAAACATACGGTTCAGTAGCAAGGCTAGGCTTTTGTCGTCGAGCCGCCACACCAAGGCGGGAAGACGCTTGGTCAATGCGGAATGACCATAGATACCCCACGCGCGACACATTTGCTTGACGGGGTTCGTGCGCCGCCCTTTACCCCCCGGCGTCGTGACCCTGTAGTCGACGCGGGAAATGTGTACTAGACGGCAACCGTGCTCAGCGACAGATCGGCCCATTGCGTCGAGCATGGGTCCGTCGGCCTGTGAAAATATGACAGAGCCGCCCGTAAGCCCCCCATCGGCGACGAGTCCGCCAAGGATAGTCGCCTCAGACTCAGTGAGAGTCTCGGTCGCACCCTCATTACCGAGGTATGCGGCAATGACCGAGCCGGGCCGCAACTCGCCAGCAGCTACCCAGTCGCCCTCGGGACGCATGCGACCGCGACCAAGGGGGGAGGGATGACCTTTCGGGTCGACGTCAGCCCACATCGGATGGTTGAGGGTTCGTACGACCGCACGTCCCTTGTCGGTAGTAACCCGGACAACGGGTTGGACGCCATTGTCGACGGCGTACGCATTCGCGCGATGAACATCGCCCGTGATGGGGTCGACCGCCAGCACCTCAAACGATCGACCGACGAGGTCACACGCCTGAACAAGTGTGCCGTCGGCCAAACGCATCCACTCATGGTAGTGCAGGCACTTCCCCAACCCGTGCGGACCGCGGACCGCGACGCGTTTCTTGACGGGGATTTCCCCGAGAATCTCGTCCTGGTAGAACGTCAACGCTTTACCGGCGGGCCACGCAATGCAGTGCCGGGCGAAACCGATCGGGTCGTGGTAGTACTTGACGGCGGCCTGGCCGGCGGTGCCGATGTCCCGTTCGAGGCTGTCGGCGACGCTGGCGAGCAACGTATCGAACACAGCGGGGGACCGCCCTTTCAGGCGGCGGTGATCTGCGCTGGCATCTGGCTCACCGTGCGCAGGTAGCGGCCCGCTTCGATCCGGGCTTCGACAGCCATGGGTCCGGTGACGTTGACCTTCGCCAGGCCGGCCTCGATCGCGGCGAGGATCATTTCCTTCTGCCCCTCGGCGATCTTCACCAGGCGTTCGTCGATGTTCAACTTCGCGATCATCGCGAGAGTGGTCGCGAGCCGATCCATGGACCGTTCGTACAGTTGGATTTCGCCGCGGATCGCTTCGCCGCCGTCGGTGCCGTAGCGGAGCTTCTCCTGCTCGAGGAGTTCCGCGACCCGTTCGGCCATGGCCTGTTTCCACTGCTTCATTTCCCCGGCGAGGAGTTGCAGCTCGCGCAGCGGGTCCTCGACCGCGGCGGCGGGGAACTGGCCGAGGACCATCCGTACCCGGCGGGTGGTGGCGCTCTGGGCTTCCCGCGCGGCGTACGCCTCCGCTTTGATCATCTGAGATTTCGCTTGGGACGCACCCGTCGCGCCGCCATGCCTACGGCACACACTGAGGCCGGTGACCTTGTACGCCTTGCACTGTGAGCCGGCCTGGTTACGGCTATGCCCCTGGCACCGGTCGGGGTTGTGTACGGCGTCGCAGGTGCCGCAGATCCGGCCGTCAGCCGGCGGCAGGGCCACGGCGTGCTACTTCCTCGGCCGACTGCTGCATCAACGGTCGCATGTCGCGGATCTTCTGGCAGATCAGGGTAAGCCCGTCGGGAGTCACCTCGATCGGCCGGTACCAGACCACCCCGGCAACGCGGATCCCCTCGTGGTCCACGGCGAACGGCCAGTACCGGCCAGCGAACATGGTGAGTTCGGCTAGGGCGATACGGGTCAGGTCCGGGGCGTTGGTCACGACCGGGGCGCCCGGATTACGGGTGTCGATGACGAGGTCCCCGAACGAACCCCGACTGACAACACGCTCTGCTGTGATCATGTGTTTCTCCTCCTGCATCACACGATCTGAAGTTGACCAACCTCGGCGACGGGAATGGTCGGGTTGTCGGTCACCCGCACCCACCACGAGTAGATCCCCAACCCGAGAACAACACCACCGGTGCCAGGCCCGACGAGGCACTGCGCCAGGTAGGTGCCGCCCGGTGCGGTGTCCCACGACCCGGTGTGCCAGTCCCCGGACCCAGGCCGGGCACCCACAGTCGTGAACGCCATCTCGATGAGATCGCTGGTCGGGTTGACCGGGGCACCGTCCACGTACGCGGCGGCGGGAACCTGCACGTAGTCGGTGGCCAGAATTGACAGGATCACCGGGCCTCCCCCCGCTGTGATTCCGCTGCTGGTACGTGGTGTCCCGAACGACCACAGAAACTGCGGCTGACCGAAAATGAGTGTGAGGGTGCGGGCCCCACTGGTACCGGTGGCCACATCGGTGAACGTGATCGAGCCGGTGACGGCGCGAGCTTGGGTGAACGCCCGGGTCGCGACGTCGGCGAACGTGACCGCGTCGCTGATGCCGCGGGCGAGGATCACCGACGCGGCGACCACATCGGACAGGGTCGTAACGTCCGTGGCGCCGCGCGGCAGCACAACACGGCTGGTGACAGCATCGGACAGGGTGACGGCGTCCGTGCCGGCGCGGGCCAGTGCCGCGGCACGGGTCGCCACGTCGGACAGGGTGGTGGAGTCGGTAACGCCCCGGGTCTGGGTAACGGTTCGGGTTGCCGCATCGGACAGGGTGACCGCGTCGGTAGCGGTGCCGGTGAACGATGAGGTGGCCGTGAACGCGATGACCTGGATGTAACGGTCCGATGCGGCGTTGGTCCAACTCACCGACGGGGACTCGGCGGCGGTTCCCGCAGGCACCTTGACCGCGGCGAACTGGAACGCCGCCGACCCGCCGGCCCCGATGCCCGGCGATTCAAGATTCGTGTAACCGGCAGACCAGACGGGAGTGTTCGGGCTCGTGACGGAGTGCAGCATCCCGGCGGCGAGGACGAGGTCCACAGTGGTGGCGAGGGTGCCCGTCGACACGGCCGGGGTGCTGCTGCCCGTCGACGAGTCGGCATGCGCTTCGGCTATACCGTTCGGGCTGTCGACACCGGTAGCGTTGTGGACCCGGATCCACGACACGACACAGTTGAAGTTGCCGGAGGTCGTGACGGTGACGGTGTCAGACTCACCGCCCACGGCCAGCCGGGCGAATGTGTAGGCGCCCTGGTCGCCAACGAAACTGGTTTCGAGGGTGAACCCGGACGGGGTCGCTACGACCGTGTCGGAGTTGGCGAACAGAACATCGAAGTCGCCGACCAGTGGCGCACCGGCGGAGAAAACGCAGGCGTGGCCCCCGTTACCGTCGGCGAAGGCGTAGGACTGGTGCGCGGAGACGGTAGCGCCCACGGGTCAGCCCTTCCCTGCTCCGCCGCTAGGACATAGTGACGGTGTCGGTCAACACGAGCTGATCTCCAGAGGCGGTCAGGGTGGCGGTCGCTGAGAGCAGCGTCTCGAACATCATCGTCCCCCCGGACGGGGTGGCGTTGAACGTGGCCATCTTCGCGATCGTGACCGGCAGCGAGTCGGAGCCGTTCGCGGTGAACGTCTTCGTCAACGTCCACGTGGACGTGCCGTTCGTGTGTGCTGGGGTGCCCTGCGCCCGGATCAGACCACCACTGGCGGTGGTGATCTCCCCGGTCAGGGTGGTGTCGGTCGCGACCGGTGAGGCGGAGTTCGCGGTCAACGCCATGTAGTTCGCCGCCGCCGCCTGCGACAGGCTGACCATGTTGGTGTAGGTGAGGTCTTTACCACCGTTGAGGTACATCACGCCTCCGGTTCGGGGTCGCGCGCTTCGCAGCCCCACACACTGGCTAGGACCTGCGTCAACTCCGGGTCGGTCGACGCGACCCATGCGGGGGCGTCGGCGTTGGAGTGGGCCGCCCACACGCCGCTGGGATGAGTCAACGTGGTGATGATCTCGGCGACAGAAATGTCGTCGGGGGGTTGCACGATCGTGCACCGCTTGCCCTCTATAGGAGTGCGGACCTTCACGTGCTCACCACGGTCGTCGACTTCGCCGGTCGGGATGTGATCAACGGCGGCATGGTTGCCGAGCCAGATGGTGGGCACCGGTCAGCCTCCTCGAATGGGTTCCACGGTCAGAACAACCTCATCAGGGGTCACCGTAAGTTCGGTCACGGCGTGCCGTGCGCCGTCGCCGGTGACCACGATCAGGGGCTTAGCGTCTTGCGGGTACTGCTCGTTCAGCAGTGACCGCACGTGTAGCAGGTCCAACGTGTTTGTGGCCTTTCAAGGTGAAGGGCCGGAAGGGCGCCCCGGGCGGACGGAGGAGTGTGCCCGAACCCCGAGGGGGTTGCTCCCCGGGGCGCCCAGCTCGCTACCCGGCCCTACGGCTGGGTGGTGACCGGGCCTTCGGTCAGTGAGATCAGGGCGGTGCCGCCCGGTACGACGTCGATCGCCTCGGTCGCGGACAGGACCCCGTCGGTCACAGTGACCACGGCGCTGCCCGGGTTGCCGGCCACGACGGTTGCGGTGCGGGTGTCGTCGGATACGACCACGGTCGCTACCGTCTCGTCATCGACGGTCCAGACGACCTGGTCCGGCGTCTCGAACCCCTTCGCGTCCTTGGTGTCGACGGTCAAGTCGAACTGCTCGTTGTCGTGCAGCTGCACGGTGCCTCCTTGACTTGTGGGCGTGCCGGTTGGCAGCCCGGACTGTTGATCGGTGATCGGACCGGCGATCAAGGTCAAGCTGACGGTGCCCTTGAGCCACGCCAGGAAGACCTCCGCTGTGTTTCGGACGGCGGTTTCGCCGGCTGCGATCGTGTCGGCCACGGCGACGCCGAGTTCCTCGGTGAGGTCGCCAACGGCCGCGTGGAAGACGGTCGCCGCTTGGAGCGCGGACGCCCTGTCTGGGTCGGTCAAGTGACCACCACCTTCGGGTTGAGTGGGCACAAAAAACCCGGCCAACGCGGGCCGGGTCGACTAAGGAAGAAATGCGATCAACGTCGTCTATTTGCTAGCCTGTTTGCACAGGTCACATTTCGGAGGAGGAAAAAACAGAATGCTGAATCAGCCCACCGGTCCCAGCGACCCGGGAATGCCGGTGCCGGGGCCGAAGCCGAGTCCACAGTTCATGCGCGGCGGTAGCCCGAACCCCATCCTGGACCCGCCGCCGTTCCCGCCGAAGTAGACAAGCACGCCGCCACCGCCTCGCATCTCCCGTTTGGGGGGGGCGAGGCGGTTGGCGTTTGGGGGGAGAGATCGCAGAGGGGGTAGACAGTGACGTGCGTCTATATGTGTCTGGGTGGTTCGTCAGTACCACCCAGCATGGGTCACCCCTGCGCAGAGTAGCTATCCGCGCCGATGATCGTCAAGCGACCGCGCTGCCCGCCGCCCTCCGCCGCGTTGCCGCCTGCTCAATCCGGTCCAACACGTCCCCGATCCGGTACAACGGCCGCCCCGACCAGTCGTTGCCCCGGGGCCAGATCAACCGCCGCTTGATCCAGTTGCGGAGCATGCCGTGGAAGTCGGAACTGATCACCGTCGCATACGCCGACACGAGCCGAGCCACATCCGCCGCCGGCGCCTGATACTCCCTCGCCTTCTCGAGCAGCCACGTCCGCCGGTCCGCGACCCGATGCGTCGCCCGACACCCCGGGCAGCGGATCGTGTCCTGGTCCGGTGAGGCGTACAGATCCACCTGACACTCCGTACCGCCGGGCAGCGGCTCCCAGCAGCGACCGGCGTACCACTGGTCGGCGGGCCGGTCCACAGCCCGGGTCGCCCGGTCATGGCAACGGCCCAGGTCGGCCCACGCCGTGGGCGCCTGGGGGTGGGTACGCAGCCAGCCGAGGTGCGCGGCAACGAACTTCGCCACAACGGCCAAGGGGTCATCGACCGGTTGGGTACGTACGGTGTGGCAGGTGGAGTGTTCGCACCAGCCGTACGGGCAGGCCGGGCCAACCAACCGGGGCGGCGGGGCCGGGACCGGGCCGCAGTGCTCAACGATCAGGTCGGCCCAGAAGTGCAGCGTCGTCGCGGTGGCGTCGCGGACCGCAGCAGCGTCGAGGTTCACGGGCAGCGCTTTCGGGGACAGCGCCGATTCGGGGCCCGGCCGGCGGGCGACGAGGTTCACGCCGGGGCGGCGTACCCAGTAGGCGCGGATCGTGCGGCAGGTGGGGTGATCGCACCACCCATTAGCGCAGGCGGGCCCGGCCGGGCGGGGCGCCTCGGTCGGCGCTGGCCCGGCCGGGGCGGTGGGTCGGCTGATCGTGGGTCGGGTGATCCGGTCCTGCCGGGCCACAGTGACGGCCAGTTCCTCGGCGACGCGGGCCAGCTCAGTCAACGTGTTCGCGAGGGCGGCGGTGCACTGGTGGCAGATGTAGCCGTTGTCGGAGACGGGTTTCGGACAGACGGCGCAGTCGGCCACGTGGCTCCCTTCCCGGGGCGGTGTGGCCTGATCTTAGTCTTACGGCGGGCGGCTACTCGGCTGGCTGAACGGTTGGTTCAGGTTGGCGCTCCGCCTCAAACTCGGCCCGTACCCGCGCGTCGCCGACCTCGCGTTGCGTGATCGCGGCCCGCACGAAACAGTCCTTCGCCTCCAATAGGTGCCGCAGACCAGCGGTCAACTCCGGCCCACCGTCCGGGTACGCCTCGGCCATCCTCTCCGCCAGCGCATAGCAGTCACCGACCACAGTGGCCAAGTCGGCGGGCAGGTGACCGCTTGTGAACCATCGCAGCACCTGCGCGGTCGCCGGGTGCATGCTCACCGCGGTACCCGCGCCATCAACGCGTCGTCGATGTGCCGCCGAGTCCCCACGATGCCTGTGGGCTGATCGGATCCGTCGCCGAACACAGCGACCGCGCTGCCCGTGAACCGGTCAGGATGCTGCGGGTCGATGAACACCCGAATGCCCACGGTCAGATCCGGGGCCGGCAGGTGCGTGTCCGCGTGGGCGTTGAGTTGCCAGAACTGCAACTCGAACACGCTGGATTCGCCAAGCCACCCGCGGACCTGCCGCCACAGTCCCATTCCGACCGAGTCGTTGATTCCCGACAGGTCGGCGCCTTGCTCCACGTTCGTCGGGTTGGTAATCAGAAACGTGCCGGTCGGGAAGACCGTGAACAGGTGATCGGGGTAGGGGGCGCTGTCGGTCGTGGCACGCCACACCCCGGGCAGCAGAGAATCGAACACGGCGCGTGCGCTGGCAATGCTGGGACCGGTCATGGTGCACATTGTGTCAGAGAAAAGGGTTGCGTGTACCCTCCTGCGTCCCCTACCGTTGACCCCGTGACCGCAACCTGGACTCTCCAACCGCAGCGACCCTTCGGGGTGCTGGGGTCCACGGCCGCCGCCAAGCGGTCGACGGATGAGCACAACCCGGGCAGGCCACGATGACGGAACGTTGATCAACGCAACGTCATCGCCGCCCACCCAGACCGGGACCGGGCGGCGATTCACGTTCATAGGGGTGTAGCTCAGCAGGTCAGAGCGCCGATCTCCAAAGTCGGATGTCGCAGGTTCGATTCCTGTCACCCCTGCTCAGCCTCGACTAATGGGCCGAGGGCACAGCACCATTGACAAATCCACAGTGGATGGCATGAAAGACGTGCCGGGGGGCTTCCGCTTCCCCGGCGCTTCGGGGGCGTGGGGCACGGTGACCCCTCCTGGCCTGGGACCAGGCAACACGGCGTTCGACTCGCCGGCTCCCGACAACATGCCTCGCAAGCTCCGAAGGTGTGAGCGCCCGGTTGAAGCCCGGGAGGCGCCCCGTTCGATCCGGGGGCGAGGCACGCTCGGCGGGTTCGGCTATCGGTAGGCCACCTGGTTCTCAGCCAGGCAGGACGGGTTCGACTCCCGTACTCGCTACGTCGGCAGGGGAAGCGTCGAGGCGCGCAACCTCGCCTCTGCCGGCTCCATGCCGGCGGGGTGTCCACGGTGACATGCCACTCTTCCAAAGTGGAGTAACGGGTTCGACTCCCGTCGCCGGTTCCAGAATAGTTCGGTGGCGATTCGGCTAATTGGGAGGCCGACGGGCTTTGGTCCCGTCTGTCCAGGTTCGAGTCCTGGATCGCCAGCAACGCCGCGGTAGGCTAAATGGCAAAGCCGTTTGCTTCAAAAGCAGATGATTGTCGGTTCGACTCCGACGCGCGGCACACCCGCCCTTGAAGCTCACCAGGTAGAGCGCGCGCATGGTAAGCGCGAGGCTGCCGGTTCGACTCCGGCCAGGGGCTCGTTCAATGCGGCCATAGCTCAATGGTCCGAGTACTGCCTTGCCAAGGCAATGATCCGAGTTCGATCCTCGGTGGCCGCTCGCAACCCACACACATCAGGAGGTGACCCGCAGTGGAAGCCGTACTAGTCCTCAACGCCGACCTCGGCCCCCTACACCGGGTCAGCCTCCGCCACGCAATCCGGATGCTCTGCCGCCAAGTCGCCGTGGTCCACGAAGCGGAGCCTGACATACGCATCGGTATCTTCCCGATGCCCCGGGCTGTCCGCCTCGTCCAGTACATCGTCACGAAATGGCGCTACACGACCGGACCCACCTGGTCCCGCACCGGCGTCATGAACCGCGACGGACACCGCTGCGGATACTGCCACGGACAGGCGACCACAATCGACCACATCCGGCCCCGCGCGCAGGGCGGCCGTAACTCCTGGCTCAACACAGTCGCCGCCTGCGCTTCGTGTAACCAGCGTAAGGGCGACCGCACCCCGGAGCAGGCGGGTATGCGGTTGCGTCTCACCCCGACCGCGCCAACGTGGGCGGTCCTGGGGATGCGCTGAAAGGGGTGCCGGCGGGTGTGGCGCCGGCCCCACATTCTCCTGTCGTCTAACCGGTAGGATGCCTGATTCTGGCTCAGGTGATCGAGGTTCGAGTCCTTGCGGGAGAGCTTTGCTGGTGTAGCTCACGTTGGTTCGAGCGGCTGCCTTGTAAGCAGCAGAACGCGGGTTCGATTCCTGTCACCAGCTCTGAGGGCGACGCACAGGTGTGCAGGGCTGTTTTGCAAACAGCCTTTGCTCGGTTCGATACCGAGGTTGTCCACGCTCGCGTAGCCCAACTGGTAGAGGCGTCAGGCTTAGACCCTGATCAGTGCACGTTCGACTCGTGTCGCGAGTACGCATGATGGCGTGGCCTAGCTGGTTAAGGCACCACCCTGTCAAGGTGGAAATCGCGGGTTCGAGTCCCGTCGTCATCGCTTGGAAGGGTGGCCGAGCCCGGTCGATGGCGCCGCGCTGCTAACGCGGTTCACCTCGTGTGACGCGGGTTCAAATCCCGCCCCTTCCGCCACGTCGCCGTAGCTCAGTCGGTTCGAGCGCTTCGCTGATAACGAAGAGGTCGGGGGTTCGATCCCCTCCGGCGACACGCACCACATGCCCCCGTAGCTCAATGGATGGAGCACTTCGCTACGAACGAAAAGGATGCGCGTTCGAGTCGCGCCGGGGGCACGCAATCAGGGTGTAGCTCAACTTGGTGGAGCACGTGCCTGGGGGGCACGCGGCCGCAGGTTCAAATCCTGTCACCCTGACTCATGGAAGGTAGCGCCCAGTGGTGGGCAACCGGTCTTGAAAACCGGGCCGGGGTGACTCCCGAGGGTTCGACTCCTTTACCTTCCGCGCGCTGGTAGCTCAGCCTGGCAGAGCGGCCGATTCTTAATCGGCGGGTCGGGGGTTCAAATCCCTCTCGGCGCACCATCCCCTCGTAGCTCAGTGGACAGAGCCGCAGGTTTCTACCCTGCGAGGGCGCCCGTTCGAGTCGGGCCGGGGGGACGATCTCCTGCTAGCTCAATGGATAGAGCACTTCGGTCCTAACGAAACGGTTCCCGGTTCGAGTCCGGGGCAGGAGACGTTTTGCGGGCTGCTAACTCAATGGCAGAGTAGCGGGCTTTTAACCCGAGAGTTCTCGGTTCAAGTCCGAGGCAGCCCACCGCGGGGTAGAGCAGTGGCAGCTCACCGTCCTCATAAGTCGGAGGTCACCGGTTCGACTCCGGTCCCCGCTTCCGTCCTGGTAGCTCAGTGGGAGAGCGCCCGCCTGACGCGCGGGAGGTTCGCAGGTTCGACCCCTGCCCGGGACACGCTTGGCCTCGTCGACTATTGGTTAGGTTTCCGCTCTTTCACAGCGGAGGACAGGGTTCGATTCCCTGCGAGGCTACTCATTCCGGTATCGCCTAGTTGGTATGGCAACGCACTGTTAATGCGTACAAGGGTTGGTTCGAGTCCAACTGCCGGAGCCTGTCGTGCCTCGCGGTCCCTCTGGTGGGGGTGCCTGACTTATGATCAGGACGTGGTGGGTTCAATTCCCACGCGGGGTACTTTGCGCGCGTAGCTCAGTGGGAGAGCAGCCCGTTCACACCGGGCAGGCCGGAGGTTCGAGTCCTTCCGTGCGTACTGTGTCTATGGCGTAGTGGTCTGCGCGTCGGGTTGTGGCCCCGAAGGTCCCGGATCGTAACCGGGTAGACACCCCGGGAGTGACGCATGGTGTCGAGCGCTCGCTGTAAACGAGTAGCCCTGGGGGTTCGAGTCCCTCCGCTCCCACGCTTGCCCTCGTAGCTCAGCGGATTAGAGCACCAGGTTCCGAACCTGACGGTCGCGCGTTCGAGTCGCGCCGGGGGCACGTTGGCGCTGTGACCGAGTGGTTAGGTGGCGGTCTGCAAAACCGCATACGCCGGTTCGAGTCCGGCCCGCGCCTCGATCATGCCATCCGCTGTGGATTTCTCGCGGGCGGGCCGGCCGCCCAGCTGGCTTTCATACGGCCGGTGTGCCCGGTTCGACACCGGGGCCCGCGACTCTTCTTCTATCGCCAGAGCGCCCACGCCACGCTGACCGCGGCCACCGCGACGGGGGCTACGGCGTGGATGTGTTCGATCGGCGAGCCGGTGTGGATCCGTAGCGGCTGCCACAGTCCGACCATCCGCCATCGTTGCCCGCGGATCCGGGCTGGCCACCAGAGGGGTACGCCCTGCACGGAGCAGGCGTCCCCGGCGAGGTGGGTCAGCCAGCCGGCGGTGACGATCGGGCCGAGCCACCACCCGCCCACGTGGGTTAGGGCGGCGGCGATCCCGGCGAGGATGCCGGCTGCCCAGGCGTAGCGGTGGCGGCGCCAGCGGCGTACCCGGGCCGGGGCCATGGCCTGAACGGCGGCGGCGGCGAGGATGGTGATGAGGGCGGCGGATCCGTACGGGATGAGCCACCCGATCAGGGTGGCTGCTGCGCCGGCGGTGAGGGCGGCGAGGATGGTGTGGGTCAGGCCGCGGTGTCCGTCGCTGGTTGGTCGGTCGTAGCGGGTGCGGGTGGCGCGGTGGGCCCAGATGGACAGGTCAGCGACACCACCGCACGCGTAGGCGGTGACCGGGCCGGCGAGGCGGGCGAGGGTGGCTTCGCGGTGGTCGCAGTCGGGGAGCAGCGCGGCGCCGGCGATCGTGGCGGCGCCGGCGAGTACCACTGGTAGGGGGGCGGGGTGGTGGGTGACGGCGGCGGCGACGCAGCTGGTTGCCCATACGGCGACGGCTTGGGTGACGTGCGTGCGACCCATCACCAGTGCGCCCCGTACGTGTCGTGCCAGGTGTTGACGTCCATGTCGACGAGGCCGGCGATGGTCACCGCCAGGATGGTCATCAGTCGTCGCCCTCCACGATCAGGTGTGCGGCTTCGGTGTCCTTGAAGTCGAAGAACCCGTGGCCGGCTTCTCCGCTACCGCCGCACTGCTCGCACCGGTCCGCGGCGTCGGCCCACTGATAGCAGGCCATGGCGTGGTCGTACCGGCCGGCGCGGACAAGGCGGGTGCACGGGTCGCCGTTGGGTGCCAGGCTCTGTCCGCCGCATTCGCAGGCGTAGATCGCGTCCCGGATCGGGCCGCAGTCGTCGCACGGCTGGCCGACCTTCAACACCTCGACGACACCGAGCACGCCCTTGTGGTAGGGGGCGGTGACCCGGTACACGGTGTCGCCGTCCCAGCCGACGAACTCGTGGCCCTCCTCCAGCACACCGATCGGCACATCGAGGGTGGCCACCTCCCCATACGGGTCGACGACGAACCGCTCACTGTTGCGCTGCGTGCGCCACGGGCCGCGGGGGACGGCGTTGTGGTCGTAGTCGGGTGGGTTGCTGCTCCACTGGGGCAGGTGCCGCCAGTCCACGTCCAACGGGCCGGAGAACCCGTGATCCGTTTTGGGTGTGGCGTCGGCTTCGATGTCCTCGCCGCAGTAGGTGCAATCACCTGCGTACCTCGCGTAAACCTGCATGGGGGCTTAGATCCTTTCAGTTCGGGAGACGACAGCGGGAAAACTCGGCGGGGGCTAGCAGCCGGGGCAGGCGGTGAAGCCTGTCCCTCCGCAGACGAGGCATTCGTGGTCGTAGTAGTAGTGGAAACTGTCCGCGCCGTCGGGTCCGCCGCAGCCGTCGCAGAGGACCTGGCCGGGGCAGTCGGGGTGGTGCGTCACACCGTCGTCGGCCGGCGCGGCGCGGAAGAGATCGAACAGCCACCTCATGGCAGGCATTCTCCCTGGCACTGTGTTGTTGGCATGTTGTTGCACACGTCGCAGTTCCACACGTCGCCGCAGCTCGGGCATCGTTCCCACAGGGCCGGGCACCCCTCAACGTGGTCGTTGTAGTTGGCGTCGAAGTTGTGGTAGTGCAGGTCGCAGTCGCTGGCTGGTAACCCGGCGAGAAACGGGGTGCGTAGTTCGTTGATCGCGTTCAGCAGCGCGGCGACTTCCTCGTCGGTGACAACCATTCCCTCGAGTTGGAGTTGCTGCGAGTCGCAGTGCGTTCCGGTCAGAAACACCCGGCAGCCGTATTGGGCGTCGCCGATCTGCTCTACCAGCAGACAGGTTCCGTCGTCTTCGTGGACGTCAACACACCAGGGCATGTGCTCATACCGGGGCATTGGCGTCTTCTTCCGCCCCGGGGTACGCCCATTTCCAACTGGTCGCGTCTTCCGCCTGCGCTTGGGCTGCCTCGAACACGGCGATCATGTCCGCTATCTCGTCGGCGTGGAGGAAGAGGTCCGCGGTGGCGCCTTCCATCATCGGTGTGGCGCCGACGCCGGAGATCGTGACCCGCACGTAGGCGTGGGCCGGTTCGTTGTCGGTGTCGGCCCACCACTCCTGTTCGGCGCGGACCTGAACGTCGACGTCTTCGTCGACGCCGCCGTTGTCGAGGGCCTGCTCCCACCCGCCGATGTGCGACTGGTACGCGGGTTCGTCTTCCTCGTCCTGCGTGCACCATGCGGGGCATTGCAGGAGGCCGTGTTCGGCCATGATGTCGGCGCGGCTCATCAGGACGTCAAAGCGACGAAGAACTGACCGAACCGGTCGGCGACGTGGCCGACGCCGGACCCGATGTGGCGGGCCGTACCTGCCGCTCCGGCGGGGTCATGCATGACCGCAACGAAGATGATGATCGCGACGAAGAGGCCTTTCCAGTGGTCGCGCAGCCAAGAGGACATGATGGGTTTCCTTCGGTGTGAGATCGTGTAGGGCATGGATGAGCAGCAGCGGGTGGAGCAACGCGTCAAGGACCGGCAGAAGTGGCTGTCGCAGGTCGAGAACGGGGCCTACTCGGCGATCATTGGCGGGGCCAGCGACGACGAGGTGCGGGCGGCGTGTGAGCGGGGTGTGGACGCCGCGATGGAGTCGGCCCTGTACCGGGCCACTCATCGGGTGGCGTGATCAACGCAGATCCAGGTGGCGTACTGCTCGGCCTTGGTTACCTTGCCTGCATCGCGGAGTTCGTTGATCCAGCGTGAGATCGTCGCGCGGCGGCGGGTCAGGCCGGCCGCCTGCGCCTTGAGGAAGATCGTTCCTGTTCGTACTCCTTCGGGTCCGGCGGCGCGGATCAGGTCCAGGACGAACGCGACGCCGGTCTGATCGGTGGCGTCGTCGTTGTCGACGGTGGTGGGCAGCGCGGCGAGTTGAGCGGCGGTGGTCCGCCACTCCTCCGGCAGGTCATCCTCCACCGGTTTCGCCGGCCGCGGCGCGGCGGTGGCTGGTGTGGCGGCTTCTCCTCGTAGCCGGGCCCGGATCCGGTCGGCGATGGTGGCGGCGTCGTTGAGGGTCAGCGCTGGTTCCGGTACCACGTACGGGGTGGCTTCGTCTTCGTCTGGTTCGACACCGGCCAGGGCCTGCAACCACGGCCGGGCCCGTTCCCACCGTTTCGCCATGACGTCTCCACCGATCCGCAGTGCTGCCGGGTCCATGTCGGGGCGCCGGTCCTGGGTGGCTACCGCGATCTGGATCATCTGTTCGGGGAGTAGTCGGAACCAGCGGAATTTGCGTGGCGGCAACCCGCGGCGGCGGATGAATCCCGTTGGGCTGATGTTCGGGTTCAGCGGGTCGGGGCCGTTGATGTCTGACACGCGGAGGCCCTTACTCCAGTCCATGACGTACGCGATTTCGGAGTCGTCTTCAACCATGCCGACGATCTTCAACGCGGTGGCTTTACGCACGTCGGAGGGAATGTAGGTCGCGGTGCCCCGCTGCGTGGAGAAGATCACGTTGACGCATTCGGCGCGGCCGATCGCCTGCAAATGCTGCAACGCGGCCGCGGCTTGGCGGGCTGTTTTGGGCGCGGAGCCGCCGAACACTTCGCCGCCCTCGTCGACGATGACGAAGATCGCGGGGAGTTCCGCGGACACGGGCAGCACGTCCACGTTGCGGCTGACGCGTAGCCGCTGGTAGCGGGCCTTGCGGTCTTTCGCGATCGCGGTGAGGACTTCCGCGACGATGAGGGCCTCTTCGGCGTTGCGGGCCACCCAGTAGATCGGGGGCTTGGCGAGCTGACCGGTGGCGTAGGGCATCAGCCACGGCGCGGACATGCCGCCGCCGTTGAGGTCGACGTGGATAACGATCGACTCGGTGCAGCAGAGCAGCCGGGCGGTGAGAACGTTCAGGAGGACCGTTTTCCCGGCGCCGCGCATACCGGCGATCATCGCGGAGGACTGATACACCTCGACCATCGTCGGGTCACGGTCTGCGTAGGCGCCGATTGGGAACTCTTTCGTCACCGACCGGGGTGAGTAGTCGGTGGGGAAGTCGATGACGGAGGTGTCGTTCACGGTCGCGACGTGCAGTACCGCCGCGCCCTGGTGGGCTCCGGGGGTGGCGGAGATGACGCATCCGTTGGGGAGACGTTTCGCGGCGGCGAGGTCAGTGGCCTTGTCCTGGAGGAGCCGGTAGGAGTGGGGGGAGCCGGGCGGGAACTCGACGGGAAGGTCGTAGCCGGCCCGGTTGGGCCAGTGGGTGATGGATTGGATGTGCACGCCAGGCGGTTCCTGGATGCCGCAGATACGGTTGATCAGCGTTTCCCATTGCTGCTCGTCGCGGCGTACCAACGGCAGTGGTGGTGTTGCCGGTGGGGTGGGTGGGGCGAACGCGGGGGCGGTGGCCATGGCGTAGCCGGTCGCGACCAACGCGACGATGGTGGCCACGATGCCCCACCCGTGGCCGCTGATGACCCACCCGGCCCAAAGAGTGGCGCCGCCGATGTTGTAAAGCCAGAACCGAATCGTGGCCGGATAGGCGTGGCGGCGGCGGCCGAGTACGTACACCGCCGCCGCCGCGGGGCCGGCGAGGATGGCTGGCAGGATAGGCAGCCATGGCAGCACCTGCGGGGAAGTCAGGTGCTGCCGGCGGATGACCGCGGCGGCGGCGACGGTGAGCAGGGCGGTCAGGAAGCACACCAACGGCCCGGCGACGGGGCCGTGCGTCGGGTCGGTGCGGGGTGCCGGTGGCGGCAGCGGCGGCTTCACTGGTTTGTGGCGCCCTTTCTGGGGTTATACGTGGTCCCGGTTGTTTTTCGAGTCTGCTTTCTCTTCCACGGCGGGGGACTTGCGTGGGTTCTCGGCGCGTTCCCGGTCGGCTTCGTGTTGCCGGTCAAACGTGGCGGGCAGCTCGCCGAGGATGGACTCAGCTTCACGCATGAATTTGGCGGCGGTGCGGATCGCGTCGGGGATCGCCGAATCGACGGGTTGTGTGTCTTCGGCGACGGCGGCGAGTTTCTCGTAGTGGGCGGCGACTTCCGCGACGGCGTCGTGGCCTGCGCGGAGGGAGTTACCGAACTCGAGCAGGGACATGTCTTCGACGGCGCCCGGGTCGGGCCGCGGGCTGGTGGTGGTCACGGAGTCTCCTGTTCTGCTGTCTCCTGTTCTGCTGTGGCGGGGCTCGGCGGGGCGGGGTGGTGGCGTAGGTGGGGTGGTGGTCGGGCGGGGCGCGGCTGGTGGTGGCTGCGGGGCGGGTGATGCGGTGGCCTTCGCGGGCTCGGCCGGGGCGGCGGTCTTGGTTGGCGGCGTCGGCGCGGCGCTGGTGGTGATGTTGCGGCGGCGCCAGTTACGCAGGTTGAACTTGCTCCTCCACGAGGTGGTACCCGACGGCGACGGGGAGGACTTGGTGTTCTTGGCCGCCTTGTCTGTAGTTGCGCTCTTTGCCCGCCGCCGGAAGGGGTTCAGGCGGGCGGCCAGCGCCGCCGCGGGTGACCTGCCGCCGCCGCGGTCCGCGGCCCCGCCACCGCTGCCGGCGGTCGAGGAACTCCGCTTGCGGAAGGGGTTGAGGCGACTCGCCGCCTTCGACCAGGGGCGCCCACCGCTGCTGCCGCCACCGGAGCTGCTGCCGCCAGGCGTTTTCGACCCGCCCCGGAACGGGTTCGTCCACTTCCGCCCCCCGCCGCCGCTGCCTGACCCGGTCGACGTTGATCGCCGGCCCCAATTGAGCGGGTTGAACCGGCCCCCGCGCCGGGCGGGCGTACCCGACTGAGGTGCCCGGCCGCGGGTACCGCCGAGCACGCGAGGCAGCCGGGACCGAAGCCCACCCCCCGGGCGGGAGCCGACAGCCCCGCGTGCGCCGCCGAGGCGACCCGGACCGGTCCCCGACCGGCCGGGGCGTCGGAACAGTCCGCCGAAGCGACCGGTCCCCCGCGGTCCCCGACCCGGACCGCCCAGACCGGTCCCCCGCGTTCGACCAGACCGGCGACGTCGGCGGTAGACCAGACCGGTAACCACGGTCCCCCCGACCGCGGCGATCGTGACGCCACCCCACACCAGTCCGAGCCACGCGATCAGTCCGAGTACACCGGACGCGGCGAGCAGACCGAGGCAGACCCACATCAGACCGGACGGGGACTGTGGTGGTGTCGCAGCCGGGCCGGTCCGGGCGGCCGGGCGGGGCCCGACCGGCCGTGGGCGTGGCGGGGCCGGTGCTACGGGGCCGGCGGGGGGGAGGCTCACACCATCTCCTGTTCGTTACTGTCTGTAAGACTTGACTCTTTGCCCTTTGCCTCTGGCGGTGGGGGTAATGGGGGTTTTGCCTCGGCTAGCGGCGCGTACGCCCCGTCCTTGGCGGGTGGGGGCACAGGGCACACAGCACAGGGCAACGTCACGCTGTGTCACCACTTTTCGGCGAGGATCGGATCCCACTGCTGCTCCACAGCGGCGCGGGGGAGAAGTTCCGGGCGTACCGACTGGACCAGCGGGGCGGCGGGTGCCGGACCAGGCGGTGCGGGATCCGGGTCGGGTCGGTCCCCCACTGTGGCGGGGGACCGGTCTGGGTCCGGACTGGCCGAACGAGGCGGACCGGGGACCGGGCGGGGCGGGGTCCGGATCGGACCGGTCCCCTTCCGGGTCGCGGACCGTTGCAGCAGACCACCGACGGCGGCGATGGTCCCCGCGATGACGAGGGCCCCGACGTACACCTTGGTCACCGACCCGCCGGACCCGCCCAGCGACGCCAGTCCGAACACGGTGATCACGGCGGCGATGGCCCAGGCGCAGCGGGCGCGGACATACAGTCGGCTGGCCCGGCCGTCGGGGTACGGCTCCCGGACGCTTCGAGGCATGGTGGGGTTCCCTTCTCAGGTGACGGGGCCGCGGTCGGATAGGGCCTCGATCAGTTCCCGGACGGCGCGTTGGGTGTCCCGGCCGCCGACGCCGGCGCACTCCTTGACTTCGGCGCAGGTGATCCGGTTGGGGCGCGACTTCCAGTCCGGGATGCGTTCCTGGACCGCGCTGATCCGGTCGGCGTGGCGTACCAGCGGATCCACGCGCTCACGCGGCGCGGTCGGGGCCTTGGCCTTGGTGGTGGTGGTGATGACCCGGCGGGTCGGCCGGGCCGGGGCGCCCTCGTCGACCAGGGCGGCGGGGCGGCGGATCCGGTCGGTGGTCAGTGACTGCGCCAACGCCCGACCGACGCCGGCGCTGTCGACTTCGGCGCGCATCGCGGCGACCATTTCGTCGAGGTCGTAGGTGGCCAGGGCGGCGGCGCGGCGGGACTCGGGCACGTTGTGGATGAGCAGGTCGGCGACCGCTTCCCGCAACGCGGCGTGCGCGTCGGCGCGGCGGGTCGCTTCTGCGGCGGCGGCGGCGGCGGTGTCCTTTTCGGTGACGACTGCGGCGAGGGAGTCGTACAGGTTGAGTCCGTCGCGGCGGGCGAGGAACCTCGCCCGGTACGTCACCTGGGGGTTGCAGAGCCATTGCATGATTCCGTAGGCGGGTGCGGTCGGGGGGAGTTTCCCGATGGCGCGGAGGTGGTCGCGGCGGGCGTCGCCGGATCGGATCAGGTACACCCCGTACCCGACCACGGAAAAACTGGTGAAGAACACGGCGAGGATCGGTTCGTGGGTGTGCCCGAACCAGTTGATGCCGGCGGCGACCATGGCCACTGCGGCGGATGTGATCCGCCACGCGTATGCGGATTCGCCGAGGCGGCGGCGGTGGTCGGCGTTCACGGCGAGCGCGACGCCGCCCAGTTCGAGGCAGAACACGGCGGGGGTTTTCGCGGCCCATCCCCACGGCAGCCAGTCGGCGGTGACGTTCCCGTACCCGGCGACGGTGACGACGACGAGGTAGAACACGTTCGTTGCCCACCACGCGGCTCGTTCGTTGTTCGGGAGGGGCAATTGGGTCATACGGGGATGGTGCCAGATTTGCGTCAGCAATGCCAGCGTATGCTGACGCAAACCGGGCGGGAGGGTTTATGCCAGTGACTGGTGATATGCGAACTTGACCAGGCCGGCGTCGGCGACGATCCGGAGCGCCTCGATCGGCTTGTCATTGTTGTCGTGGGTGACGCGCCACGCTTCTATCACGACCGACCCGGCCGGCCGGTCCAGAATGGTCAGCTCGGCGTCGGTACCGACGCGGGCGGCGACTTCCTCGGTGAACCAGGCCGGTTGGATACCGACGGTGGTCATGTACGCGTACACGCCGCCGAGGATGTCACCTGACCGGGCTAGGGCGGTGTCCTTGACCCGTTCGTAGGGCATGAACGCGCGCTGCAACTGGGCTGGGCCGACGCCGTCGATGGTGGGGTTGCGGTACCGGACGACGACTCTGGTGCCGGCGTCGACCTTGAGGAGTTCAGCGATGTGGGAGTCGGCGTGTTCGATGCGTACGTCGTGGACGCGGCCGTGGCCGGTGAGGTTGTGGGCGCGTAGCGCGGTTTCCCAGGGGCCGAGGGTGGCGTGCTCGCGGTGCGGGTCCATCGCGGCGAGCATGTGTCGGGCCACGGTGACCTGGACTCGCAGGGGTGCGGTGAAGATGCCGGTGCTGCGCCGTGACACGACGAGTCCTTCTCGTTTGAGGATGTCGAGGGCGCGGCCGATGGTGGTGCGGTTGACGTCGAAGCGGTCGCTGAGTGTGGCTTCGGTGCCGATGTGGGTGTTCGGGGGGAACAGGCCGGTGGTGAGTTCGGCGCGGAGTTCGCCGGCGATTTGCTGGTAGCGGGGGTGGTGCACGTTGCTCATCGGGCCTCCCTAGTTGACGGTTGTCGATGACGATCGTACTGGGTTTTGTGTCCGCAAACCGATCTGGGGGTGTCCCATGCAGGGGACATTCCGGCCGTGGGGGTCGCGGCGGGGTTTTAGGGTTGCGGCGACGCAGTGATACCGCTAACGTGGCCCTTGCGCAGTTCCCCCCCTCCCGGTGCGTAGTTTGCGGTTACTTCAAACTTCGGATTTGACCCGTACCGCAGGCGTCATGATCGCGGGAGGTCACACAACTGGATATGCACCTTCCCGGTGCGCAGACGCGTGGTTACTTCATAGGGAACCGTCGGTTGCAGGTTCGACTCCTGCCGGCCCGCCCACATGTGGGCCGTAGCTCAATGGCAGAGCATCGGTACGAAAACGCCAAGCGTCGTTTCTGATCTCGGGAGGGGTAGACAATTGGATCGTGGGTGCCCGGTGCGTAGGGGTTCGATACTTCCATTGCTAAGGACGAGGTCGCAGGTTCGATCCCTGCCAGTCCCCGGGAAACCAGGGCTGTAGCTCAGCGGTAGAGCGCGTAAAGACTCGAACGCCGCCTAGATCTCGGGCATCTTTCACTCTCCACATTCGACGCTCCTCCCCTAGCTGGAGGAGCGTTTTTGTGTCGAGGTTCAACACTGTGGACAAGCGGGCGCCGCGGGAGCGGGCCACGTCGCCGATCACGACGGAGGCGACGGCGTCGGGTGTGACGCATGAGGGCGGGCCCGGGTTCGCGCGGAACGCCAAGTCGGAACTGTTCTTGCTGGCCGTGTCCAATATGGTCGGTGAGGACACGTTCTACGAGAAGGCCGGCGACCGCGACGGCCGGTACGCGGAGCTGGTGCGCCAGGTGGCGGTGGCCGACCCGGTGTGGATGCTGGGGTTCCTGGGCTGGCTGCGTAGTGAGGGCAACATGCGGTCGGCGTCGCTGGTCGGCGCGGCGGAGGCGGTCCACGCCCGGCTGGCGGTCAACCGGACCATTGAGGCGGGTGGCCACGTCACGGTGGTCGAGTCGGGGAACCGTCAGATGGTGGCTGCGGTGTTGCAGCGCGCGGACGAGCCGGGCGAGTTCCTCGCCTACTGGCGGCAGACGTTCGGCAGGAACCTGCCGAAGCCGGTGAAGCGGGGCATCGCCGACGCGGTCCGTCGCCTCTACAACGAGTACGCGCTGCTGAAGTACGACACCGCCTCGCACAGGTTCCGGTTCGGTGACGTGATCGACCTCGTCCACCCGTCGCCGTCGGCGCCGTGGCAGGGGGACCTGTTCCGGTACGCGCTGGACCGCCGCCACGGCCGCAACAACGAGGTGCCGGGGTTGCTGTCCATGGTGCGCCGGCAGGCCGAGTGGCGGGCCAACGCTGACGCGTCGCCGCTGCCGGTGGAGGGACTGCTCGACCCGGAGCACATTCGCGGTGCTGGGCTCACGTGGGAGGACGTGCTGTCGCTGCTCGGGTCGAAGGTCGACAAGGCGCAGCTCTGGTCGGCGCTGATCCCGTCAATGGGGTACATGGCGCTGCTACGGAACCTGCGCAACTTCGACGAGGCCGGCGTGCCCGACGAGATCGCCGCTGAGGTGGCGGCGCGGCTCGCGGATCCGGAGCAGGTCGCGAAGTCGCGGCAGTTGCCGATGCGGTTCCTGTCGGCGTTCCGGTCGGTGCCGTCGCTGCGGTGGGGGCAGGCGCTCGAGGTCGCGTTGGGTCATTCGTTGGCCAACGTGCCCCCACTGCCCGGCCGCACGTTGGTCCTGGTCGACGTGTCCGGGTCGATGGACAACCGGATGTCGGGGAAGTCGGGTCTGTCGCGGGTCGACGCGGCGAAGGTGTTCGGTGCGGCGGTCGCGTTGCGGGCTGAGCAGCCGACGCTGGTGTGGTTCAACAACGCGTCGGGGCAGGTGCCGGTGCCGAAGGGAATGGCGTTGCTGCGCCTGGTGCAGGTGCTGCCGTCGGCGATGGGTGGCACAGCGACCGCGGCGGCGGTGCAGCGATGGTTCGACCGCCACGATCGGGTTGTGATCGTCACCGACGAGCAGGCCGGGAACCACTTCGGCGGATGGGGGTCGGGTCCGGTGGATGCGGCGGTGCCGGCGTCGACGCCGATCTACACGTGGAACCTCGCCGGGTACGAGCGGGGCCACTTGCCGTCAGGGTCGGGTGCGCGGCACACGTTCGGTGGGCTATCCGACGCGGCTTTTCGGATGATTCCGCTGCTCGAGGCGGGCCGGAACGCGGCGTGGCCGTGGCAGGCCGTCGCAAGTTAGTTATGAGGCCGTCCTTACTGATTTTGAGGGTCGGCGAAGGATAGGGGCACCGGTGGGCCGCTAACCCGCCGGTGCCCCACTTCGTTTGCGCAGCGGGACGTCGGGGTATGCGGATCACATGTTCGCTCTTCTCGCTTTGCTGTGTTTCGTGCTCGCGTTGTTCCACGCGCATGTCGGAACGCTGAACCTCGTCACGTTGGGGTTCGTGTTCCTCGCCGCCAGTCTGGTGTTCGCAGGCCCGCTCCTGCCGGCGTGGCCGCCTCGACGGCGGTAGCCGATCGGGGCGCATCCGGGGGGAGGGGCGTTGGTCCCTCCCCTTTTGCTGTGTTCTAATTGCGGTATCGGTTCACGATGGGCTTTCCGCATGAGACAAGCCCAGCATTCTGGAGGAGATGAAACAAGTGGGTACGAAGACTGTTCTGTGTGACGACCTGGACCAGGAAAGCCCGGCCGATGAGACGGTGGAGTTCCGCGGCCCGGACGGGTTGCTGCGGGTGATTGACCTGACCGCCGACCACGCGAAGCAGCTGCGTGACGCGCAGGACGAGTACGCGGCGGCGATGTCCGATTTCGTGAACGCGGGCCGGCTGGTCGATGTGAAGCCGACGGCGAAGCGTGCGCCGGCCGGAAGGGGCCGACCGGCCGGGAAGGGTGGTCGGGCGTCGGCGCGAGGGGACAGTGCGCAGAACGAGGCGATCCGGGAGTGGGCGCAGCGCAACGGGTACGACGTGGCGGCGCGGGGCCGGATTTCGCAGGAAATCCGTGACGCGTTCCAGGCGAACCAGCCGGCGCCGATGACGACGGTGGAGGCCCCCGCTGTGCCGGGCGCCGCGGGGCGTCGCCGCAAGGGGTAAACTCAGCGTTGCCTTTCCGTCGAGAGGCCGGGCCGAAGCGGCCCCGGATACCGCCCCCTACAGGGGATGGTCCGGGGCCGCTTTCGTGCGCGCTTGGCCTGCTAGGGCAGGTTCCACCGGTTGACGGTGAACGGGTCGTTGCCGACGGGTTTGCTGGGTCCGTTGCTGCCGGTGTTGGCGCCTCTACTCCTCATTGGGCGGATGGTACCGGATCGCAGAACACGCATCGCTGGGCGGGCATGCTGGTGGCACAAACAACGGCCCCCCACGCCTGACCGTGGGAGGCCGTTGCTGTGCGCTGGTCGGTGTCTCACCGCTTCCACATCCTGCCGGAGCCTATCCGGCCTCGCGCCTGCCCCGCTATCAGCGGCCGTTACGGGGCCACACCCAAAAAAAGAGTCTTGACCAGCCTATCTGTTATCACATGGGGACGAATTGGGGGGCGGTCCGGTGGGCCGTGGATCAGACCGGACCGCCGTCGCTGATCGTAGCAGCCACCCCCCAACCCGTGATGGAGCTGGGGAGCCGAACCGGACGGGTTGGGGGGTGGACTGTGCTTGGTGTGCTGGGGCTATTCATCTGCCTTGCGCTGATGGTAGCGGTTCATCAGGCGCCGCCACAGCCCCGGCCGGGCCCGTTGTGGGAGAAGACTGTCGTCGATGAGGACATCGGGTCGGAAGGCGGCGGCATCACGTTCCAGCAACCTCCGCGCCAGCGTACGGTAGGCCGTCTCGTCGGACTCGAACCGGTACCGTGGCCCGTCGTTGAAGTGGGGTTCGGGGCGGTGCAGCACCTCGTACGGGTTGGTCGCGCGGAGACGATGCCACGCGGATTGGCAGTTGTCGTTGCAGAAGTCCCCGGACGCGCCTTTGCTCGGCAGTTCGGCTCCGCAGTGACCACACGCGACGGCGGCGGTGATCCGGGCCACGATGGCGTCGACAGTTCGCCGGCCCGCACTGATCGGCATGAAAGGTGGCCTTTTCTAGTCGCGTACGTAGCCGAGCCACAAGGCCGCGGGTGCGGGGATTGTGGTCACCCACTCCTGAATGTCGTACTTCGTGCCGACAGCAACGTCGTTGAGGAGTTGCCGGGCGTCGGCGTCGTCGCAGAGCCACAGCCACGTCCAGGGCCCGTTGACCGTCCAGGCCCCGTTGGATCGGCCGTCGGCGGTGAACAGTTCAACGCGGAAGTACGCGCACTGGCCGTCGCCGCCGCTGGACTCGATGCGGGTGATGTCGATGTCGACGACGGAGCCGGTGCTGCATTTCTCGACGTAGAACCGGTTCGTGGTCATGACAACTGAGCTGCCCGAGAGGGGGTAGGCGGCCCAGGGGCTGAGGATGCGGCAACCGGCGGTGGCCTGTGCGGGTGCGCTGGCGGCGAGGAGGCCGGTGATGGCCAGGGTGAGGGCGGTGAGGATGGTGGTGAGGCGTTGCCGGATGGTCATTGTGCTCCTCCTTCGGGGTGGTGGCTTACGGCGCGTCAGCCGGTAGGAGCCGGTATGACTGGCCGTCGTGGATGATCTGGTACCAGCCTGATGCGGGTGCGGTGAGCCGCGGCGCGTCGATCTGGGCCAACGGTTCGGGTGCCGGGATCGTGTCGAACTCGAACGTGGCCGCGGGTTGGGCGGGTCGGGGTGGCACACCCAGCTCGGCGGGGGTGAGGTCTGTCCGGGCGTACACACTGTTCGGGTCGGTGACGAACAGGTCGGCCCAGTCGTGTTGGCAGTCGGGGCCGCAGAAGTCTGGCGACGGCCCGGACGGTGCTAGCGGTGCGGTGCAGCGGCGGCAGCGGGCGGCGGTGACCTCATCAATGCGGGCCAGGATGTCAGTCACACTTGCCTCCATGTCCGACCGGCCGGCGGCATCGGTCGCCGTTGCGGCGCTGGCCGGTGCAGCGTGCGGCGGGTGTGAACGGGCCGTGGTACGCGCATCGGTTCGTGCCGAGGGAGCAGCGGTACATGTACGGGCCGTCCCACACTTCGACGGGGCACCCGGCGAGCGTCTCGGCGGCAGCGGCTTCGGTCATTACGCCGTCCAGTGTCGTGGGTCGTCGCGCCAACCCCAACAGTACGGGGTACCGCACTGCGTACCGGCCTGATCGGTGGGAATGAACGGGTGCCGCCACGTCACGAGGCGCAGCCGGGGACGACGCAGCCGGTACGGCAACGGCCCATAGTCCCGCGCGGCACGCCGAGCCGAAGTAGTGGTGATCATGTCCGGACCGGTTCCGGGACGACGACGAGGCCTTCCACTGTGGCTTTGATCCGGTCCGTAATCCGCTTACGGCGCCGTTTCCACCGGTCGTCGTTGTCGTCGAGTCTGCACGCCCAGTATGCGGCGACACCGAACGCGTTGCCGATCATGTCGATCGGCGAATGGTGGCCGGGCAGGTCCCCGGCTGTCCAGAATATGAAAGCGGGCAGGTAGAACGGGCGCAGTTCCGCGAACAATATCCGGGCGATGTGGGCGACCCGATCAATCCATGGCGGCGTCGGTAGCCGCCGCTTAGCCGCCTCCTCGTGAACCATCGCGATCCACCACGAAGACCACCACAGCATGCAAACCCAGGCGCAAACCCAGACACATATGGTGCCTAAAACGGTGATCACTTCGGCCCCCTCTCCTCGGCTTGCCCGCGCGGGCCGGGCCAGACCCCCCAACCCGGCCCGCGCGGAGTCTCGTACTTACTCCTCGCCGGTCACGATATCGGCGTCGACCGTCTTACCGGCAGCCTTACGGGGCTTCCCGGCGGCGGCGCCTGTGGTGGTTGCCTTGACCCGCGGGCCCGCTGAAGCGATCCTCTCCCACCTCGTGACCTTGAACCGGCCGAAACCCTGCGACCTCGACGCACCCAACCCGTTCTGCTGGGCAACCAGCCAGAACCTCCGCCACTCCTCGTCGGAGTAGTCGTGAATCGACCGGACAGTGAAATCGATGACCGCGCCGACCACGTACTCCTCGTACTGGATGCCCGACCCGCGGAACGTGTGCACGAACCTTTGGTTCACCGCCGTCGGCTCGAGGACCGCGTTCAGGCCACCGCGGAGCGGGTTCTCCTGGTCGGCGAATGTGTAGAGGTGCAGCCGGTCCTCAACAACGAACAGTGTCTCCGCGAAGAACGACAGCAACCCTTTCTTGTTGTTGTTGCCGTACCCGCGGGCCGACACGAGGTTAGTATCCGCCGCGATCGAGCAGGCTTCTTTCAGGCACGCCTTGAGTTGCCGGCCCTCGACGTAGAGTTGACCCCTCGCCGCGCTGGGGAGTCCTTCCTCGGCTTGCTCCTTCGCGTGGGCGATCGCGGCGGGGGTGCGCTTGTCACGCTTGAACTGGTTCAGGTGCTTGTCGGCTTCCTTCGCGACGGCTTCGTCGGCGGTGGCACCGGTTTCGACCATCGTTTCCGCGACGGCCTGGCGGACGAGGTCGTCACGCTGGAGGCCGAGCTTCGTGCGGAGCCACCCCTCAACGACGTTCTGATCGACGGGGATCCCGCCGGCGATGATGCTACACACGAGTTGGCCGGCGTACTCGTGGTAGACGTCGGTTTCGTACTTGTCGAATGCGCCTTCGATGGCGTATTCGAGGTTGAAGACGGGCAGTGCGGGTGCGGGTTTCCGTGCGACTGCGGTGGCCACGGGTGTGTCCTTTCGGGGTTGGGTAGTTGCCGGACTGGCTGGGCTTGTCAGTTTCGGCCCGGCGGGGGGAGGCGTCGGTAGGGCTTGTCGGACCTTGGGTCTGGGTCGGCAAGGCTTGTCGGGGTCGGGTGGACTTTGTGCCACGGAGCGGACAGGTTAGTCGGCGCGGGGGCCGGTTGGGCTTGTCGGGCAGTCAGGAGGGTGCCGGTTGCGTAGGCGGCATGGGTCGGGTAGTCGAGAGGGAAGGTTGACAGGTAGTGGCGTGGGTTGTCGGAAGAGACGTGAAGTTGGGTGATCTGGCCTGGCTTGTCAGAAGTGTTCAAGGGTCGTATTGGCTCGTCAGGCTTGGGGCGTAAGGGACAGTTCCGGATTGGATGGGCTTGTCGGGAAACGGATTGAGATGAACGTGGTTCTGGCCTGGATTGTCAGTGTGCGGCCGGGAGGAACAGAACGGGGGGCGGGGTTGTCAGTAGGGGGCCGGATTGAGTTTGGGCTGGGATGTCGATGTTGGCTGGTCGCGGCATGGATCGTCGGCGTGAGGCTGAGGTAAATCAGGGCAGGGTAGTCGCATGGGATCGGCAAGGCGCGGATCGTGGCATGGGTAGTCGATGAGGGGCGTACGCGAGCGAGGGTGGGGCTGTCAGACACGGGATGTTCATGACCTTGTTCGAGGGACGGGTAGTCGATTGAGGCGGGAAGAACTCAGGGTGAGGGTGGGCTGTCAGGTACGGAATGGCAGGCGCAGATGGGTGCGGCATGCTTATGGCTTGTCAGATCGGGCAAGAAGCGTTCTCCATGGCACGGGTTGGCTTGTCGGACGTGACGTGAGCTGGGAATGACTCGGGCCGGGTTGTCAGGGGTGTCGCGTGTAGAAGCGGACGGGCATGGATTGTCGGGTAAGAACAGTGCGCGGCATGACGCGGGTAGTCAGACTTAGGGGGGGAGAACCAAGGGGAGTTCTGGATGGTCAGCTTCGGCCGGGGTTGAACGCGATCAGGACTGTCGGTTCGGGGATGGAAATTGGGCGGAGCCAGAAGCGGGGCGGGTTGTCGGAGTGTGGAGTGGTGTACGGGTCCTGGGATGGTATGTCAGTTGAGGGTAGGAAGCGCCACGGCTTGGATCGGGTAGTCAGAGCCGGTAGGTACGGGTGGGTTCGGGTTGTCAGATTCGGGCCGCGTCGGCTGGCGGTGGCATGGCTTGTCAGCTTTCGGAGTGGCGGGGAACAGGTAATCGCGGCATGGCTCGTCAGGTGAGGGTGGGAAGGATCGGGTAGTCAGAATCGGTAGGTGCGGCGCCGAGCCGGGTCGGGTTGTCAGAGGATGTGGAGTGATGCGGGGCATGTTGGGTCGGGTAGTCAGATCAGACGCGGGTCGTACTTGATGGAGTAGGTGTGGGCTGTCAGAAGCGGACTGGGCGGGGAGTCCTGATCTGGGTTGTCAGATTCGGGCGGTAAGGCTCTGAGCTTGTCTTGGGTAGTCAGAAAAGGGCAGGAATGAACGAAGACCAGGGGTGTCAAGTTTGGGGTGAGGTAGAGCGTACTGGCTCGGATTGTCATTACGCCGCCGCCGCCATCGAATGCCACATCCGCGCCAACTGCTCATCAGTGAACAGATCCGCCACCGTCTCCGCGCCCCGCCGCGACTTCAACTTCTTCGCCACCGCCCGCAGGAACGCCGCGTTCAACGCGTTCTCCGCCGCCTGCGCCTCATAATCGGTCGCGACCGACTCCAGATCAGAAACAGTCAGCGCCGACAGTGGCTTACGGGCCCCGTCGATGACGTACCGCACGTTGAGGAACGACTCAATGCCTCCCATGTCGCCGGCCTGGGCGCGGCTTGTGGCCGCGGCGAAGTCGTGGCGGCCGTTGACGACGCGGGCGTGGCCGCGGCGGCTGCGTTCAATGGTTGCGATCGTGTCGCGGAGCAGGTTCACGGCTTGCATGTGGAGCCAGCCGTGGAGGAGGTCAGGGTCGGTGGTGTCGAGGGTACGGACGAGGTTCTCGGCGATGGTGCGGTCGGGCACAGTGCCGCGGATGGTGAGGGCGTTGTCGATGTGGACGCGCATGTCGGCGGCGTAGTTACGTTGTTCTGGGGTGTCGGGCGGCATGTGACGTCCTTGGGTCGGGGTGGTCGGGTGGGAGGGGAGGCGACGGCGGGTACTGGATAGTCGGGTGGGGACTGGAACGGTTCGGATTGTCGGGGTGTGATGGTTGAGGTTGGATCGTCGGGATGGTTCTGGAGTGGATAGTCGGATGTGGTCTGGCTCTGGCTCGGAGCGTCGGGTTCGGGAGGTTCGGCTGGTGGTGGACTGTCTGACTGGGGTGGACAAAGGGCATTGGCTTGGACTGTCGGTTGGTGGTTTGCGCCGGGGTGGATTTTGCTGGTGAGTCAGAATTTCGGTGTGAGTTGCGGGGCTAGGGCTGGCAAGGGTAGTCAGGGTGTGGCAGGGCAGTTTGGGCAAGATCCGGGATGTCGGATTCGGGTGGGTGGGTGGGCATGAGTTGACAAGTCGGGGTGGTGCTGGCCGGGTGTTTGGGCCGGGCCGTTGAGGGCGAGGTTGGCTTGTCGGTCCGGGAGAGATCGGGACTGGGGCCGGTTAGTCGGGCGGGGCGGGTTGAACATTCGCGGCTGGGTGTGGGTTGTCGGACCGGGCCGCGGAGGGAAGGCGAGGTCTGGCTTGTCGGGCTGGTTCTGGCGTAGACACGGGCTGGATCGTCGGTTCTTTCGGTGAGGGGTGATTCGGGTCGTCAGAGTGTGGGGGATCGTGGTCAAGTAGTGGCTTGTCGGGGCCTGGATGGGGGCTTGGCTTGGCCTGTCAGCGGGGGGTTACGAATCGGGAGTGGAGGGGTCTGTCGAATTGGGAGGAAGCAGGTACGGCATGGCTTGTCGGGCAGGTGGGCGCTGCGGCGGCTTGGTTCTGTCTTGTCAGTTTCGGTGAAGGAGGCGTCGGCAGGGGCTTGGGATGTCAGTTTCGGTTCGGAAGTACCTGGGATGGATTGTCGGTACGGCCAGTTGCGGATAGGTAAGTCGCGGCTTGTCAGATCCGGGTGCGTGCAGGCAGAGAATGGCTCGGGGTGTCAGTTTCGGTCCAGGAGTTCGCGGAGTTGGCTTGTCAGCGCTCACCCTAGCGATCCTTCTACGACATGGCAACCCCGCTCGTCGTGGTCCAACGCGATGGTGACAAGAAGGTGCACGGCGTAGCTGACCGTCATATTTTGCGCATCTGCGTACGCGGCGACGCGGGCGTACACAGCCGGATCCCACCGCATCGTCTGCATATGCAGGTGACCGGCGGCCGGTGAGGGGAGGCGTTGTTTCGTCATCGGCGCCGCCATTTTCTGGGGTAGCGGGTGTGCATGGTACGGATCCGGTCGTGGACCTTGTCCCAGTAGCGGTGCACGGCCAGGGCGAGGGGTTTCGCGTCGCCGGTGGCGTCGTAGTGGCGCATCGCGGCGAGGACGTCGGGCGGGGTGGTCATAGCCACTTCCGGATGATCTCGGGGGCGCGGGTGTAATCAACGGGGAGGTTAATGATCAGGGGTTCTGAGTTGCGTACCCCGAACCAGATGACCAGGATCGGTGCCCGGTCGATGACGGTGAACGATTCCAGCCAGAGATGGCGTTGCTCGAGGTGGCCGGCGGCGGCGACGCAGCGTTTCCAGTGGCCGCTGGGGAGTAGGCCCTGCGCGAGGCACCTCGGGTCGGGGGCGGGTGTGGTCATGGCGTTTCCGTGTCGAGGTAGCGCCATTCGATGCGAGTCACGTCGGTGACGCAGCCCATGTGTTCGACGAAGAAACGAACGAACTCCTCCGGTGTGACGTCGAACCCTTCCCGGGCTACGTCGTCGGGTGCGTTGAAGATCGCGCGCAACGGCTCACGCCGCACCGATACCACCTCGACGTCAGTGATGCGATCGAGTGGCTCACCCGGGCGCCGGCCCTGGACCTTGCGGCAAAGTGTTAGCCGGTCACCGGGTTTGAGGAACTTCCACCCGAGACGTCTGGTAACGGTCTTGCGGCGATCGCGTACCGCCTGCTCGGTCAGGGCAACGGACATGAGGCGACTCATACGCAGACTACGAACGCGGTCGCGTACGTTATGGCCAGGCCAACCAATCCGGCGACGCACGCGATCAAGGAGCCGACCAAGGTGTAGAAGAACGTCGCTATGACGAGCGGCATGACGTCGGTCATGGGCGCTTCAGCTCCTCCGGGAAGTCGGGCTGGCCGGCGAACGGCGAGGCATCGTCGAGGACCTCGGGACACGGCCACGGGTCGCCCTGGTCGACGCAGTACCAGATGATCGGCGGCTCGTCGACCACGAACGTGGGCCGGTGCCGCTCCAGCCGGCGCAGCGCGGACTCGCACACCGCGACGGCGAATGCGGGGTCGAACGCGGCGATGTGGTCGGCGTCGGCGGTCTGCCGGTCAAGGTTGATGTTCCAGTTGCCATCGTGGCTTTGCACCTCCAGCCACACGGCCTTGAAAGCACCGGTGGCCTTCTCGCCATCTCCTGGGCCACGGCTGAGCACCGTATTCTGCCCGTCGGAGTCCTGTGCGAGCGCTTCCCACGGCCCCGGTGTGGCTGCCCAGGCCACGTCGAGCTTGGCCTGCCACTGGGCGACCACCCAGGCGTGCAGCTCGGCGGGACGGCTAACCTTGCCGTCGTTAGCCGTCGATTGGTCGTTGGCGAGTCGCGCCACGTCGCGGGCGGTCAGGGGCGGGCGGTGGCCGGCCACGCCGGGCGAGTCGTGCATGCCGCCGTCTTTCACGTCGTCTCCTTCGGGTCGGGTGCGATCCGGTCGGCGATGGCCTGCACGATGTCCCACGGGTCATCACCGAGCCATGTGCTCTGCAGGGCCAGCAGTTCGGCGCGGACCTTGGCCCGCTCGTCGGCGCGGATCAGCGTCGCCACTTCCGTGTCGGGGTACAGCATTCCGGCTGTCTGTTCCCACGTGATCGGCTCGTACCGCAACGACCGGTGCCCATCGTCGGCGATGAACACGACCGGCAGGACCGGTGTTGGCTTGGGTGGTTCGGGTGCGTGTTCGCAGCCGCCCCATTCCAGGCTGTGTACGCCTGCGGTGCGGCATCGGCGGTGGCAGCCGTCGAAGTCGGATGGCTGTTCGGCGGCGATGACCGGGCGTTGCGGTGTCGTGGCCTCCGGGGCGTCCAGGGCGTTGACGGCGGCGGTGAGCGCGTCCATGGCGGCGCGGTTGGCGGCGATCCACTCGTCGGTGTCGATGCTACCGTCGTATCGGCTGGCTTCGCTGGCGACCAGCGCACGTGCGGCCTCGACGACGGCGGCGAGTCTGGTTGTGTCAGACATTGAGCCACGTCTCCCCTCCACCGGTGCCGAACACGACGACGGCAACGGTGATGATGTATATCCAGGTGTGGGCGATCATTCCTGAGATGATCGGCAGGAACGCTGCCTGCATAGGCTTCGGTTCGGGTGTGGTCATTCGCATGTCCAGCAGGGGCCCTGCGGTGTGCCGCCGGCGTGGTGGGTTGGGTGGCTGCTTTCGTAGCAGCCGGCGATAGCGGTCAGGATCGCGACGGCGATCGCGAATCCGATCGCGGCGACACGGGGGGTCATGGGGTGGTCTTTCCTCTCTGGGTGGGGGGTGGGCAGCCGGTTTCTTTGGCTGTGCCGTCGGCGCGGTAGGTGACGTAATGGTCGAGGCCAGCGGCCGCGTCGTCGGCGACGCCGCGGACGAGGGTTTGGAGGGCGTCGGCGAGGTAGCGGGGGTTGTCGCCGGGAGCTTGGACGCGTTCCCATTCGATGCGTTGGGGCATGCCGATCTCTTCGGTTGCCCGGTTGATGTCGTATTCGATCTGGACGACGAGGTACGCGCGGATCCTCATGTCGGCTCCTCCTCGTCATCGGTGGTGATGTACGCGTCGTCGACGGCGACGGTGTTCGTGACTTGGGCGATCATGTGCAGGTCGGCTGCGGTTGGCTGGGTGATGTCGGGTTCGGTCCAGTCGTCGTCGGCGGCGTGGTCGGGGTCGACGCGGTTGACCGGTACCTGTGTGGCCGTTTCGTTGTTGAGGAGGCCGGCGAGGTAGGTGTCCGCGTCGGCGTCGCTGGTGATGGTTGGGTGGGTGTGCCATGGGTCGGTGCAGGCGTTTTTGGGTGTGCCGATGCTGTGGCAGGTGGGACAGGACCGGGCGACGAAGCCAGCACGTGCAACGCCCGGCCGGGGTGTTATTATGACGGGCGGCACCCAACGGCGACCGTCTTTGCTTTGGTGCCAGTTGCCGTCGTGGCCTTGGGTGAGGACGCAGGGGCCGGCCAGTCCGATGACGGTGCCGTCGGATGAGCGGGCGGCGAGGGCGGTGGCGGCGCAGGCCGGGCTGCGCGTCGGGCTTGCTGATCCGTCCGGGTGCCAGGTGACGGCGATGTCTGCCGGTTGGGTGGTGTCGATCGGTGCGCCACCGGTGCCGTACTGAGGTTCGGTGAGACGGGTTGTGGTGGTGAGGAGGTCTTCGACGCGGATGAGGTCATTGAGGGCGGCGACCCGGGCACGCTTGTGGCCGCGGGCGCGTTTCTTCCACCGCTTCACGCGGCGGCGGAGCTGGGCGATGGTGTCCTCGTCGGCGTCGGTGAGTCGCCGCCAGTCTCGTTCGGCGCTGGCAGCTTCGTAGCGGATCCGGTCCCGTTCGGTGCGGGCTTGGTCGAGCAGGTCGGCGAGGTCGTTCACCTGGGCTTCGCGGGCTTCGAGTTCGATCCGGTACCGGTTGGTTTCTGTCCCGGCCACGTCGACCTGAACTTGCAGGTCGGCGATGCGGGTTTTCAGGGCGGCTGTGCTGGCGCGCAGGGCATCGTCGGAATCGGTAGTGAGTCGGTCGCCCTCGGCCCCCCATAGGGACCATAGGAAAGCGATGCGTGCTGCGGTCACCGTCTTGTTGTGCAACTCCACGTCGATCGGTTCGATGTGGTACGGCTTGTCGGGCTGCACCATGCCGAGGGTGGACTTGAGGTGAACGAGGCGGTTGCCGCGGCAGGCGAAGATGTTGGGTGCTACTTCCATGGCAGTGTGGCCGGAGGTCCGGTAGTCGGTTGTAGTGACCACGGCGACGCCTGCCTTCGCGGCAACCTCAGCAAGGTAGGTCAGGTTGGCGTAGGTATCGTCGGCCAGCCCACCTGTGAGCGGGTCGACGATAAGGAGTGCCACGTTGTCGTCGGCGCACAGGGTGGCTAGTTTGTCTCCGATCGACATGATCGGTGGGAATGCGTGCATGACCCGTTGAGTGTCGGCGCCGGCGGCGATGAGGCGGGGTACGACGGTCGTGTTGGGGTCGTCTTGGCCGCCGTTGATCCATACGACGTTGCAGGGGGTGTCGGCGAACAGGCCGGGCAGCTGGCCGCGGGTGACGCGGGCGGCGAGCCACGCGGCGGTCAACGATTTGCCGGAGCCTTCGGTACCGGTGATGACGGTGAGGGCGCCGAGGGGGATCCGCTGGTCCCATAGCCACGTGGGGGCGGTCGGGGTCGGATCGGGGTCGGGTTTCTCAGCTGTGATGTAGGCGGTGACGGCGGCCTCGAGCTGGTCTATGCGCGCAGAGGAGGATGTGCGGTGCCCGGCCAGTTCGTAGTTACCCCACTCGGTGACCATGTCGACGGCGGCGTCCACCACTGGCCGGTACCAGCCGATCTGGGTGCGGGCGGCGGCGAGGAGCGCTTCGGTTCGTTCGGCCCAGCCGCGGTTCTGGTCGGCGCGTGTCCGTTCGGTGTCGAGGTCGGTCAGGGTGGCGTCGAGGGTGGCGGTGAGTTGGTCCCGTTCGTCCTGGACCTGCTGCAACGTTGCTACAGAGCGGGCGGTCTGGTCGCGCAGCTCGGCGGTCAGCCGGTTCACTTCGGCGCGCCCGGTGTTGAAGGCGTGGGTAAGCCGGTCGATCTCGCCACGGTGGTCGGCGCGGAGTCGGTTCATGTTGGCTTCGAGCCGATTCACTTCGATGAGTAGGGCCGGTACGTCGTTGTACGTGTCGACGGCGGTGGTGGGGATCAGCCCGACTTCGAGCATGCGGGCCCGTTGCGTAGCGCGGTGCCGGATCGCAGCCAGTTCACCAGGGGTCATCGGTTCGTTCCTTTCGGCGGCGTCATGGACAGAATCCAGGTCAACGAAGTGATCAGCGAGATTGACCCCGCCGCCTGCGCCATCCATGGCCACGACGGATGTACGGGAGTCACCAGCATCCACATCACGGCTTCGACGGCGCCGAGGAACACAGCCAACCCAAGCGCGATCAGGAACCGGAACAGGTAGAAACGCCCCCAAGGGCTAGGTCTGAGATTCACGTGTTCACGCCATGCGGGGTGTTCCGATCGGTGGTACGTCACCGCGTGTCCCCGCCGCCGAAGAACAGCGAGAATGTGAACGCGCAAATCGCGGTCCACTCGGCTGCCCAGACCGGAACGAGCGCCGACCACAGATGCCCGTGCCAGGGGGTCACTGACACGTAGCCGACAACAGCAGCGGCGGCGGGGACCACGAACGTCACAAACTCAACGACCACCTGCATCCGGCGGCGACGGCGGGGCCCGTTCTCCCATCCGAGGACCGGGCCACCGGCGAGGGTGGTGAGGCGGGGGCCGAGGTCGTTGCGAAGGTACGTCTTGATGTGCGCCACGTGCCGGTCGTTACGGACGTACGTCCAGCCGAGGATCAGACACACCGGGGGCAGGAGGAGCAGCCCGGCGGGGCCGGTGTGGGTTAAGGCGGCGGCGAGGACACCGGCGACGGCGGTGAGGTTGGCGTACACGAGTTGGTCGCGGCGCCCGATCCGATCAACCTGCTCGCGTTTCAGCTCGCTGTACTCAGCGAGGAGGATCCGCTCGAGGACGCCGGGGTCAGGCATTGGTGTTCAGCGCGTCGAGGACGGCTCGGGCCAGACGGCAGCGGGCATCGGTGGCGAGGTACGTGTCCGGCATGGCCTGGGCGGCGAGGTCCAGCAGTGACGAGGCCAGCATGTGCAACGCCTCCTCGTCTCGGCCGTGACCGAACCCGCCGAGATCGATTCGGTCAGCCAACTTGGCGACCCGATCGGTCGGCGTGCGCTGGTCAGCGGCTGGGGCCGGCCACGTCAGCCGATCAATTTCGGCCAATAGCAGCGGCGCATGGCCCAGCAGGATCGACTCCACGTCGGCAAGCGCCTGCGTCCAGGTGGCCAGGCCGGGATGCGGGTCGGCGAGCAACGTAGCGCGCCGGGCCAGGTGCTCGCGGATCGCGTCCGCGTCGCGTTGCCGTTCCGCGCCGGGGCACGTCGGGTACCGGTGCATCTCGCCGGGTTCGACGGAGCAGTCATCGCAGCCGCGCGGGGCGACCGGGGTGATCCGGCGGGTCGGGCCGAGGTTCACCGGCTGATCGGTGCCCAGCTCCGCATGATCGGCGTCGACGTGCAGGCGCAGCCCGTCCCGGACCGGACCGACCGCCTCGCCGATCATTTCGGCGATGGCGTCGATCACCGGGGTCACAGCCTGCGCACCCGACCCCTGAACTAGGTCGGCGAGGTGGCGGATCGCGTGCTGCCGCGCGGTCGTGCGCTCGGCGGTGAGCCGGGCGGTCAGTGTGGCGGCCCGCTGCTTCGCCTCATCAAGCGTCATGGGGGTATCGGGTCCGTTGGGCGTTTTGGGGTCGGTCATGCCATCACCATACCGCAACCGGTATCACAACGCAGCCCCCTTGCCGACCCACACCGGGAGTTGAGCCTGTGACACTCAACCTCCCTCCGGATTCAGGCAATACCGGCACACAAGCCCCGTATCCTCGTCTTTCATGACAGTTCCGCATCCACGCACGCATAAGCGGACGGGCCCCCCGGCGGATGCCGACGGGGGCTCGTATTCACCAGCTTCGCTCGATGGTGACTCAGAGTGATTGTTACGGGGGTTTGTGACAACAGATTG